ATCATTCCAAACGGCATAAGACTGAGCGTTGATTATTTCGACGTACAGTTTCTTAAGGTCCCCTAAGGCTCTGTAGATAATCGGATGGATAACTTCTATCTTGATATCGATGTATGAGAATCGATAGTTTCTTTTCTCATCACCCATTCTACCGAAAATTTCAGTAGAAAACAATCCCTCTGGATGAAAGTCAGAAGTACTACCATCAAAGAAGTCTAATACTTTAACAGGCTTTAGTCCTGTTAATAATTGGTCATTCAGACGCAATAGTGTTACGTTGAAGGGTACTGATGTTTTATTCATTTTTCATTAACCTTCCATTAGGTACTACACTGAATTTGTTTCAGATATAAAAATACCTTATGAAAAATAGAGGTTTAACATGGCAAGTAAAATCAATTATCAGAGCAAGGGTGATTTCAACCCAAGCACTGATCTAGATTTACCAGATTTTGAATTTGATGTTGAGAAACCTAAGAGCAACGGTGAAGTAGTCACTGGTTTAGGTAAAACTGTAGCTAGAAGTGCGGGTAATGCTATATTTAGCACCAACACTCTAGAACAAATAATCAGACGAGCATTGCCGAAGTCGTATGGCGAAACTTTAGACTATATGTCTGAAGCTTCAAGCAATATCAAGTCGCTATACAATACCGCAGTCAAAGAACTGCGTCCGGCAAACTCACAATTAAAGCAATCGATCAGAACAATACTCCCCAATTTAAAGGATAAGGTTCCAGGATCAATTGCAGATAGACTTAAAGAGTATTCAAAAGTCGATTCAACTTATTCTTCGGAACTATCTCCAGAGCAACAGCGCGAGCAAGCACTGATGATAGAGCTTGGCAACATGTTTCAAAGCCAAGCAGAACAAAATCACGAAGGACAAGTTAGAGAAGATCAAAGAGAACAACTCAGACAAGCTCTCGACCAAGTTAGACATAAGGATAATCTTGGTCAATTAAATGCAATCAGAGTTGGTATTGGTAGATTAACAAGTTATCAAGACAATGTTCTTGCTAATTACCAAAAGAAGTCTCTGGAACTTCAATACAGACAATACTACGCAACAGCTGAAATACTAAAGACTCTAAAACAGACTCAAGTAGAAAACAAAGCTGCTTACGAAGGTATCATTACAAATACTTCTTTACCTGAATTCGTAAAGTTAAGCGCCAGTAAGCGATTCAAAGAAATGGCCAGAAACCGTTTCATGGAAGCTGGTCAAGATGCCTTATTTGGAAGAACGGATTATATTCGTAAATACATGACGAATATAACAAATTCTCTAAAAGAAAAAATAAAACAATATGCCGAAGCCGGCAACGACATGACAGACATGCTTTCCATGGGGACCGACATGGCATCCATGGGTTCTGACATGGGTATGGATTTTAAAGACATACTGGCAGAACAAGTCGGCGGATTCATGGGTAATGAATATGTTAATTCAAAAATCCCAGGTATAAGAAAATTAGCAAATAAAAATAAGAGAATAGTTAGGTTTGGCAACAAGCTGGCTTACGGTATAAATAATGCTCCTCACTTAATTAAAAATAGTCTAAACGACTATGATAAGTTTAAGTGGATGTCTGATGATCTTAGAAACTTCCTATTGGAGACAATGCCTAATATTGAAGGCGGTGTCAACATGGATGTGGATAAGGCAACGTCAATGATGGATGTTGGATACACCAGCAAGGGCGTCAATAAGTCATTAACAGAAGTAATTCCTGGTCTGCTTTCCAGAATACATAGAGAGATGTATATTCTCAGAACTGGCAATGAGAATGTCGGTCTCTTAGCTTATGATTTTGAGAAAAATAAATTTGCTGATTCTAAACAATTAGCAAAAGACATTCGCAGATCAATGGTTTCTTCAGATGAGCGCAAAACAATATCTGATAAAACAAATAAATTAGTTAGATTCTTAGGAAAAGCCGGTGGTGGTAATTTATCTGATAGTCAAAAGAAATTATTGTCGGATAAATTAATAGAAATGAGCTTCCGCAGAAGAGATACTGACTTCAGTGCACTAGGAATGAAGTCAAGTACTTGGGGCGGCGGAGAGGATGCTAAACAACTTAACAATTTGTTTAGGAATCTGTTTGGATACGACGGTGTTGATGAGATGAATAATCCCATCTTCAAGAATAAAGATATTCAAGCAAAAGCTCAAAACATGATCACTCAGTCAATCCAAGACTTGACTGGACACCTTAGAGATCCTAGAGCTAGAATTCAGAACATGGTTAATCTAGGCCAGTACGATGTTCTGAGAGAAGCTGGTTTGTTAAATGACGCTAATGAACTTGATAGAAATGCTCTTTATCAAGAAATGCTTGGAGAATACGAAACCGTTCAAACTCCAACTGGTGAACGTCGTCGTAGAAGAAGACTGAATATCAAAAATGATAACAGACAGTTCACAACCTACAACCAATCAATTGGTTCTCAAGCTAACTCAACAGAGTCTGAAAGTGTAAGTGTCAATAGAGGAATGGAAGAGTTGACCGAATCCATAAAGTCAACAAGCATTGTTCCTCAAGCCAATCAAATGGCTGCCTCTTTATTGAGAATAGAGCAAGCTATCAATGAGAGCATATTGATTCAAGCTAGTAAATTAAGCGATAAAGAATTAGACGGGCTGTCTGCTGAGAGTCGTAAACGAAAAGGCTGGTGGAATAAGACTTTAGGGGAAGCTACTAAAGATACATTTTCTGGAGTCTTTAATTTTGGTGGTAGTTTATTTAAACACGCTAAAACAGTTAGTAAGCGGTTAGAAACCATTTTAGGTAGATCCGCTTCTGCCGGATTCAATGTCGGTAAGAAGACATTCCAAATGGGTGCAGGTATACTCGATAAGTTCTTAGGTGATGTTTATGTTGGTGATGAGAAATCTCCAAGACTCACTAAAGCAGCTTTAAAAGCAGGCGAGTACATTGATCAAAAGACAGGTAAAATCATAAAGTCCTTTAAAGACATTACTGGTACTGTTATTGATAAGACTGGTTCTGTTTTGCTTGATGCATCTGAAATTGAGAACTCATTTGTAAAAGGCAATAAATTAAGAGCCTTAGGAAGTTTAGTTGGTAATGTCGGTAAGTTTGCTTTTGGTGAACTTGGATCAAGTTTAGGAAGAGCCGCCAAGATTGGATCAATTGCATTTTCTAAATTTAAATCAGGTTCGGCATCAATTGCTAAGATGATCATTCCTGTTAAGGATATTTATCTTAAAGGTGAAATCGATAAGGACCCGATACTGTTTAGATGGAAGATGATAAAAGGTTATTACTTTTCCAAAAAGACAGGTAAAGTAATACGACATCAAAATGACATAGATGGCCCAGTCATCGAAATGAAGGATGGAGTAGAAACAGTCGTTCTCACTGAAGAGATGATCAATCAAGGACTTGTTGACTCCATGGGTAAAGAGATTAGATCTCTTTACATGAATGCCGTTGGTAGACTTGCTAAAATGGGTTTTGCGGCTGGTAAAACAATCTTGAGTAAAGCTGTTAAACTCGCAAAGGGAATTGGTGAAAACCTGACAGCTGGAGCTAGTTCTTTATTAAAAGGACTTGGTAGTATATTTGGCGGATTTACTTTCATGGGAAAGAAAAACTATGAAGTAAATAAATCAGCTCTTGATGTCCAAAAAGCAATACTCAAACTCTTGCAAGAAAGATTACCAGGTAGAAAGAAAGTATTTGGAGATCTTGACGGAGATGGTATCCGTGAAGGAAGTTACGAAGATCTTCAAAGAAAGAAATCCAAAGCACAGCAAGCCAAAGAATCCCTTTCTTCAAAAATGGGATCCGCATCAGGTCTTAACATAGCCGGTATGTTTGGTGGATTAACTGGAGCATTTAGCGGCATAAAGAACATGTTCTCAAAATCACCAAAAGAAAAAGAATCAGACGATTCATTAGGCGTTGGTGATATTGCTGCTGGAGTTGCTGGTGGTTCAGTAGGCGGTGGTATTCTTGGTAAGTTTCGAGGGAAACTGGCTTCTGGAGCTAAGTTACTTGGTAAGGGTGCTTTAGGAATTGGCAGGCTAGGACTATCAGCATTGGGTATGACTGGAGGTGCTGGACTTAGTGCTGTTACTGCTGGTGCTGGTTTACTAGCGCGTGGTGGGGCTGCTGCACTGGGTTTGATTAGCTGGCCAGTTGCGCTGACTGCTCTTGGTCTTACTGCAGCCTACTATGGCTATAAGCAGTATAAGAAAAAGAGAATAGACACACTGTCTGCTGTTAGATTTGCACAATACGGTTTTGATGCTTCTGAAGAAGAAGCTTTGCAGGCTGTCTTTGGTTTAGAAGATGGATTGCAAAAGCATGTAGAGATTAATGCTGGTAAAGGAAAAATCAACGAAGATAAAGTTGATTTTGAAGAATTGATTTCTGCCTTTGGTGTTAGTCTGGATGATAAGAAAGCATACTCTAAGTGGAAGGCTTGGTACGAAGCAAGATTCAAACCGGTTTTCTTAGGCCACATGGCTGTTTTAAGAACTAGTTATCCTGGAGTCGATATTGATTCTGTGGATTCAAAATTAGATTCGCAGAGTAAGCTTAAATATCTAGACGCAACACAACTTCTTGGTGTGGATTATGGATTTGTCGTGTCTCCATTTGCTGGAGCCAGGGTCCTCAAGATATCTGTTCAAGGAGTAAAGGGTGCGATAGAAATAGCCAGGGCAAAACTGCAAAAAGAAATAAAAGACAAAGCGGACTATAAGCCTGGTTTATTAGAAACGAAAGCTAGAGAACTCACAGCAGGTGCCCTTAGTGCAGTTGGCATGAAGAGTGCAGCCGATAAAATAATGGAGCCTTTATTAAAGAAAGATAAAGATGATTCTGTTGTTAAGGCCGTTAAGCAAAGTATCGAAGCTTCGTCCAGTGTTAGTGCCAACTATATACAAATAACCAAAGATAGACTAAGTGCCTTACAAGCTATCAGGTTTAAGCTCTACGGTTTGACCGAGATGAAGAGAGAGCAAGTTAAAGCACTCATGGATCTGGAAGTATCCGTATTTCCTCTGATTAGTTTTAACGATAAGAGTGCCGAGTTTACCGGAAACGGAGTTCAAGTACTTGATGCTGTTAAATCCAACTTCGGTATATCTGGATATTCTAGCCCTAGAGGCTACAAGTGGATGAGTTGGTTCCGAAAGAGATTCCTGCCTGTCTACTTGAATTATCTGCAAGCCATGAAGCTGGCTACTGGTAAGACCACTCAAGGTGACGGTGAAGCGATAATTAAACCGGACCAACAAATAAGCGTGGCTAACGCCATGAAGTCCAGCGTCAGTCCAGACGGTGTAAGTGTTTGGGAAGTGCTGGATTCTCCGTGGGAAGATTTGATTGTAAATACCAGTCCGGAGAGCGTTGATCTTAACATGAAAGCCTTGGTGGAAGTAAGCAAGGCCCAGGTGTTAGGTCAAGTTTCCAAAACAGCAAACGAGCAAGAAAAGAAGATAGCTGCTTATAAAGCAGCCAATCCTCCAAAACCAACAGGTAACATTGTTAAAGACACTTACAACAGTGCAGTTAACAGATTTACAAATAACACCCCATATAAGTCAATTGATTCAAGTGGTAGAGGTGTTAATGCTGTTGGAGATTTTGGCTCAGGAGTTACTATTCAGCATCCCGGAAAGGGAACCGGTGGTGATATAAATAAGATATCAATGCCTGCTGGTAGCGGTTACGATAACCTGAAGAATACAATTGCTGAAGTGGCTAAGATGGTTGGTGTGGACAATAATCTATTGACCGCGATGACTGCAATTGAGTCCGGTTTTAAGATAGACGCTAGACCGATTGATAAATCTGGCAGGTTGCTATCAAGCGCCGTTGGTTTACTTCAGATCATCGATGGTACTTGGAATAAGTTGATCGAAAAGTATGGTGCTAAGTACGGTATTGCTCCAGGTACTCCAAAAACAGATCCTAGAGCAAACTTACTACTTGGGGCCGAGTACATTCGTGAAAATGTTGAGTTCCTAAAAGGCAAAGTAGGAAGAGCTTTAACCAATACTGATGTTTATCTTGCTCACTTCTTGGGCCCGGGTGGTGCTGCTAAATTTCTTAAAGCAGATCCGTCAGCAGTGGCTTCTCAGATACTTCCAGATGCCGCTAAATCAAATCCTTCAGTTTTCTTTGATAAAGAAACCGGAAGACCATTTACGGTAAGTGAGATATATTCCACATTCACCAATAAACTCAGCAATAGACTCTCTAAGCTGGGAATAAGTGTTCAAACTCAGACTGCTTCTTTGAAAGCGCCTAATTCAGGATTGTCTGAAGTTAAACAAACTGTTGTTGGTGAAATAGCTATTCCGACTCCAAAGGTCGCTGCAGTAGCGGCCGTTAATCCGGTTGTTAGTGGATATGGTTCTAACGTAGCTTCGGTTCAAAATCAAACCAAACCTACAGTGCCTTCTGTCAATCAGTCTTTCGCTGGTTTTGACAGATCACCATCGCCTTCTTCACGAGAGATAGAGCAGCAAGTCATTGCAAATAAATCTATCATGAATGACAGAATGGATAGAGTCAGTAAGACTCTTGAATCGTCTCTTGCTGTACAAACAGAAATAAGAGATGCCGTGCTTAAGATTCTTCCACAAATCCTTATGAGAGATAAGAGCACATCTCAATCAGTTTCAAATAATGCTTCTCCAACAACTACTACAAAAGAAGCAACGAAACCTATTGTTAGCATGAGAAGATCAAACTAAAAAATGCGGGGAGGTTATCCTCCCTGCATTTATCTTGCAAGGAAATAAAATGGCTATCGATACTCAACTTCAGAGTAGAAAAATAAGAGACAGAGATTGGGTAAGACAATCTTTTTTAGTAGGTAGCGTAAACAATGACGGAGTCGCCACCTCTAATTTACAAGACATAGATAAGAAGAATAGATTTTTCAGCACTGCTTCTTTTAAATTTGTAGACACAACGCCTGGCGGTAATTTAGCAATAAATCCACCACCACAATACTGTCGCAATGCCGACATAAAAAAGAAATCCATACTTGTTACCGCAAAGCCTCTAGGAAGGTACTATAGCGAGGCTATAGACGACAATAGTCGATTGATAAGTATGCGTATGGGAGTGGCTGATTTTAATTCACTGACGACGTTTTGGACAGGTTTCTATAATTCAGAAATGGGAACCTTAGCAAGAACGGGGCGTCCTCGCGGTTTTGCTTTTACTGTTGGTCAAGCAATTGGTTTTATTGTACCGATGTTAAGTCTTCCATTATTAGCTTTGAATTTAGCTGGTAATATTTATCGTTTCTTAACTAGTTCGCCTTCTTCAAGATTTTATTATCACAGACCAACCATGCATTTGTATTGGACTGCTGTTAATACAATCTTAAATAACATTGCTGTTAATAAGGGTGTTATACCTCGAGTATTTGATGACGAGGCTAAAAAGAAGCTGGATAACACGTATTTGTTTAGTAAAGCAGATTATGAAAGATTTGCAAAACAAATGCCTGATTTGTTTCTAGATTCAGGCGGTATCTCAGCGTACGCAATAGCTACAAAAGCAATGCGCAATTCTCTTAGAGTCCAGCAAAAGTTCAAAAGAATGATTGAGGATCAAGGAGAGTCGGTTAACATGGTGGAGCTGCTTGATAAAATAGAGAAAGAAGGTATTCAGCTCGACAATACAAAGTACATGGGTAACTATAAAGATTTCATTGATCGATGGATGAAGAGTGAATCAAGAGTAAGTAGTGATCCCAAAATTGATGATAAAAGACAAGGTCAGCCAATAACTGAAGAAGAAGCACCGTCTTGGAAAGATTATCTAGACGCTGCCTTGAGTGACGGTGCTGAATTTGCAACTTTCCGAGTCGACGCTGATGGATCTATAAGCGAGTCTTTTAGTAATCAAACTGGACAGCCTGAGATTGCTGGTAAATTCAACAGCACGTCATCTAGCAGTAGAATGACTACTTTTTCTTTGTCGGGTGGTAATTTAGGAGATGGTCCTATAGCTAGTATAGCTGAAACCGTGATGGGTGCCACTAAAGACTTCATTGCTGGTCTAGCTGATGGGGTTTCAGCATCAGGTCTTGCAAGCTTAGCGGGTGGGGCTTTTGTAGACATCCCCAATGTTTGGACTGGGTCAACAGCTCAATTACCTAGAATGAATTACACGATGTCGCTGACATCGCCTTACGGTAATAAGTTGTCTCAATTATTTAACATATACTTACCACTATCAATGATATTGGCTGCAGCACTACCATTATCAACTGGTAGATCTTCATATACCAGTCCTTTCTTAATTGAGCTTTATGACAGAGGTAGAGCACAAACAAGACTAGGTATAGTCGACTCTCTATCCATAACGAGAGGTACCGCTAACCTCCCATTTGATAACAGCGGTAATGCCATGGCAATCGATGTATCGTTTTCAGTGATCGATTTATCGACAGTTGTACACATGCCAATTACAAGAGGATTTACTTTAACAAGTCCTATTGAGAGCATTTTTGCTGACGATACTTCATTTACTGATTACATGGCTATTTTAGGTGGATTAAGTATTCAGGAACAAATATACGCCACTGATAGATTTAAGATAGCGTTGACAAAGCAACTGGCTTCTATGAGAACATGGACTTCTGTTGCCAATGCAACCATCTGGCTTAATACCACAGTACCTGGTAAATTACTAAGCACCTTTTACGCAGGTCTTAATAATAGATGACGGCATAAAGAGGGGAATTCCCCTCTTTATGCCTTAAAGATTGTTTGCGAGATTGACAAGAAGTTTCTCACCTATTTTTGCAAGCAATCTCGGATCTGCTGTTTTCTTCTTAACTGGAGGATTATAGGCATTAGCCATTCTGGCTCTTATCCCTACAGCTGGGAAAAACCTAGCGATTTCAGCTTCTACAGTCGTTTGATTTCCGTAATGTAGAATGAGTGCGTAGTTTTTTCTTCTATCAAAATCAGATTCGGACTTTATACCGCGAAGAATAATGTCTTTAAAAGCCTGACTGCTTTTCTGCAATTTTACAATCGACATTCCTGTTATTTCATTACCTGGAACGTATCCGTTTTTATGCACATGCACGTCCCAGTTTGAATTTGCAGCAGACAATATTCCTAAGACTGCATGATAGTCTACATTCTGATCAAAAATATCAGTTAACTTCTTATAACCAAACGCACCTGCTAAATCTTGAGCAAAGTTAGGATATATGAAATCTAGTGATTTACCTAATTGCCCGTTAGCAAATGTAGATAATGAAGTTAGATCACTATTTTTGATCATGTCTGGGAATGAATTTTTGAGAACTCTATTTAGAATTCTGCCAGACATTCCGTTTGTCAATTGTGGTAGTAAACCATTGAGTCCTAGAGAATATGCTTCTCTAGCTATACCGCTTACAAGACCAGCAACGGCGTCCTCATCGACAATTTCGTAAAGAGGAGATTTAACGTAATCGTTAACGAATTTACCAACTGCATTTAATCCAGGTATATCAGCGTCTTTAACATACTGGACAATGCCGTTTATCTTAACTCCAACTTCACCAAAATCCTCAAAGCTAGATATTACCTTTTCTTTTGCATCTTTGCTAAGATCTCTGAAAGAACTGGTAATGCTTTTAGAAGAAGTGACAAGTCTTAAAGCAAGAGCGTCTTTATCGACAGTAACTCCAGTCTTTGTTACAGACAAGAGCTTTCCAACTTCAGCATTTTGAATACCAGACAATAACGTTTTAACGTCAAGTCCTGCTTTACTACTGATTTCTTGAATACTGGTTATTACTTTTTTACTGTCGACTTTATAGATGTCAGCCGCAGCTAACTGATCTCTTGGACCAGTGCTAAATATTGGTTGTACTAAAGGTTGTGACATTTTTAGTCCCGATTAACTTTACTACATCATATCGTTCGAATCCGGATTAAGAACTTTATGCAGTATAATCAGAAACATTAAACAAACATCAGCAATTATTTTAACCAAGAACAAACTACCAATAATAGTAATAATCGAAATCCCAATTGCTAAATTGATACATGCTCTCAGAATATCAGTTATCAGATTAAACAATCTTTATCCCTACCTTATTTAGAAAATCAGCAACAACAACAGATATCCTTAAGGAAATACTTTTGGAAGTATTGATTGGTTTTAATTCCTCTTCCACCTTGCTTAACAAGAGTGAGACATCTGTATTTGTGTAGTTTATCTTTCTTCTGTACTTCTTACGAAACTCATCGTCGCTACCGTAGGATAGGTTATCACCATTAATAACCAACCACATACCTGGTTCTATCGTTATTTTCTCTTTATTGAAAAAGAATTTAATTAGATTCTGCTCAACCCCATAGAAGATATAAGGTCTTTCAACGTTTGTGTTGTTTTTTAGAAAATCTAATACTTGTTCAGGATTTGATCCCGTCGAATCAAATTTAACTGCCAAGACTTGTACTGGTATTGTTTCGAATTGCATTTTAGTATTTATAATCAAAAAAAAAAAATAATAAAGAAAAATATAGGACTGTGAGAAATCACAGTCCTATATATCTCATTTTGCATTCATTCCAATAAGACGGAGTCGTCTTTGTTTTTAAACATTTTCTTATATCTTCCAGTCCTTCTACTAACCAGTCACAATCCTTAACAGGAATGATGTGGTTTTTAGACTCACCAGTTTTCTTATCTTGGTATTCGATAACGTAATGATGAGTAAAAGGTAAATCTGATAGACATAGCAATTCTCTCAGCTTTTTATTCTGTAGAATTTTTTGACAATTCGCATAAAGGATATCTTCCTTAAAGAAAGGTATCTCGTGCTTTTGAAATGTCTTTCCAAGCTGCTTGGCTTTATAACCGTGCAGCTGTCTAAGATGTTCTATTCCGTCTTGGATGTGTCCGTACGGGGCTCCGGATTTTAAATAATACCAGAACCCCTCCATAGATTGAAATGGTCCGAAGTAGGGATGCGTGAATGGTGATTTGTCAAAGTGCGACAACATTCGACCCAACTCAGTCTTTCCCTTACTGTAAACATTAATATGGTTTATACCATCCCTGTCTACAGTTATTTCGGAATCAACCATAGTGGACACCAACAGTTGTGCTGGTTGATTCATTAGCCGCCGGGCTGTCGCTGAACGTCTCGACTGGACTAGTCGTTTTATCAATATCAACTTGTTCCAAGATGATTTGATTAATCTTAGGTTGTTCAACCTCAGGTTTCTGTTCGTTGTTTTCTTTAGTAGAGTAATCCGTGGTAATTGGATTGAGATATTTCTTCTCAGCCTTTTCAATCTCATCAATGATCGGGAAGGCTTTTGGTTCTTGATATGCTGTATTGACGTCTACCAAGTGAGATACTTCTACAATTTTGTTATTCTCGAACTGAGCAACGATGATGATGCGGAAGCGTTTTACTTTCAAAAACATCATTGCTTTAACAAAGACTTTCCAAGTCATTGTTTTTCTTAGGAATTCTTTATTTAGATTACCGCGTATGCTGGCAATGTCTCTTGGATTGTTTCGATGAATTGCTTCACGTAGAGCATAATCTTTGATATAAGTATACCAAAGCTCATGTCCCATACCCATTGACAATACTAGCTCTTTGAATAAAGTAGTCAGAACTGTCGGAATGGAGCTAGACTTACCAACACCGCGATCTGGATTATGCAGTAGATCACGAAGGGTTTGTTGTTGGAATTTCTTCTTTGCTCGAAACATTTTAGCTTCCTTAATAAGACGACTAAAGAGTTTATTACTGATTTGTCGAACAATAAACTATTCCTCTAACTATGCTTGTTAGAGAAATAATCACTGGAGATAGCGTTCGTAGATTGTGTTCTTCAACTCCATATTCTACATCGTTATAGTTAGCTATACACTCTGTGAAATTTTCAATCGATTTTACAAGTTCCGGTAGTTTACTACTTGGAATATATCTGCCAGAACCATCGATAAATAGTAAATCGAGATATTGATTTTCTATTTTAACATTATACCTTATTGCATCGTAGGTGGTATATTCAATAATCGAACTTGTTATTGCGTTTAGTTTGCTAATTAGCTCTGTAAAGTTATTTGAAAAAGTTAGAACCATCAAGATGGATCCTTTCTTAGGATCGTAGTTTTTCAGATCTACACTTGATAGCGATTCTACAGCTTTTACCAAATCTTCTTTCTTTTGATAATTAGTATATTCGATTGGTGAGCTTTGCGATTCTACATATACACCACTTTCTCTGTAAGGAGTTGGAAGTATAAGATTCGTCACAAAATTGAAAAATGATTGTTTAAAAATTGCGATCATTTTTGCTAAATTAAAGGTTGTACTCATGTTTTATACATTTAATGTGAATGTCGATCATGTGCTACATACTACATGAGTGATATGTAACTATATACTTTTGTATTATAAGAATTGGAAAAAATCATGTCTGTTAATAACGAAATCGCCAATATGGAAGTATTAGACGATGATCAAGCGCTAGCTTTTACACAGAAAGCTAGAAGAAAGATTGTTAGTAAAATATTGGAAAAGGGAGAAATCCCTGAAGATAAAGGAGAACAAATAATGTTACTTCAAGCTCTAGACGGAATGGATAGAGCTGCTCTAGGTAATAAGAGAATTAAAGCGGATGAGAAGGCCAGCGATGCTCTTGGTGATTCGTCTGCTCTCATAGCGCAAATGCTCACTCAAATGGCAGGTAATGTTAAACTTGCTAAGTCTGAAGATATAGTTGATGTGGAAGCAAAAGACATAACTGCTCCTGCTTTACCAGATACAATACCTGATCCGATACTGGTGCCTGGAGAAACAACCATAGGCGCTCCACAATTAGATTATGATTCATTCATGAACAGCATGAACGGTAGAGAAATTCCACAACTCACCGATGACGATCAATAAGGCATAAAGAGGGGAATTCCCCTCTTTATGCTGTTGCTTTTTTAAAAGCATTCAACATCTTTTTACTTATGCTGAATACGGAGGTGTCTATTATTTTTAGACCAATTAATGGAGCGATGCTAAGCTCCATTGTTTTAAATGGATTCAGGTTATCCCTTTTGAATTCAGCTATTTTTTCTTCGCTTGGCTCGCAATCATAATAGAGAGATGGAGCTATAAAAATGACCGCAGGGATCGGCTTTGATACAAGATTATTTTGTTGAATATGCAGCCAGTCTGCAAAGTCATACTTAATGATCATGCAATAATTTTTCTTTATGAATTCTGGAGTTAAATCATCATTACTCATGCTGATTAATTCAACATCAGAACAACCGTGATTTAATTGAAATATGACATCTCGCATTTCTTCAATTTCGTCAGGTTCTAATTCATAAGGAAATATATTCACAGTCAATGGATGACCTAGATTCTGACCACCTTTCATGTTTTCAATCACAGCTTCTTTTACAGTGGTGTGAATGATTTCAAATGTTTCAGTTATTAAACTAAAGGGAAGAATGTCTGCTGTTCTCTTTGAATAAAGTTCTTTAAATTCAGAAGCACTTATTCCTGGGAATTTATCGATGAATCTTTTATGATAATCAGAGTTAAGAACATCGACCGCTTTATCAGCGTCTAAACTTGCGAGCAAACCCATTCTTGTATCTAAAAGACTATCTAGGTCTATGTAGATTTTTGTGTTTTGCTCACTCATGTTATTTCTTTTCCATGCTTTCCAATATATCTTTGTAAAAGATAATCAGGAGAACAAAAGTAACCAGCCATTTATTTCTTTTAAGAGCATCTTCAACTTCTCTCTGGCTTGGTAGTCTGTCGTTTATTTCTTTAGGAATGAGAGACTGCGTTTGCTCTTCCTCAGAAACAGTCATTGAATGACAGAGAATATCAATCATTGCATCTTGATCAAAATTACCACTGTTGAACAATGTCTGAAATCTAATGGTGGTGTTAAGAATGTAATCTCTATTAACCGCAGCGCTGAACACAGAATCAACAGTTGTACGAAGACCGATTGCGCTTGGGATCAGATAAAGATTTAAACCACAAGCACTGTTTAAAAGAAAGGCTTGTACTTTATTTCTCACATCACCAATGTAAGTTTCAATGGTTGATTTGTGTGCTGAAACAATGCAGTCTCTTAGAAAATCATTAAGTTCCATTATTGTTTCCTTAATTATTAAGTAGTGTGTTTCTTAAATGCATTGCTGTAAGATACGAACTAAGTGTAGTGGTAGCTTTGACTTTGGTGCCCAGTTTATCCAAATAACTCAAACTAACACCGCCGGTTTTATTGATAGAGTCATTCATCGCATTAAAACCATTCAAATCACCACCGCGATACTTTATCAATTCAGTGATTGTGTCGTCTAGTTGCAATGCTGCTAGAATCTGAAGTTCTGGATAGGATATCTTACTTCCTTTAGACGAACCTGTGGGTTGACCAGTCATGTGATCAATTGAACGATTATCTTCTGGAATACTGATCTTTTTAATCAGGAGCTGTGCTTGTCTACGAAGCGGTAGATCTACTACTAAATATTTTTTAGTAGTTAGGAATCTACCATTGCCTTTAGGATCTTCCATCCATATCTTCTCAAAGAACTCATGGCCTAGTTCCTCAGCAATTTTCAAATTGTTATCTATTGAGATTTTTTTATCTGATAGATTAGGAACAATTATGGCTAATCTACTTTTGCCAGTAGCAATATCTTGCATCAATTGATCGAAGGCAATATCGTCAAGAGACTCAAATAGATTTTTATAAATCTTTGTATTTTCACTACCTGGTAGTAATTTTTCAATATGGTCGATTATGAACTTTTCGACTATTTTTCTATTGGACATATTCATCACCATTGATTTTAAGACATAACATTAACATTCATGTCTTTGGAATGAATAGATAGTTTTTAACGTTTCTTTTCTTTAGCTCACTTAACATGTGTTGTGTACCTGGACTTACACCATCCCAAATAAGAAATGCTAAATTGACAACTTTAGACATCTCTGTATTTCTTATACTTCCGGCTGATTTACCATAGTAATCCCAAAAAGCCCGATAGTAGAAACAAGGTAAATTGTGTTTCTTACAAAACTCAATTATTAAAGTATCTACTCCCGGTGCTTTTCCAGACACAAAACAAAAATCTCGACCTTTTAGATATCTCAAAACACCCAACATCTTCTTCTCGAAGTAATCCCAATCATTATAGGATCTACTACCAGCAACAAGAACTCGATATTGAAAACTATCTATTAATCGGTCTTCTATGTTAACGCCTTCTCGTTTTCTTTCTGGCGGCGGCCCTTGCATTCTGTTTGTGTGATGATTTTGCTTTGCGTGCATACTTACTAGGCTTATCTTCAAAGTCACCAGACTGACAAGGAGATTCAGGATCCGGCAAATCTTCAATTTCCAAGTCGGATTCATCCTGTTTAATGTGTGATTGTGCTTGTCCTGTATTCATAGCTACCGCAGCCATTGTTGCTAGTCTTAGAAGTTCAGATCGCATTTTACTTGTGATCGGTTAAAAGTATGTAAAATAAAAGAGGGGAATTCCCCCTCTTTTATTACGTCTTGAATTTAGGCAAATCAAATTCAACAATACTAGGAATGACGCTTTCTTTCAAAAGCTTCTCCCATGTACGGTTATCGCCACCATCCACAATACAAAACCTCTCAAAGGGAGCGGCTTTTGGAGCATCCGCTAGTGTCAGTCTGAGCGCTCTATTTACAAGAAAACGCTTATGACCACTCTCGACATTATGGACATTTGGATCTAGAAGCTTTTGCCATCTTTTTGGTTCAGAGTGACCAGCTTCAGCCATTAGCTTGTCAACGACGGCTATTGGATCTATTGATTCTTCTACGTTTGATAATTCATTCATTTTATTCGACGATTACTACGCCAGTTGTTTCTGTTGAAATTTGTCCTACAGTCAATGGTTTGATTGTAGGTGATTTAATTTTTGATCTTTGTTCTTCGGTGAACCAATATGGAATATATTGACCAACACGCATTTTAAGAAGATCCATGGTACTCAAAAACGGAGTGTTGTTAGTACCTTCAAGAGCCCACCAACCTCTAGTGTTGAGAAGAATCTTCCAATCATAACCTAGAGCTATCAGATCATCGTAGAGTTGCTTAGGTGTGCACATCAGTTCTTCAGGAATATGGTGCCATAGATCATTAATCTGACACATTTCTGAAGTGATGTTCAGAGCCCTTCGCAATTCTGGGTGAGCATCAATTTTTCGACGAACAGTTGTTCTAGACAGCTTGATATCTGGCAAAAGAGATAGGTAATAGTTTTGAAGAGTACCTTCAATGCCGTACCTGTCTGTTGACTTGATATAGTGAAACTCAGTCAAGCTTGGAAGTACCCCGTCTTGCTGTGAAACAATTAGTTTCATAGCCATGCCCGAAGGACCAGACTTACTTCTGAGTTGACGAATTGTCACTTCGTTTAGATCTGTGTCACCTTTGAGATCGTCGTCAGAATCTCGAGGATATTCTGGCGCTTTGGTGGTATCGTTACGAAGAGGAGCAGCGTTATAGCAAAGCCAACAATTGTTCATCACAAAAGTGAACTTTTCCGGAACACCTTTGAGCTTAACACCTTGAGGAATGTGTTGTAGTTTCTTAGGAGCAGGTGCTCTAGGATCCATATTGAACTCAGACCCGATGTGTGCAGTCATCAGTGTGTATGAGTATGTACCGCCAGATAGCGCAGGGATCTCCATCAAGAATCGATTCTTTTGAAGACCTTGACGCATTGATACTGTGTTAGCACCAGATTCACCAAGACTGTTTTCGTCCTGCATCTTAATGACGTCTTGAGTGACGAATTCACTAAGTGAATCGATCTCAGAGAAAGACGGCATTGTAATTTCTAGATTACCGGTCTTTTCACGATTCCAAAAAGGAGTCTTAACGGTGTACTTAACCGCGTTCTTCTTTTTGTCATTCATGAATTCTTTTAGAATATCAAAGTATTGATCACCTTGATAAACTGTCTTATCAGTAATGGTCCACCGACCTGATTCCAGAATATCTTCACCACCGAATTCTTCAATATTGGCAATCATCCTCTTGAGATGCCATTCATGGATGTTAATCTCGGTGTCGTAGGTATTACCCATTGATCCAACGATTCTCGACATGGCGGTAAACGACATGTAGTGCATTACGGTGGATTTAAAGTTATTACCAATACCAACCACACCAGTTAGAAAACCAAGACCACCATTGAGAATACTCTCCCCGTGTCGTCCAGTCACATATGTACCTGTCGGAATATCGAGACAGGCGCCTACGTTAATCATCACCTTTATTGGTGGGGCTGCTTTAAAAGGATTAATTAGCATTCTTTCCTCTTTATGAGTAAAGTGAGTGTTCGTATCAATATATAGAAATATCTAGTAATTTTGTGACATATCTACTCTACACCTATCGCTTAGAATAGGAACATCACATGAAACACATATCCGTTAATATTCAAAAGACTGCTCAAGAAGAGCTTTTTACTGCTTGCAATAAGATTGCTTTAGAGTCCTATACCGAAGGTATAGGTATGGAATTTTTTACTGAGAACTTTCAGATAGTAGCGACAAACATTGAAAAGGTGTTTGACAACAGCTTCGATTTGATAAAAAACTTGTCAGTAACTAAGTTTCTTAAAAACTATACATTTGAATCACAAGTAAGTAAGATAAATTACGCAGCTATTGATCAGATAAAAATCACAATACCTGAAGGATTTACTGGCAATGCTAAAGAGTATTGTCAAGAATTAATAAAACAAGTAAGTCACGTATCCACTATCACAACCCAGGTAATACTGCCTTTTAATCAATACATCAGCTCTCTTATATCTGATAAGGATTTTGCAAAGGCATATAAGTCTAAACCAGTGTACCTGCATGACAGAGATGCCAAAAGAGAAGAGATGAATAAAACCATTTCTAAGTATTTTGGACACGGTACTCTGTCTTCTGGTAAATTGTCACAGCACTATCATTCAGGTGTCGAAGTTGCTGAAACAGACATACTGGTTGGTGAACTCAGCGATTCATTAGGCACTACCGACGTTGTTTCTATTCGTAAGATGGTTACTGATTCTGTGGATCTAATTAACGCACTTCAAGATCTTGTATCTAAGAATCAAATAACAAATCTATCTGATTCACAGAAGAGACTTCTTGCTGAAATGTGCACAACGATTGCTAGGGAAATTGAATTCTATGCAATAACTAGATATCGTGCTGATTCCTTCATCAATACTTTTGCAAAAACAAAAGAAGCTGTAAAGAAGATTCTTTAAGGACATAAATCCCATTTCGCCTTTTGAGCGAAATGGGATTTTATGCAGTTCATGCAAAAATTGTTTTATTTGACAGCAACTTCTGAATGTCTTCAAGCATTTGCTCGTAAGTAGAATACTTGAGACAATTCGGAACAATATCAACAAGACTTTTGGCCAGCGTTTGTTCACAACCTTTCCCATCAATACCGCAGATGATGTTTTCAGCGCCTTTGTTTCGCCAAATCACCTTACTAATGTGCACTGGGAACATGATGGCATTATCATCACTGCTCAATTCCATCAGTTCATTTAATTTCTTTATGGATTCCCTACGGAGTACTTCGTGGTTGACCACCATTCCGTATATTGAAGCCAAAAGAATAAGTCTTTTAGTACGATCGGGTAAATATGTTTTTAATTTTTCCGATGCCGCATTTTTAAATCTTTCGGTTAGATTCATTTTTCTTTCCGGGATCCTGATTTTTGGCGGAAACAAGATCCCGCCCAAAAAGATTGTTACTTGAAAAAGATGACTCTGGTATTAGAGTCAATCCCAGACCATATCCCAACATCATCACCAGCTTTGATGATTGTTGCGTATCTAAAGAGATTTTCACCAGCAGACCATGAAACAAAGTAAACCTTTGGATTCTTTGATTCGATTTTCTTAAGAGAATTTCTCTCTAGTGTATCGATGCCGATAGATAGAGTTATCTCTACATCAGCAGTTCCTCGTTCATTTTTGAACTTACCTTTGACCTTGATTGAAGAACAACCAACTCCAATGCTGGATAGTAATTTTGTTTCCACTAAAGGTTGAGCTTCTGTGGAATTTTTCTTACCTTGTTTGGTTTGTTGTTCGTATAGCGAATCGGTTATATCGGTCAAAACTATATCGTTTCGCTCGGTTATAAACGAATCCAATATTTGTCCAAGATCTTCTAAGGACTGATAAGTTCTCTCAGAGAGACGAGGAGGATTTTGTTCCTCAGTTATTGTTGAATCGCCTAATGTTTTCAAATCTTTTTTGAAACCAACAGGTGGTTCTATCAGAAGCTCTCCATAGATATTTAGCTTATCATAGATGTTTGCTGAAAAAACCTTATCTAGGTTAATCACATACATCATGTCCAAGCCATAAATGATTCGACTTTGGAAGTTTCTAATCATTTCAATAACTGGGTCTGGATGAGCTATTTTAATAACAGAACCAGTTCTATCACTCATCCGGTTTCCATTCAGATGATTATCCTTACCGTGGTTACCCGTGTAGTAAACACCCGGAGTAATTGTTTCTTGTCGCGTATTGAAGTAACAATACTTGTTTAAGAAGAAAGGATGTTTTTCATTCACAGACTTCCAGTAACCGTCCGGATCTTTTAGGTCACAAGAGTGATAATCTAGACTTCTAAGAGCTGTGAATCTACCTATTGTGGCGAGACTATCTGCTCTCTCATTTCCCGTATCACCGTCGTGTCCTTTAACCCATACCATTTTAACAGGTATGTCCATTGAATCTAATATCTTCTTAGATTCAAGGATTTCTTTCCAGACATCAGTGCTTGCGACTGGATTACCGTCTTTTTTAATCCAGTTTTGACTTGACCAGATCCTCATCCATTCATTAAATCCTCTGACAGTTAATTCACTATCACTGTTAATGATTGCAAAATCTGGCTTATGTTCTTGAATTATTTTTAGAGAACGATTCAGAGCCTCGGCTTCCGCTTTATTATTACTGACGTCGTTGATGATTTTAACACCATCTATGACTGTCCCGACTGTTCCGAAAGCATCGATATATTTGGTAATCGTTACTGGAAACTTTTGTGTTTCCAAAACAATGGTGTTTTTATCTTGAAAATCAGAAGATTTTACATCAATCAAATCTTCTTTATTAACATATCCAACAGAACTAGCAGAAATAGAGCCAAGTCCAATTCCTTTAGTCGGTTCTTTGCATTCAAAGAAATATCCATGAATACCATATCCGGCCTTACCTGGGTTAGGTTTGACACCACCATCTGCGTAAAGAACTATTCCGTTCATGCAAATCTCTTAATAAGTTTAATCACAATAATTACAGAGTTAGTAAATTAGTTCTTACAGCTCTTAAGATGGTCGACCATTGATTGGTTATACTTCTTCAGAACAAGAAGATACTGCTGTCTTGTTTTCTTAATGTGATCTAGTAGTTTTTTAATTATTTCTTGATCATTAAGATTCATTATTTCTGAAGAATCAATGATGATTTCTGGCGGAATTTCCGGTTTCTGGAACTTACGACAACCAACAAATATCTTAGCTATCTTATCTTCAGTTTTTGTTTTGTTCTCATTTTTATTTTCTATCGGTTTTTCTTCAGAATGTTTTATTACAGGTGGTGTTTTTACAACACTCTCATCTTTAACATCTGTTTTAAGAACTATTATTTCCTTCAATGGTTGCGTCTGGCCATTGAAGGAAATGGTGCTATTTATAGCACATCCTGGCAATGTTAAAAAAGTCAAGAAAGATATGACGTACTTTAACAAACCGTATTTATTGATCATTATAGATATCCTCTAATTCTTTACCAACCCAATGGTCCTTTTTGTCTTGTTTTTGTTCTATAACTGGTGTGTTCTTTTTACTGACTTCCTCAGAAATTCTAAATAGCTTAGATAGAACTAAATAATTCAATATCAAAGAGAACAGAAGAACAACGATTACGGAGGTGGTAAATTTATTATCCTTTACAATTGTCTTGAAAGGCTTACCACCAAAAAACATTTCACTTATAAAAGGCCATAACCAGAATAAACCTTTTATTAAATCCACTAACATTTTGCTATCCTTAATTTTGTGTACATATCCCGCGATTATATCTTTTATAATTAGAATTGTCAACTATTAATTTAACGTCAATGCGACGGTAGAGAGATTACCATGCATTCATCTAAAAGCTTCTGCAATATTTCTGCTTTTTTATCAAACACCCCTGGAGTTGTATCCGGTTTTGGTGAATTGAGTCAAAACAGCTATACCTTTAGTCGCGAAATTGGAATTCATCAAAAGAATTCTGTTCCAGGCTTTACCATTCTCAATCTAAAGACTGTAAATGATGCAGGAACTAGAATTGAAATGGATCAAATTCTGATTGATCAAGCAATATTTTTATCTAAAGCCATATACGATTATATCGGAGGGCTGGTAGGTGAAGTATTTGCTGATCAGGTTTTGCAAAACCTGCAACCTCTTTTGACTGCTCAAGGTATTGATTCAGTCATAGTTGGTCCTGTTTCTGAAAGAAACGGCAGATGGTTTCCAGACTGGATAAAATGGGTAAGTGATACTTATCCCCATACAAACGATAACACCATTTGGTTTAGTGATTCGTCTTTAACATCACAGTATTCGGAATACGATATAGTCGTTGTTCCATCTATAACGCCAATTGATAGTTTCTTTTTGGCCTACAGCACTGTAAACACCAACATTGCTAATCTGGATTTTTCAGACATTCAGACAGCTATTCAAGTTGCTAGAGGCATATATCCATTTACCTACCAAGACACAACGTACTATGATTACGTTAATCCTCTTAATGTAAATCAAAAGATACCATGCCCTTGGAGTGTCATTATCTATGGCCCGGCTGGTAATAACATCGATGCAAAGAAAGAAGCTATTGCTTCATACATCCTAGCTAACTCGACAAGAGATAGAACTGATTGGGTTAAAATCTTCCCCGATATATTCAGACGAACCGAGTTCATCCTTGCTCCACACTGGCATAAGTACGCCATTCCAAACAGAGCAATAGATGAAGGTGTGTATTCCCCTATAGCTCAAGTTAACCAGATTGGTTCCTTCTTAAAACTGGTGGTGCCGAGTTATACTCAAACTCATATCGATGATAACAGCTGTGTGTTTGGCCATAGTTTTAACTCGCTGGCAATAAGTTCAATCGGTAGCATTGAAAATAGAGATTCTAAATTCAAACTAACTGATTTTTATCCAGACTACATAGACGTACCATCCACCAGTGTTGATTTTAGCAGAATGGATCCTGCTACTCAACAATTTAGCACGCATCTTAACACCATGCTTTCAATTGCTGAAGACATGACGCAGTTTAGCGATGTTCCTGCTGGATACACAAAACTCATTAGAGATAATGTCTTGTTCGTTGTTCGCAATATGAATAACGTACAGTTCTTGGTTGCCTCTAAAGCATCTGTTAATTCTCTGATGGGAATTGTTTAATTTAGGAGCAATTAATGAATTTGATTCCACCAATCGGTGCCACTGGTGTTTATCAGCTATTGGCTCCTTTTAGTTCACAACTTGTAAGTGGTGCAATTTATGAATGCATGGCTGTTAGAACTCTAACAGACATCATCACTCTTGGATTAGACCCATTTACTGAGTATTACGAACCTAATGGAATATCTGAGACGATTTATAAAAATCATCTGGCAGCAAAGGGATGCATCGTCTCACTGAGATCTTCTTCTGGCAAGTGGGTTTACGTTCCTTCGCACTATATACAAAGCTATCCTAATATAGGTGGCATTAGATATACCGGATTGATATTGTCCGCAAACATAGGTCCTGTACCGGATAGTCTTGCACTGGGTCCTGTTCGTCAGAAAATAACAGACGTTATCAGTGAATATTTGGGAGTATCCACTTCTGTTAATGTGGTAGCAATAACAGATACAAAACTCATAGCTCAAGACATAGCTACTTCAATAGAAGCAAATAGACAAGCCAACATTGCAAATGTCAGAACAGACTACTCCAGATACTTAGAAGAGAAAAATAAAGCAGACGCATTACAAGTAAAGTTAACTCAACTTGAAAACTATATAGCCGCTAACATCCCACCTACACCTTGAATATACGATAATCATGAGTAGTACTAATAAAGATAAATGGAAACATTTGATTTTCGTATCGGATGAAAAGGCAAGTGTTAGATATGTGGCGGATATAGTTAAGAATATCAACTCACAGTTAACTCGTGGAATGTTTAAAGAGTTATCGGATGAAATGATTGAAGTCTCTAAACTTAATCTTCGTGAAGTCTCGGTACCATGTATTGTTGCAGTTCTAAGATCGACATATGCTTTTAGATCAAAGATACCTGGTTGGTTTGATTTAATATTGAGTGTTGAAGATAGTTTCTTAGAATCAAATAAGAATCCGGACAAATTGTTGCGAGGATTACTTAACCCATAAGGCATAAAGAGGGGAATTCCCCTCTTTATGCCGTTACACATTAGGTGCCTCAATATTCGAGCTAGATATCAATTTACCAACAGTGGCAGTACCTGCCACTTGAAGAGTCCCATCAATATCAATCTCATCCGCATCGATTTGACTACCACTAATCGGACCTCTTCCAGATCCACCTGAAGATATAGACCTGAGTCCAGAAGTAGTTGTAAGTAAATCCACTTTTAGATTTTGATTAATTGTGCAATTACCAGTAGTTGTTGTTTCCGGTACAGTATTCAAGGTTGTATCTGCCTTTGTGGTTATGTCGGTGGTTATGACATTAACACTATTGCCGGCTATGATGTCTATTTTATTTCCAGCCTTTATTTCGATGTTATTGGGAGCGTAAACTCTTATATCTTTACGATCTATATCGACATGCGATTCGTCCGCATTCTTAAGTTCAATTCTAACGTTGGTAGAATCCAAGCTGATAAAATTACCTATGTCATCTTGGAATATGAAATTACCATCTTTGGTATTTATCTGAAACGTATATGCGAATGGTTCACCGTCAGATTTCGAGGTATAAAGAGTTATAAGTTTTTTGTGCGTAGATATTTCAAAGAAGTAAGTATTACTTGCTGTACCTGTTTCAGATTCTTTTTGAGTATTGCTGAAAGCAAATATAACGGTCTCTAATTTACGAAGTTTCATGTCGTATTCTAGAGTGGTCCAATAATACCTATCTGTTTCACCATAGCGATAGATTACAACCTTTTCACCACGTCTTACATCCGGCGGGGTAACTCTATTGCTAATTCCAACAGGCAACCACGTCGCTCTAATTGAGGCAGTCACATCTATGCTGGTGGCGTATGTTGAACCATCTTTAGATTTACCACCCGTCTCCAATATGGAAACATTATCAGATATCTCACCATCTAAGAATGGAAGGTCTTCAATCGGTGTTACTTCTATGTCTTTACTGGTAAGTGGTTTATTAGCGGCAACTATGCCTAAACCGTATATGTGTAATTTGGTTATTTCCATTTTAAACCTTGTATTTTTTCATAGGGAAAACTTATCATCTGATAAGGTTAGTTTGGAAGAAATATACTCATGAAACTAAACTACATAGAGCTATTCAAATACAAAAGAATGGCTTTGAATAACATTACGTTGATTCGCATAACTCCAGAAACAAAGGTACAAACAATTCTGGGAACAAACGGAAGCGGTAAATCTTCTCTGCTATCAGAGATGACTCCTCTTCCTTCTAGTAAAGATAATTTTCATAAAGACGGATACAAGAAAATTAGCTATACCCATAACGGTAAAGAATATTTTCTATCCAGCGTATTTCATCCGGCTCAAAGACATTCTTTTAAAATCGGACAAGACGGTGAAGAACTTAATCCAGGTGGAACCGTTACTGTTCAGAAAGAATTGGTATTTCAACACTTCGGTATCAAGCAGCATCATCACGACTTGATAACGGGTGTTGAAAAATTCACAACCATGTCTCCAATCCGAAGAAGAGAATGGTTGACTGAGCTTTGTGATGAAAATTACGATTATGCTCTAGTCGTCTATTCGAGAGCAAGAGAAAAGCAAAGAGATATATCTGGAGCTTTAAAGCTTGCTAAGAAAAGACTCGTGTCTGAGCAAACTAAACTAATCCACGAAGAAGACATCAAACGTCTTAAAGATCAGATATCTGCTCTTGCACTGGACATTGATAAAATTTATCAAATAAGGAACGATAATCCTAAAACAGTACAGGATGTTCTTGATGATAAACAATCTATCGAAAATCTTATACAATCGTATTCAAAAGAAGCTTTTAAGATTCTCGCCGTTATCGGTAAGAAAGCAAACTTCATATCTTCCGAATACGATGAGTGTATAACGATTAAGAGAGAAGAAATTGCTCAGATTCAAACTAAGATCACTATAAGTAATCAAGAGTATCAAGATCTTAGCGAATACATGGCGCAGTTCAAGACGGAGGGTGGTTCTGATGGATCTGATCTAGATGAAAATATGAGAAGGCATCTAGAACGCCGTAAAACACTCTCTAGCGCGATTAAAACACAAGTTCCAATACTCGATGCCAATACTGCAATTTTTGCTTTAGAGAGCATTTATGAAGATTTGATGAGTATCTTAGTTAATCTTCCGATAAACGAAGAGGATTACTATACTCAATCAAAAATAGATTCTTATAAACAATCTATAAATTCTGACAAAGAAAAACTATTCGACTATGAGAATAGAATCAATCGCCTTGCTCATGAAAAAGAACACTATGACGCTTTAGAAAATAGCGATAGTGTTGATTGTCCTAAATGCAGTCATAAATGGGTAGTCGGATACAGTAAGAAGAAACATGATGAATTAAAAAACATCATAATTAAAGGAACTGAAGCAATCCAGGCTCTTAAGAAAAGAATCGAAGAGAATAATCAAAAATTACAAGAGCAAGAAGATTACTTCGATAATTTCTCCAAGGTTTTTAATTCTTTCAGGTCTGCTCCTGTTTTGAAACCACTATGGGAAGAGCTAATAAATTCAGACATCTTAAAGAAATCACCGTTCAACGCTATTCGAATGATTGAGCTTTATAAATCAGACGTTAGTAGAACTGTAGAGATTGAAACAATCAATAAGGATGTTGAGCGATTAGGTCATCTTATTGAAATTAGGAATAAGGCCAATTCAGAAGACTCCATTAAGGCTAAGACTAGAATTGATCATGTTGAGAAATATCTGGGTGAATTAAACAGACAGCTTCATAAGGCAAAGAATGAACTGAGTGAATTGATTGATTACCGAAACGGCATTGTCGAATTAGAAAAAATTCAAGATCAATTATTGAAACTCTCTAAAGAACATTCGAATAGCTCGCTCGAAGCTCTGGAAGTTTTGAGAAACGAAATAGCTACAGAGTGCCTTAAGAAATTACAAATTGAACTAGCTCAGAAGAATGCGATCTTGACTGACGCAATGATGCAAAATAACATCATTGCTGACATAGAACGAAACATCAAGTTTTATGAAGAGCAACTAAGTATCGCGGATGCTGTCGTTGAGGCACTGTCTCCAACCGAAGGATTGATAGCGGAAGGATTATTGGGGTTTATAAAGTCTTATGTTTCTAAAATGAACATTTTGATATCCAGAATATGGACTTACAGAATGGAAGTTCAAGATTGTAAAGACGCTGATTCTGAATCTGCCGAACTAGACTACAAATTTCCAGTAATCATTCAATCGGATGATAATAGGATTCCGGATGTATCTAAATGCAGTACCGGTCAAAGAGAAATCATCGATCTTTCATTTAAGATTGTTGCGATGAATTATCTTGGTATGTCTAATTTTCCTTTGGTTTTAGATGAGTTGGGTTCAGCAATGGATCCAGAACATCGCTTCCAAGTCGTGCATCTTATAAACTTCCTGATTGAGCAGTGTTCTTTTAGCCAGTTGTTTATTGTAAGTCACGATTATGCTCAGTATGGATCTTTGGGCAATATGCAAACTTGTGTTATCTGTCCAAACAACATCGTTGTGCCTGATAAATATAACGAACACGTTGTTATTAGCTGATACGGCATAAAGAGGGGAATTCCCCTCTTTATGCCGTTATATGACTTGATTAAATCCGTCTAACTGAGTGTTAGTTAAAAGATTCAATCTGTTTGCATAAGTTATGGTAACAGGAACAGCTACAGAGTCTATCCAGATTAAAGATTCTGGATCGGCTTCTAAGAGTAGTGATGTGGTCGTCAGAGAATTCAGTGCGGTGTTCTTAATGTCTTCTGCTGCCAGAGGATAACTTAAACTCAAATTAATCTGATTAAGTATTTCATGAATTGTGAAATCACCATCATTATCGACGTATATGGTCAAAGGAGTAGTTACTCCTTGAAAATGAGTCTTTAACTCTCTGCGACGATACATCAGTGCGTTACTTAGTTTTTGATAGTAACGATCATCGTAGTCTGTATCTGTGTCGAATTTAATCAGCGTATTTGGGTCATCCAGTATTTCTGGACGAGTGTCTAGTCGCTGAGGGCTACTGTATCTTACTTTAGATAAAGGTATTCTTATTCCTTCTGATTCGAATATCAAATCAGTTAGAAGTTCTAATCTACTTTTACCAAGGTCTTCATTGTCAATAACGACTGTCATATTAGTTTCCAGTTAAGGTTCTTAAAGACAAACCAATTTTCAAATAATGTCCTCGTCCGTACTCATATGGATCTTTCGGATCTTTTACATTATTGATATTATTTAAATTGGATGTATCAAATGTTTGGAACATGTAATTATCCATTTGATCGTTGACAACATTCAATGACCAAAATGGTTTTTCTTCAGTTACCCAATATTCACTAACTCTACCATAGCCAGTAAACAATGGATAAACCGGTTTGTTGTAAGATATAAATGTTCCAGGAATTTTACTAGTGGGTAATTCTTCTCTTTCGACAAATATATCTAAAGAATTTATAGCCACTAAAAATGATTGAGATAAAGTGGCGTATTTTCTCAACACAACGTCACTGGTCAACTGAGGGTAATTAACAAGATCTGGATTATTTTCATCAAGATCGAGTCCTAGTGACGATAAGTCTATATATTTCTTAGATTCAAAATATCTTTCAAGAATCGGATAATTCTGGAATTCAATAGCCACTATTGAATCTGATATTCTGTAGAATGTTTTTCTATCTAGAATATGCAAATAACCACCCAACACTATTCCCAGCGTCTTACCGTTTAGATTTAAACCTGTGTCAATATACATCACTTTACTTAAAGGGACGTCGGGATATCTTCTATGAATCATTGAGTCCGTTATAGGAATCAAATCTAATTCAGCAACATTGTTAAAACTATGTATGCCGACATTTGTTTGACCGCACAATCTTCTACTCTTTGCGCCATCTACAACTAATAACTTACTGCCGTCGGTATCTGTCAAATGAAACATTCCATTAACGGATACCAAGCAACGTGACTGCATCCTATGGTAGTCTGTATCTTGTTTAGTTAGCGCTAACCAATCTCTATCAGGATAAGGGGTTGGTGAATTAAGTATACCGTTTTGGTCAACTGGTGTTATTTTGTAACCAGATCTAACAGCATCTCTATATTTAACATATTTGTTTTCTATGGTGTACTTGCCTTGAACAGTGGGTAATGTTGTGTTTCCATTACTAACTAAAAACTGACTCAAAGTGTCATTCAGCACACTGGCTCTTGCTTTTATTTTTTCAAGATCAAGAGTTAAAAAAACATTTTGATTGAAAGTAGATTTTAGAGTCAAGTATACCGACTCGTAAGTCGAATATATTGAAACCATAGGAACATTAGAGATTTGTATTTCCTGCCATCTCTTAACGCCAACTTTCGGTAAACCTATGGCAGATATTAATTCGTACATGTTTTACCTTTTTAATAAAATTGCGGGCTTAACGCTTCAAATAATGTGATCTATCAACAAGCAATTTCATCGATTGCTAACTATAACGGCATTCAAAAATGAGCACTACATACGATTTTGATCCGACAGGAACTAACCTGGCAAACAGAGTGGTCGGTGAACAACACGTCGTCAACTCTTTAGACTTCAGAGAATACAATTTTGTAATACCTAAACTGGCTCCCTTCTTTGGAGAAAACGCAGTCATCAGCTTTACTGATGTCAATGGCGTTACCAGAGTATTGAATGAAGGTGTCGATTTTGTATTCTCGCATCAATTTATTCAAGCTTCTAAAGCTACTGCTAAGCCAGTCTTTGGATCGATAACTTTTTTAAATAACGCAACCACTGGTGTTGTTAATATTACCTACAATACAATTGGTGGTATTTGGACAATCAGTGAAACCGAAATAGCCACAATCATTGCTGAGGCTCTTTATAATCCGAGAGTGACCAGTTGGGAACAAGTTGTTGAATTACCAATCATGTTCCCAGTGATTGATCATGAATGGAATACAACCGATCTAATTGGTGCTTCGGATGTGGTCGCTTCTATAGAGGCCGTCAGAGATGCAGTTCTCGCATCTTCAGGCTCTCCTAACAGCGGGCACTTTACCGACACCAATAACCCACACCAGACAACCAAGGCTCAAGTCGGTTTAGGTAATGTTCAAAACTATCCAATAGCAACCAGCACTGAAGCTCTGGCTGGTTCATCAAATGCAACATACATGACTCCAGCTCTTGTTAAGCTGGCGATCGACTCTGCATCAAACATACCTCTGCAACAACACATTCAGAACACCAACAATCCTCACGCCACCACTAAGGCGCAGGTTGGTCTAGGTAATGTTGATAATTATGCTACCGCAACTGTAGCTCAGGCTCAAGCAGGTACTGCTACGAATTTATTTGTTACTCCAGCCGGTGTTAAAGCTGTTTCGGATATAGTTCAGCAACTATTACAACAGCACGTAGATGATCAAAATAATCCGCACGCCACTACGAAAGATCAAATAGGTTTCGTAAATCTCAGAGACTATCCGATTGCGACTCAAGCGGAAGCTGAGGCAGGATTATCTTCTGAAAGATATATGTCTCCTTTGAGAACACGACAAGCAATAGATGCATTGGCCGTTACTCCTCTGAGTAGTCACGTTAATAACATTGCTAACCCACACCAAACTAATAAAGCTCAAGTGGGATTAGGTAATGTTCCGAATTATGGCGCAGCAAGTGATACCGAAGCTATTGCTTTGGCCGCTACAGATAAATTAATCACTCCAATTACTCTTGGAGCTGCTTTATCTAAGTATAATTTTGGCTTTCCAGGTTTGACCGCCACAACCATAGCGCCGGTACTTCCAGCAGCATATAGCGGGCTCAGACTTGCCAGAATAGACAACACCACAATCGATTTACAGACCACCCACGCGTCGCTGGCATACATGGCTTGCCCAAGTAACATAAACGATGACGCTGCTCAATCTGATTTCTTATATCGATATACCGATCCCTTGAATCCAAATGGATCCCGCGCTCAAAATGGTCGCTATCTGAAAATGCCCCCTGCCGGGTACTTCCAAAGACCATACGATGCCGCTATCTCCGGGGCTAATCCTTATAAACTTCAAGAAAACCAATACGCATATGCGACAGGTTCTGAAAATGGACCTAAGTCATATCCAGTTTATGTTTGGATATGGTACTAAAAACAAAACAGACCTGCTGCATAGGAGAATTAAATGCCTTTAACACCAGTAAGATACGAATTAGATATAACCGGAGTTAATCCGAATAATAAAGTAACAGCAGAACCACATACTCTTAGCAATAGAAATGTGCGAGCCATCGCTTTAGAGTTCGGTTTATTCTTTGCTGACTCAGTTCAGATTAAAGATGTCGCAACTGATACTTATTTAAATAACACTCAATTTCAATCAGTTGAATTTCAAGTATTTCCATCAGCAAGATATGGTAAGAACATTTGTGGTGTAATCATCATAACTGATCCTGCTGTTTCTCAGAATGTGGAAGTCACCTATCAAGTTCTAGGTGGTGAGTATACTTCTAATTCTAGCACCATAGTTAACATGCTTCAGAATCTAGATTTAGATTCGAGACCTGTTAATTGGCCCTTGATCCTACACAAACCTTCCGGATTTAATCCGGCTCCACACTACCACGACATTGGTGATGTTTATGGTTTTGAGTACATAACTCACGCTCTCGAAAGATTGAGAACGGCAATTCTGATAGGCGACGAAGCAGCCCATGACGAGTTGAGAAGATACATAGACCAATGGGGTCAGACTCTAAACGGAATGATAAATTCCAGCGGTCAAAACATATCTGGACACACTACGGATACAAACAATCCTCATAACACAACTAAAGGACAAGTTGGTCTAGGTAATGTTGATAATTATGCTACAGCTAGCACAACAGAAGCACAAGCAGGTACGGCGAACAATAAGTTCATGACTCCTTCATTGGTTAAGCAGGCAATCGATCAATTTGCTGCTCCTCTTAACCACACTCATACTTTTGCTTCCTTGACTTCGAAACCAACAACACTTGCTGGTTATGGAGTTAATTTTGTTGATGTTACTGGAGCCATAACGACTGGAACAAATGTTAAGGTCAATGCCGCTGGAGGTAATTATTCTCAACTCAATTCTACGGAAGTTAGCTTCGTAGGAGCGAACACTTATAAGCAAGGTGGAATAAGCTGCACTACGAATATTGGCTTGAACAATGGTGGTACAATTGAGTATCAGGCAGCCAATCACTCCTTCTTAGGTAATGTGGGTTCTACTGGAGATATAACCTATTACGCCTCTGACGAGCGTTTAAAGCAGAACATAACTCCAATAACTGATGGTTTGAGTAAGCTTATTAAAATAGGAGCTTATCGATACAATTGGGATGTTGAGAAGTGCTCCGAACTAGGCTTTACTCCCGAGAGATATCAAGAACACGGATTGATTGCTCAAAAAGTAAATGAGGTGTACCCAGAAGCAGTGGGTCCTACTTCTTTCAGTCCTGAATATTTAACTGTTAAACATCACCGCATGGTTCCTCTGTTAATATCTAGCGTTATAGAACTTAACGATAGACTTAAGAAAGCAGAAGAACAAATAAAGATTCTTTTGGAGAATAAGTAATGGCTACTGCAACTGCAACTATTTCAGTGGCGGTTATAAAGCAGCCGCAATACTTAGGCTCCGGTACGGTTGCTGCTAATAGAGTAAGCATGGGTGATTTAAAGAATGTTTACGGCGGCAATACAAATCCAAAGATTTCAGAATACTACTCTGGAGGTAATTTTGTCTCTAAACCACCTCCAGTTAGTGCTTCTCAAAATGGAGTGATTCCAGAAAATGGTGATATAAGTTTGGGTAAGTTTCTGGGAACAACAAACGAATATCTTAATACCATTGAATATCCAATCATCAGTAGAGCCGGTAATTGGAGATTGTATTTACCTAAACTACCATCTGGTTGGCCTTCTGCCAAACTAGCAGGAAGATTGATAGGTGGCGGAGGTGGCGGAGGTGGCGGTTGGGGTAACGGAGCACCAAATCACGTAACTCCAGCCGCTGCCGGTGGTGGTGGTGGCAGTGGTATTGATATAGACTTAACTACTTTAAACACTAATTTTAATACCAACCAAATGACTAAGGTTGATCAAATAGCTGCTTCTGAAGCTAGTTATTTTGACTTAGTTATAGGTGGTGGTGGCGGTAGAAGCTGGAGTACTGGAGACTGGAATAACGGAGGAGATACTTCGCAACATCCGGGCGGTGCTGGCGGATATAGTTATTTAAACCTATACAACAGAAGTACTGGACAATCCTCTAATATTGCGACTTCTCCCGGCGGTAACGGTGGTGAAGGAGGTACTTATGGATGGTCTAATGCCGGATATACTGAAGGTGGATGGCCTAATGGTGGGCGAGGTGGTGCCGGTAGAGGCGCTTGGTTCACTGGTGGTAATGGCGGCGGTAACAGTTTAGGCGCTGGTGGTAATGGCGGTTACGCTGATGGATGGGGCTCAGACGCTGTCAATCCGGGAACTGGAGGCGGTGGCGGTGGAGCCAGAGCTGTCAGTTCGGATTATGGCGATGGCGCGCCAGGAGGCAATGGTGCTGCTGGTTATGGAAGAATAATACTACAGAAGGGTACATAATGGCACTATCCATAGCTCAAGACTATCTTGGTGTGATATTCGTTAAAGACGTGCAAGTCGATTTCACAGCTGTGCGAATAACATCCAGCATAGGACTAGTAACCGCATCCATATCTCCAGCATTACCAAATGGACTATCTTTAAGTGTTGTCTCTGGTAATGTAAAAATAACAGGTAAGCCAACTGTTGATGTTAACATGGCGGATTATGTTATTACAGTTAATGACCAGTCATAACAGCATAAAGAGGGGAATTCCCCTCTTTATGCCTTGTGTTATTTTAGGGATTGATTATAAACCCTAAATACTTCTTTGTATATGTTTCCAATTTTCTGTCTCTCATCTTCTAATTGAGTACTTCCCTCAATTAGTTCAATGTATTTAAATGGAATTTTTGGAATGTCTTGATTTAGATTATCTTGTATTTCTAAATCTATTTTTATCCATGTTTCTCCATTAAGTTTATTAGTGCTCGTATCTATTTCAAATTTAAACTTAACGCCTTGTTCATTTTCAACAGGTATGAAGTATCTTCTCTTTAACAGACCATCAGGACAAATGGTCTTGAACATCTGAAATATATCGTTCGTAACAGGTAGTGAAGCTTCATTACGTCCAGTTTGTTCTTTTGTTTTAATTGTTTGGACGTAAGTTACAACTCCATCTTTATTGATGGTTTTTCTGCAACGAACAGATCCAAGCATTACATCTTTATTCTTAGAAGGAATACCCCATTGTTCTTGATCTTCCCAACCTTGTGACAAATTAATTATCTCGTCTAGATTTTCCACACGAGCGTAGTATTCTAATTCTATTTCTTTTCTGGAATTTCCATCGGAAATATCTTCCATCGATATTTTTAAATGTTTCATTATTTCTAAAGAAAATGATTGATCTATACAATAATGAAACGGCATAAAAAAGAGATGGAGTTACCCATCTCTTTCAAGATTCAGCTGAGTATGAATTTAGTCAAATCAACGAATGAGCTTAGAAAAGAACCCAGTAGACTTTCATTGAAAGGTTTACCTTGAACAACAACAGTGTAGCTCATTGATAAAACAATAACAGTAAAAGAAAATACCAGAGAACCAACTAGAGATTTAATAACCCAATGCTTTAGCTCTCGATTATCTCTATTTTGTTCGTACTCTTCTCTATGTTTAAAAATATTCCACGGATAGGGTTGTCCGTGTGTTTTGGGCACTTCTTGCCCTTGATTATCTTTATTTAGTTCTTGAGTCATACTGCACCCCTATCGTTACTTAGGTAATGCCTTATCTGATTCTTCTGCAGCTTTTTCTTGGTTAAGCTTCCACTGTCGAATATTAGAAAAACGGACATTACATAAGATTATTGATTTCTGATGTTCTGTCAATGATGCAAACAGTATTCTTTCTTTTTCAGAAGGAAGAGAATCTAGATACGTGTCTATATCTGGAGGAGTTGGTAACTCACAGCCTTTGAGCATTTCTTCAGGAGGAGCAATAACTGTTGTCTTATGTTGAACAACGGTTATTACTTTATCCTCTCCTCTATTGATGATGCCGGTGAGGATACCTAAAGCAGCAATTACAGCTAAGAGGATTTCCATGATTTTAACTCACTTACATCTTTCGTGTTGTGGATTTTGCTTGCAATAGAAAAGCCAAGCTCCCTTTATGCGTTCCGAACTTATTTCACGTTCCATTGCAATTTTATTCGCATCGGTCTTTGGAAGAGCATCGTACTTCTTAATGATTGCTGTAATCTTTCTGTCAATGTCTCTCTCAATACCGCTCAGAATCTCATTTTTTTCCTGTAGATCTCGAGACAATTGTTTAATTGTCTCTTCACTTACTTTTTGAATGCGATTCTTAGATTCAATATCTTTTTCAAGATTAGCTTTAGCAATCAACAAAGAATTATTTTCAATGCTTAGATTGGTTAGAGCGGATTGTTGTTGCTTATACAGAAAAGCGAAAGTTACACCAACTATCAAAGCTATCAAAGTTATGATAAGCATCAATCTGTTAAGAACATTACTCATAAATGAATCACTGTTGGGTTTTTCCATTTTAACATTTCCTTATCAAAGTTCTCTTTGAGTTTACGATATTTCCAATAAGCTATAGCTATAGCGTCTATTGAATGTTCGTCCAATTTATCTAAACTTACTTCTCCAACGTAGTTGAGATTATTAAGTTTTAAGATGGCTTCTTGAACTTGCTCTTTTTTGGCATTACCTTTTGCACCAGTTGCAATTTTAGCAGTAGGTGGATCGACCAATTCAAGAGACAATAATCTAGAATATTCAAAACAAGCATATCTGATTGCACAAACCACCTCAGTTAATGCAGCGAAAGCGCTTGGTCTTCTTGAATTATAAAAAGGAGACTCACAAACAATTGATATTGGATTTACATCACAGAGTATCGAAATGATGTTTTGTTTATGAGCTTCTATTCTTGCAAATTTATCGCCAAATATTGAGGCGATTTCTTTAGACATTCCTAGTTTAGAACCTATATATGTCTTCGATGTTGTTTCTATTATTTCGAATGTGGTGACGTCTATATGCATGACACATAGACCCAGGGTTTCGGACCCTGGGTCTATGCCTATGATGCTACCAACATTACCAGCTTGAGCTGGTAACAAATTCATACTTAACCAACAAACGACCAAAGTGGCTCTGTTGCACCAACATCCAAAGCAACAGAAGTACCATTGTTCGCAGCCGAAGCAGGAATAAGGGTTGAAACAAAAGATGCAATTTGAGTTGCTATTGTTTCGTTAAAGTTAAACGTACCACCGTTAGAAGCATTGACCGTTATAACACGATCAATACTATAGCATAGTCCGATCTCAGAGATGATCGCATACCCTTCATCATTATAGATGATTTGTGCAACATTCTTAAATTCAGCAATATCGTCAGCTGTCAAGCTTAGATTAAGTCTTGCAGCAACAGTGGTGTAATCACCATCGACAGTATTGGTGCCGTTGTTATTAATTGCTGGAGGAGTGGGATTTAGATTCGATGCAGTGGGAACAAACGAGCTGGATGTTTCTTGTCCGTTTTGAATGTTCTTCTCTTCCATGGTTACGGTTAGATTGGTTTTATCTATCCGACGACCATAATACGCAATATAGGAAGTACCGTTATGCGTTTCTGTTCTTCTGAGACAATACTTAGCTCTTTGAACTGGAGACAAGTCGTTGTTGGTTTCTCTTAGAACAAAGGGAAGTTGATTATACAGGCTTGCATCAGTACCCCGATGCACTACTGGTTCAGGTTTAGCAATACCATTAGCCCCAACCGAGAATGAGTGACCGCCATTACCAATCACATAACATGCAATCGAAGGGAATTCACCGGCTGAAGGTAACGTGCTCGCTAAGATGCTGAGTTTTTCATTTACTCGTGTAAATTCCTTGTATTCCGGATCTACTTTGAGAGAGAGGCAAGTTTGAATATAACTGCCGTATATCGATCTTGTGTTATTGTCCACGTTTTTTCCTTACAAAGATAATCAAAATATTTAAAATCAAAGTAAAAAATCAATAATTCCATATATCTTTTAACATAGACTTATTCTGATCAGTCATGCTTAGATAAAGGTCAACTCCTGGCACAGGTTCTATTTGAACATCGCCAGTATTTATGACAGGATTTACAGATCTTACATCGAGGGATAGTGCTTGTCGATAAATGTATGCGGTTATAGAATCAGAAACCAAAGGCTCTGATGTTAACTCATAGTTTATCGTCTTATTAACGCGTATACCAACATTCATGTCAAATTCTTTCGAACCAAGCTCGAAAGATTGTTTATCGTTGATTGTGGTTTTAGTATTTTCCACATCTAAGACATTGACAATTTTATTTTGCTGATCCATTGTTTGTTCAAAGTTATCTAACCTGAGAACATTACAAGGAGCATCCATTATTGGTGTTGCATTGACAATAACAGAATACTGAGTTGAATAACTGCCTAACTGTTCCATGAGTTTTATCATGGCTGCTTGAATCTGTCTTAATCCAATCTCATCTTCTAAAGAACCACCTATTGCTTTCTTTAGTATTTCTTTATACAGATTCTCTAAGTCGCCATTGCTGTAGCTAGAAATATCTATATTCTGCTGAGAGAACCATTGCGCGTATGTTTGCCCAGCTGTGCCTAATTGGATAACTGAGTTACTCCAGCACCTAGACATCATTGCTATTTTTTGTCCTCTGGCTTCTGACTTCTGCTCAGCAACTACCATGTAGTATTGTTTAAGAGCTGCTTTGTGTAACTTCACACACCATCTTCTAAAAGCAAGTGTCGTGACGTATTGTTCGTTAGGCGGTAATTCCGATAATAGAGATTGTGCAAAATCAGAACTAACTCTTTTACTATCCACAACAGACATTAAATCAGAGACTCCGGGTCTTGGTAGTCTGAGTACTCTTTTTGCAATGATTTTCGGCAGATGTGTTAGTTCTATACCTATTGTTTTGTAATAGGCATATATGAATAATTCTAACGCTCTATTTGCTCTGATGGTTAGTACTTCAGCAGTGGATGGCATTTCAATAGGTAAAAAAGTCCTATACAAACCAGTACCGCTTAAATGGAACCATTGATTCAACAATGTGTCTGCAAGAGTATAGTGTTCACTTCCAGCATAATCAATCATTGTAGATTCTACTAACTTAGTCCTAAGACTGTTAGATAGTGAATTCTGCATTGTCTTAATTATCTTTGGCTCATACTCTTCTCTGTACTTAATGTTATCTCTTGCCAAGCTGTCTTCTTTATTAAGTACTTCTTCAAGAGTAAACAAATTCTTAGAATCAAAATTGTTTCTTGTATTCAGAGGATTCTTTCTGAACTTAACAATTGGTCTAAGTTGAGTAGGTTGATCTGTTAAATCGTGCTTCATCTTGTATTCTGCCAGAGGAATGCCTCTTACAGTTAACAAGTTATCCATCAACCAATGAAACACAGCGTTCTTACCATTATTTCTAGCAATGTAAGCTATATTTCTATAAAGAAACAACTGCTGTTTTCTACTCATATACGGAATATACCCATCAAGCATTCCGTGACTGGCTAAATATTGTTTGAGGTGGTAAGAGTGTACTTCGTTCGTTTTACAAGCTTTTAAACGAAAATTAATGATTGCTGGTACTAAATTCAAAAACAAATTACCCAGCATTGTAGCTGTGTATAAATTGTCTGACAGCTTGAATTGTATGTTATCCCATCTACCAAGATAATCATATATCCAATTTTGAATCTTACCAATTAGAGAATATTCGTGTTCTTCAATTAGATTTGGTGGATACGAAAGTATTGTTCCAGGCCGAGATTCTATGGCGTATCCTATGTCGCAAGGATAAAGAATGCCTAAAATCAATCTTTCCTGGTCAGGATATCGACTTATGAGTTCTTTATAGTTTCTAGTTCCATATTGATAAGCAGAGGCCGTACCAGTATGGATCTGTAAATTAGCTTTAGAGAAAGTAATTGTCTCTAAGGTGTCCAAAGAAACAACAGTCATCGGAGTGTCTTCAGAATGATATTCCCCTGAAACATTTAGGTAATACCTCCATGTGGTGGGACTATATTCATCAACAACTTGATCACCGTATTTCTCTATCAGTTGTTTATTTAAAGCTATAGCAGTATCGTGGCTCTTTATAACTATCGAAGAAGCCAGCTGTATTATGCTATCAGTGTAAATTTGATAATAGTTGTTTTTCATCTCGATTATACTCCAAAGGAGTTTTTTCAATCATGAGTAAAGATAAAGTAATCAGTCTTTCTTCTTCAGCTGGTGCTAATTCGTACCCGGCTTTGAATGTATTGACAAACAATCATGAACTTGCTGCTTTGGTTAGTAAATTGGTGGAACCAGTTAGAAAACCAACAAGAGACAGACAAGGTAATGTCATTGGTAACGGTACCAGTGGTGCTGAGTTGCAAAAGATATCTTTGGATAAAGCCAGAGATATAACTGATGCACAATCGATCATTCAACTCCTACCAGATATGGAGTTGTCGATTCAGATCTTAATCAGCTCAATCATGTCACCAAAAGACATGATGACTGGTGAGCTAACTTTCTCTGGTCCTGAATCCATATTGACAACTAAGTCATCATCAGCCATAACAAATTTGATCAGACAACATTTTGATCAGTCCTATAAAATAAAGCAACAGCTACCTAACATACTAAAGAACGTCTTGTTTGAAAGAGGTTCGCACGTATTGACCGTTATTCCTGAAAACAGTGTGGATGAATTGATTAATAGAAATCAAACCATCACCATGGAAGACTTGAATCAAACTAGAATTTATGATTCAAATGGAATTGTCAATAATTTAGGAATCTTAGGTAAAAGAGAAGTAGATTCTAGTTCTCAAAAATTTATCGGGATTGCTAATGAAAATTTTAGCGATATAAATCCATCTTCCGGTTCCGGCGAATTTTTAGTAATGGAAGACAGTAGTGAAAAGATAGAAATCAGATCTTGCCTAATTACTGATAACATCAATATTCTTCGTTTACCATTTATTGCTGACAAACTAAGAAGTCAGAAGATAAATAGATACGCAAAGAATGCCGGTTTGGAAAATATCAGCACCAGTACATTAGAAGTTGGTAGGTTGGTAAAAAGTAAAGATAACAAAGATAATCCTTTTAAGGATTTGACCGCAGGCAAGATTCAATCTATTCTCTATAAACAAAGTCCAAATAGATTTACCCCGATCATTCGATTAAAGGGAGATTCTGAACTTAAGAGAAGATCGATTGGTGCTCCATTGGTGATGGAGCTTCCTTCTGAATCTGTTATTCCTGTTTTTACTCCAGGTAATAAAAACAGACACGTTGGTTATTTTGTTCTTATTGATAACAACGGAAATCCCGTTTGTAAAGATAACACAATCGATTATTACAAACAACTTGAAGACCGTTTTAGTGGCAGTACAACTACGTCAGGTAATAATCAAGCCAGTAAAATAATTGAAATGGTCAAGAGAGGAATGGGGGCTACAACAGGAACCCACATGAATCGAGACCACGTTGATGCCATGGCTAAAGTCTTTGAAGACATGATCGAAAAAGATCTTATAGCAAGACTTAAGAACGGTATATATACCAACGGTGTAGAAATAGGTAGTAATGCTGAAGTTGCACGCATTATGATGTCTAGAGTTCTGGCAGGTCAAAATACTCAATTATTGTTCATTCCATCAGAGATGATGACGTACTTTGCTTTGAAGTATGATGAGAACGGTATGGGTAAGAGCATGCTCGACGACATGAAGATTTTAAATAGTCTTCGAGTTGTTCTGATGTTCTCGAATATCATGGCCAGTATTAGAAACTCTATCGGCAAGACCAACGTTAACATCAAATTAGACGAAGACGATCCTGATCCGCAAAAAACCGTAGACATGATGATGGATGCGGTAATGAAATCTAGATCTAATTCGTTCCCAGTTGGTAGTAGTAATCCGGCAGACATAGTCAATTATCTGCAAAGAGCAGGTATAAGTTTTACATATGAAGGTCATCCAGGTTGGCCAGATGTCAAGGCAGACATAACTGAGGCTGGTTTGTCATCAATTAAACCCGATAATGAACTTGATGAGATGCTTAGAAATAGAAGCATCCAGGCAACGGGTGTTACTCCGGAAATGGTTGATGCTGGCAGCGGTGCTGAATTTGCAACGAGCGTTGCAAATAATCATATTCTTCTGTCTAGACGAGTTCTTCAGATTCAGGAAATGATTGAGCCTGAGTTAAGTTCTCATGCTAGGAAGATATTCTACGCCACTCCTTCGCTTGTTGAGGAAGCTAAAAATATCATCAAAGAAGATTTTGCTAACAACGTTTCAAAACTTTCTGAAGACGAGAAGAAAATTTTCGAAGGACCCGAAGCTAAAGATCAATTAATTGATTTGATGTTAGATCAATTCATCAATGGAATTGAGCTGAAGTTCCCAAGACCGAACTCTGTAACGATGGAGAATCAAAAAGATTCTTTAGAGCAATACGTTGATTTGCTTGATAAGGCTTTGGAGTTTGTTATTTCTCCAGAATTTATGAATCAAGATATGATTGGAGATACATCCACATCAATTGATTCGATTAAGAATTCTGTAAAAGCCTATATGGTTAGAAAGTACATGATTGAAAATGGCATTCTTCCAGAACTAGGTGAACTAACAGCACTGGACGAATTCGGTAAACCAAAATCAGACATCTGGCAAGAACAAGAGGATCACTATAGAACTCTTGTTAATAATTTGCAAGATTTCTTAAAGAAAAGAGTCCCAGATAAAACGACCTCTGATTCTGAACTAGAAGCTAATGGCATACAGTTATCTGGATCTTCTGGAGGTGGTTCGGATTGGAATTCTTCATCATCTAATGACAATTCTGATAATGGATCGTCAGGCGGGAATGATTTTGGAATTGACAGTGGTATGGATGAATTAACTTCAGACCAACCTGTAAGTGATGATTCCACAGTCACTCCTGAAGCTGATTCCGATAGTGAAGCTAAGTCTTCGGCTGATGGTGATCAATCTAATAATCCCAGTCAGGACGAAACTGCATCTTAAACAAAAAAAAATAAGTAAGACATATACAGGATAGACCTTAGTGGTCTATCCTGTAATATGCCGTTGTTGATTAAGATTCCAGTCGAGCAATGATCAGGTCTTTATTCAAAGCCCCAACCACAATTTCGATCTTAACCTTATCGCGAGTCACAATGTAATTTGCTTTATTCAGCTCCACATGCTGGGCGTTATTCTTAAGAATATCACTAGCAATAGAATACAGTGCAGGAGTCAACTCAGGAGTCAACATCGAGACTTTGTTCGGGAAAGAAATGTTCAAATCACAAGCATTCAGATTGATGTGCGTCAGAGATACAGAGTGAGTCAAGCTCACAATGCAATCTGCTTTCAGCAAATCCAAATCTTCTTTACCAGTGATGTTCGCGATGATTTGATAAAGTTCAGCCCGATCAGAAAGACTAATGGTCTTAGTGATGATGTCGTCTTCAGAGAACTTCAGAGTTTCAGCAATTCGATGACCGTGTCGTTTACGCAATTCGGCATCAAGCACCATGGCGTCATCAACAAAGTCATCAATCTTAAGAGTCAGCATCATTTCTGTACTAAGGAAATGATTGACTGCTTCCGTCAACTTAGTGTTAACGATGTTGTAGATTTGACTGAAATCCTTACTATCATGCATCTTAAGAACGTCCACCGCTTTCTCAAACGTTGTGGCGTTTGCAATAGCGTTGACGAACTCACCATACTTCTTCGCAAGTTCAATTGAACCTTCAGTATCGCAAGCGCCGTTCTCATCAAAGTATTGTGCTGCGATTGGTGTGTGAATTTGGAAAGTAGTCATTGCTGCAGAGTCAATATCGTCGAGCTTGCCAGCAAAAATACTTTCGATTCGAGATTCATAAATAGAACTATCTTCACTCACCGTAACCGGAATGCTATCTGAGAATGACAGTTTAAACTTAGTCAGTTCTGGCTCCGGCATGTTCACGATCTTCTCCTTTTCAACTTCACTCTTATTACTTGGAATGAAACGACTGGTATTTCGATGTGTTCGACCAATCGCGTGCTTGTCTGGGTCCACAGTATCTCCTTCTCTGATCTTCTTTAGAACAACAATCACGTTATTCTCATCATCAACTTTCATGTATGGACGATGAGTTTTAGGGTTGTATGCTGGAATATATGGTTGCTTATCGGTGGGTTTCCATTTAAGCTCGCCAAATTCATACAGCTTATTTTTATCGATCACACTTGTCTTGGTAATCTCACTGGCAACAGGTTGTTGGACCTGTTGATTTTGAGAAGACATTGGTTGCTGATTAAAGTTATGATCGGGTAGATCAACAGCACTTACCGAGGAACTGGCAACTCCAACGATCGCATCCGAATTAAACGACTTATTCGATTGCCTCCAACCACCAGATTGCGCCGGTTGCTGAACTTGATCATTGGTAGGCAGACTCCAACGAGACGGTTTATCGGTGGTTGCGTTATTGCTAAACCGATTAGGGATCGTCTGTTGCTGCGATTGAGTCTGACGAGGAGGATGGTCCCAGCGAGTGTTAACAGGCGAATCCATGGTCTTTTGAGGCTGCGAGAAAGGGCTATTCTGCTGCATCGCATTCCATCGTGCCGGTTGGGTTTGTTGCATACCCATGCCTTGCATTCCACCCATCATCATGCCGCCACCCATTGACATAGTGCCTCTGGATTGGTTCTGGGCATTCTGAATCTGTTGTTGCAGATACGACATTGATCCAGCTGCTTTATTCGCTTCCTGAATCTGTTGTGGATTCAAGTATTGACCAAGAGCCTGATAGTTAAAAAGAGCAGCCGAAGCAAACCCTTGACAACATGTCGCTACTGCTTGACCAATCGCACTATTAACAGCAGTACCACCCTGCATTACTAGCAAAGTAGCTACATCACCAATCATCTGTACCAATTCGGCAAATTGTTGATTGTTGAAATGATTCTGCCCAAACATGTTGTACATGAACATTCTCAGAGGATTCTTACCGGCGTTAGCCTGAATCTCCGAGATGGCACAAGTTGTAATGTACGGAAGGTATTCAGCCATACCAGGATGAAGACCAACTTGCGGGAGAAAGTGTGGATTACCCGATACAACTTGAATTGGTTGCATCATCATCCGAGTTGGATCTACGGGTAGTTGCATTTGGTTTGTCTGAAAATTCATTGTGTTTCCTTTAATAGCCAAATCTTAAGAATCTAGATTCTTTTGAATGGCGTCCAGCATATCTTTAGTCTTAGGATTGCGAACAATAACACCCTTCTCATCTGTCATGCAGTGGAAGTTAATGCGTTCTCGTCCAGTCGGGCCACTCTTAGGCATACCGCTATATGCTGCTACTTCAGCAATAGAAACATGCAGTGCTTTACTTGGGTCTTGGATGGCTGCTCGATCATTATTCTTGCCTCGTCCTCTTCCAGAAGAATTAGACTGGGGAACAAGTGTAGAAGTTATCTTAAAGGTTTTGTTATCACCAGAATAACTGCTACTTGATACGACGCCTGAATCTTTAATCAGACTGTAAATCAAACCAGTTTTCAAATACTTACCGATGATGTTATCACATTCCTTATCAGTCAATCCCTTCTTCGCTGCAGACTTAAGTTTGTAGTGAATAAGGAAGAACGATTTAATGATGGAATAAGTGACGTGATACAGAACGTTTAGCTCTTTATCATACATCGTGTTGATCTTCGTTCGATAGTTCAACAACCAATCGTTAAAATTATTGATGATGAATGCCAGGAACTCATAGAAGTCGTTTACAACGATTCCGATCTCACGCATTCTCTCAATCATGATTGGATCAATGTATTCATCGAGAGATTCGATGTGATTCTTCATGTCGTCATAGATTCTACCATGATTGGTATCTCCAGAGAACAACATCAGACCCATCATCAACATCCAGTGCCTTGGATCATCTATGTAGCGAGCACTAATTTGCTGCGGGAAATGATCCGCGACATAATAGAACCCAGCAATAAGAGATCTTACGGTATCTGTGTATTTGGTACGAGGAATGACAATGGCAAGATTAGTCGGGGTGTAGAGTGATCTATTGAAATTCTTAGTCGGCTTAATACCGCTACTATTACAGACAACCCAATCTTCTTCCGGCCATTCGTTGTAATTGATGTTTTCAACTACAATCGGTTCACAATCAGCGAACTTTTTAAATGTTTCTTTCAGCCCGTATTTACAAAAGAGGTAATGAACCGCTGTCGTACATGCCGGAACCGCTGGTCGATTTTTTCTGTTGTTAGAATGGTAAATCTGACCATGCACAACAGGCACAATTTCACGCCTCTCTGGCGTCATATACTCGTAAGTCAATCTCTCGAATGTGAGCTTATCGCGCAACAACCGTGCAAAGATATTTGTTTCTCCAATCGAAATGACTCGATCAGAGATGACTGGAGATATGTTGAATCGACTGCCGCTGATAACAATGCTACCAGCGTCTGAAACAAATGGCAAATAAACGTATCTTGTTTGAAGTGGTTTTCCCTGAAATTCAAAGAAAAACTTCATCAAATACAAATCTGACCTGGCTGTCTCGAACGTGCTTCGAGTTTGTTTTTTAAGACCTCTTCGGGTGTTTCTTTTTCTAACTGCTTCAGCGTACTCTTCTCTAGGCGTACATCGTTCGCAACGAACATAACGCACTCCTTCAGGAAAGTCCTTAGAAGCAATTCTGAAGACATCATCAATGTATTTTTCAACATGCTTTAGATGCTTCGTTGCTAATCCATTTGCCAAATCTGGATTAAGCTTAGGAGTATCTTGATCAATTAGGCGAGCCAGTTCTGGATCGAAGGAAGCCAACTTGATCTCCTTTGTTAGTGGCTTTATTTATTTTGTTTCCTTACTAAACAAGGAAACAATACCGATGATTCCCAAGATAATTGCTGGTACTGACTTAATGAGTTCTGCTGCATTCTTGCGCTCCTGAGACGCGGCTTCATACCGATCTTTTACTCTCATTGTCTCTCGTTCCTGTGCTTCTCTTTCAAGCTGCATTTTCATTTGATGCATCTTGTTTGCGAAGTCATTAGCCTGTATCTCCATTTGTCTTTCTAAGTTATCTCTTTCCATTGTTGCTTTTTCCAATGAATTTTCAGATAACTTAAGATCCGCTTCAATCTTAGTGATCTTAGCTTGAAATTCGTTACACTTTAGCTGATCTTCATCTTGCCTGGTGTATCTAGCTTCATGATAGGCTTTATGGAGCTTAAAATACGGAGGTTCCTGGTCTAGTTCATAACGTTCCGCAAAACGACCAGATTCATCGAGTCTGCCGTTTTGTGGTTTGTTAGTCCATACATAGATTCCGTCGGTTCGAGTGCTGTCAATTACTGGATCTATCTTTACCACATCGTCACCGATGCGGAGCCATCTAGTTCCAATTTTTCCAAAATTATCTACAATATTGATGGAGTAGATAAAATTTCCACCAGTATTGTCAATCACCTCTGATTTTTGTCGATCTAGAAACTTATGTAACTCTGCTTCTCGACTATATGGGTGAAAGGGTATCGATCTGTGTCCTTTAGTGGATAGCACAAGATCTAAATCAGTTATATAAACCAGTCCTCCAGACTCTACTAAGTCATTCTCAAATATAACATATTCAAACTGATACTTACCTCTATTTAAATAGCCGGGTTTCTCATGAATGTTATATTCTTTAATTAGATTTAATTCTGGAGAATTATCGCAAATATGCGAATTTACAAACTCGATTAAGTTTTCTCGAGTCGGATGTGTGAACACATATTCAATTTGAACAACGAATGCATTGTTTGGCTCCGGTTTAGGAAGGATGTCAAATTTAATTCCATCTCTAGATGCTACTCCGATTGTTTTACATGTACCGTTTCGATATTTAACATGTCGAGATACGGGTGGTTCAATACGGCTAGAATGGAAATCAACTCCTCCGTTGGTCCATCGCTGAATGCTATTTGCCTGCTTATGTAGCATAACGACCTTCCAAGGATGATTCTAGTTCTGCTGGATATATTTCCAGCTCACGATAGTAATATGTGTCTGTTTATCTTTTCATTTTTAGGGCATAAACAGGGAGGCTTAGCCTCCCTGTTTATTATCTCAATAATGGACAGTTACCCATCCATTACTTTTGATTACTTCTCGTCAGTCCAGACAGCGATCTTGTTAGCGACCACTTCGCTCAGGTTGCTGACTTCCACAACACCCAGAACCGGCAGGTTCGTGACGTGCAGGAACGAAGCTTGAGCAGTCAGTTCCTTAGAAGTCTGACCGTTACGGCTGATCGGCAGCACGATGGTCATTTCAGGCTTGAAGGCCATGTTGCCGAAGTGCAGCGGGTTAGGCGTACCGCTGGTAGCGGTGCCGAAATCACCGAAGGTCACGAAGATCTTACCCTTGACGCGTTCGTCCAGAGTGGTGACGATCTTGCAGTTGAAGCCTTCACCCAGAGTGCGGATGTCGCCAACAACTTGCAGGTAACCAGCGGTCACCGGATCGGTAGCCAGGATGACGGTAGGCTTGGCAGCTTCACCACCATTGATGGCATCGGCAGCAGCCTTGTAACCCGAGTCACGATACAGGTTGTAAGCGATGTCACGAGCAGCGTTCACCAGAACAGCTTGAATGTCAGCAGCACGTTCATGCGACTTCGTCGAGTCGATGATTGCGCCAACGCCATTCACACCGAAGTCCAGAGGCTTCTTGATGAAAGCAGGCGTAACCAGATAACGACCAACACCCAGAACTTCCACGCGATCGAACGCATTGCTCTTTTCCAGAACGGTCTTTTCCAGAACGTCAGCAGCGCGCAGCAGCTCGGTCACGGCAGCGTTGCTGGTTTGCACGCGAGTAGCGGTAACCAGAGCGCGCAGATCTGAAGGATCCGTGCTATCACCATTGCCCAGAGGACGAGGGATAGAGATAGGAGCCAGCAGAGGAACGAAGTAGCTTTGCTGATAAGTGATGGTGTCCAGCAGCTTACCGCGTTGACGACGGTTCAGGTTCGAACGACGACCCTTCAGCTCGTAACCAATCAGAGTAGCGCCTGCGAAGGCAGCGACCACAGCAGCCACAGCGCCGTCAGTAGGGGCGTACTTGGTACCGTTAGCGTCGGTAACCGACACGACTTCCACAGCGCCAGCGTTCAGAGAAGTGGTCGAGTCTTGCAGGTTAACACTACCAGTCACGCTCACCGACAGAGCAACGTTCCAGTTACCAGAAGCCACAACTGCCAGAGCTTGCAGAGCGGTGCCGTCGTAACGCTTGGTGTCAGGCTTAATCAGCAGTGAGCTGTTTTCGAAGAACAGCTGCATCGTGCGAACAGCACCTTGTTGCGAAGGATTGAACACCGAGGTGAACAGTCCAGAGGTCGACAGACGAATCACGTCGTCGTCGGTAGTGCCTGCACCACCAGGAGCGCGCAGGATCAGGGCTTCAAGCGACAGAGCCGGATCGACTGAGTCGGTTTGATCCATCAGACCAGCAGCAACGAGAGTGTCGGTTTGCGAAATACCCAGCAGGCTGAACTTCTTACCGAAAGCCAGAGCCGAAGTAGTAACGTTTTCACCACCAACGCTAACAGTACGGGTAGCCAGAACGCTGGTGTCAACGAAGTTGGCGGCCGATGCAGCGCGGTAGACGGGCACGATGTCGGTGCTATCGTTACGCAGGATCGAAGAGTCACGCACAGCGTGAATGATGTTGCGACGGTTGAAGCTATCAACGGCACCCGATACTTGACGACGGAAATCATCAACCACGGTAACCAGCTCAACAGCGACACGATAGCCGAAGTTGTCAGGAGTAACCACCACGGTCGGGAACAGAGTTTCGCCGAATTCGTCTTGCTTAGCAGCCATCATGTTGTAAGCAACAGAGTAGATGGCGGCGTTGCGGTTGTCACGCTCGTCGTAAGCTTCAGTAGCAACCGACAGACGATCGACGCTTTCCATAGCAGGAACAACACGGTGATCTTCAGTCGAAGCAGGAGTTTGATGCTTTTGCGAGAAGTAAGCCAGGGGGTCAGCAGACACCACAGCAGCAACGCGCATTGCTTCGATCTGAGCCACAGTCAGGCTTTCCAGACCAATTTCCATGGCCGATTGCTTAACAGCACGTTCCAGAGTTTCAATGCTGGATTCAACGTTCTGAGTCGAAACAGAGTCAATCGACTCCATCGAAATAAACGACTTAGCGGTGTTCTTGCTAACGAAAGTGCTACCACCTTGTGCCAGGGCGACTTCCTGCAGTTTGGCAACCAGATGACCGATGGTCGAATTCTGAGTAGCCTTGGTCTTGTAAATAGATTTGCTCATTTTTATATCCTATTCATGCATGAATATTGAGAAAGGGTACGTCTTTTGAATTTTAATCAACAGACATCAACGACTCCAAATACAGAGTCATAGCTGGATGACTAGCAACACTCGTTGATGATTCGTACACATACAATTGCTTGATAATGTCACGAATCAACTCAGAACGTAAACTATGCATTTTCTCGGGAGAGAAACCTTGGTCATTTATCACAATACCGATTGCTCGATCTTGCAAGTCAATTAACTCATAACTCTTTTCAGAATCAGAGCTTATACCAAGTTTAGCAACAACACTGCCTTGAGCGTTGGTCTTGCTGAATAGTCTGTCTCTAATCAAATCTAATACGCCTTCAGTGTGACTGATGGCAGTAATTTGATTCAATAGATAAGACTGATCTTCTGGTGTAGCGCGCACACTCCACTCATAAAAGATATTGGAAAAAATCTTACTATTTTTATTTTTGAAGATTTTTAATTCGAATTCATCAGAGGCAAGAGCTGATATTCCTGCCAAATCAGACGCAGAAAGCGTTGATTTTATTTTAGAAAATTGGAGTAAGTCTGATGCATTCAGACCGTTTAAGCGCAATGCACTTATAACCCAATGCGGTATTAGATATATCTTGGTGCTGAACATATTCTTTATCTGTTTAGATGGAAACTTGAGATCATCATCTACACAATTGGTTATTTTTTCCTATATTTCTCTTTTCTATGTCGAGTTAAATCTCAGAAAAATTTAAAATAGAAGAAAGAAAATGGATAATAAACTGATCTTGATCCAGGCTATTACTCTTCTAGCTAGAGAAAGTCAATTGGAAGATGGTGGTGTAGATTCGTCCGCTATCATTCGACCTATTGCTGAAAGTGTTCAATTACCAGACATCAGCATTGGTCTTGTGGATTCCGAAAGAGAAATACTCATCGGACTAAAAAAGATTTGCATTGACATGTGTGATGCACCTGTCAAGAAATTTGAAGTACTAGATATTCTTCAAAAAGTACAATACATTTGTAGAAATGAAGAATCACTATATAAGACTCTACATAGTGGTATTTCTACAGAATTAGAACAAAATAAACTTAAGAAGGTCTGCGCTTCAATTCGTCGTTCAATTAAGAAACACGAAGATGAGAAGAAGATTTCTGAAATTCTTCAAAAGGCAGCAACTGACGTTAAATTCAACAGAGACAAAATCACAGACATTCACGCATTTGTTGCAGAAATGTATACAAAGCTAGATCCTTTTAGGACTGGTAAAGATGATGTTGATCCAGCGATTGTTGGTTGTGTTGATTTCAGTGATAAAGAATCTCTTGAAAAAGAATTTGAACTTGGTAAAGAGCTAAACGATGATCGAGGTATCCTTAAGACCGGATGGCAGGGTATTAATCGTCTTACTCAAGGTGGATTGAGAAGAGGTGAGTCGATTGTTGCGCTTGGTTTACAACATAATTTTAAAACAGGCTTTACTCTATCTTTATTTAAACACATCGCTCTTTATAACAAACCATTTATGCTTGATGAGAAGAAGAAGCCCATGCTTCTACATATCTCATTTGAAAACTCTTTGAGTCTTAACATGCCGTTCTTGTATAAGAACATCTATGAAAATAAGACTCTGCAACAAGCGGATATAGCTAGTAAAACTTCCGAAGAAATGGCAGCTTATGTCATTGAGGAATTGAAGGTTAACGGATATGAAATCAGATTCATTCACGTTAATCCTTCCTTGTGGACATATCTGGATATTCAAAACTACGTGACGTCTCTTGAAGCTGAAGGTTATGAAATTCATCTGTTGATGACTGACTACCTGAATATGATTCCAAAAACTGGTTGCGATAACACTGGTCCTCAAGGAAGTAACATTCGGGATTTGTTTAGAAGAATGCGTAACTTTTGTGCTGCAAGAAAGACAACCTTTGTTACCCCTCACCAGCTTTCCACTGAAGCAAAGATGCTTATCAGAAATGGACTAGAGGATACCTTTGTTAAAGAAGTTGCTAATAAAGGTTACTATGATAGTTGTAGAACGATTGACCAGGAAGTAGATCTGGAAATCTATTTCCACATTGTTAAGGTCGATGGTAAGTCATATTTGACAGTGCAGCGCGGTAAACATCGTTTGATCCATCAGACGAAGCCAGAATATCTTTATTGTGTTCTTCCATTTGAAGACATTGGCGATATTCGAGATGACGTTAATGGACCGGATACAACCCGTAAAAAGCCAGGTCATGGTCCTATGGGATCTACAACCTCTGTTCCTTTTTGGGATTTTAGTGGTGAAAACTCACCTACTTAAAATGAAAAAACTACTTAATAAACTAGTCACTAAGTTTTTTAAATGGATCGAATATGAAGGCATCATCGGTCCCCCTGGACCTCCCGGACCACAAGGATTGCGTGGTTTAGATGCCAAAGTACCAGATATCAACAAACATCCCGGATATACAACCATGTGTCCTTTTAACACTAAGGGGGATGGTTTGGGAATTGAAACAATTAACATAGATTGTAACTTCACTTCCTATTGCTTCAATCTGGAGAAGAATAAGGAATATATTCTTTCCTTTATTAATTACCCGCAAGAGCAATTTGCAGTAACTAAAATAAAATTACTGTTCATCAAATGTAAAGGCGGGTATATCAAGTTTGGTGACAATATTGTTTTTAATTCACCTTCTGAAATGCCGATATTTAAAGAAGGTTCAACTGTTGTTTTGGAAGTTATGACAATGGACGGTGTTACGTGGTATGCTAAAACAATTCATGGATATTGATGTTGATCCTATGAAATAAATAGGAGAATCTTCCATGTCTAAGAAACAATTAGAAGACCACATATTGACTTACCCAGATTCAAAGTCAAAAGAACTCACGGTATTTACAAGAGATGAAATCGGTGAACTCTACCACATCTCTAAAGATACTACTATCAGAGAATTTACACCAAGATTCTCTAAAAGACAAATGAGTACTGAAGACATAACCATATCTAGAGTTGTTAGTTGCCCAACAATTTATGGTTGTATACTTGCATATTCATCTATGCATGCCGATTATACGAATCTAATCACTAAAATAAATGACAAAGATTCAACGTGGAAAGGTGGGTATGTCATTTATAGATTGGATTACGAGTTTGGATTGAGTCCGAGTTCTAAATTGGTTCCTGATGTAAATTATACCGATGAAAAATGGTTAGTTGCTTACAATGAATTAACCAAAGGATACAGACCGACTAAGGTAGGTAAGATCTTTGCACAACAAATTACATATAAGCCAACTGATGACAAATTACCAACCATAGAAAGCATTTTGTTTATTGAGGTCAATGATTCTAAAGGTATTCAGTTAAGTAAGAATATAAAACTGGATAAAGGCTACTGGATTATTGAATTGCCAATATGGGATCATCAATCGTGGAAAAATCTATCTTTTAAGAACGATAATAACATTGTTGTTAAGCAGATAAACAGAGATGAATGGTTGTCTAATAAAGATGTCGTAGCAAGCATGCTTTCCGCAGAAGCTCCATCTTATTTTAATTGGTAGGGCATAAAGAGGGGATTTCCCCTCTTTATGCCCTTATGCTAAACTTCTATAGGTCAAAGCATTTCCTTGTTGAATCCAATATGTTCCATCAAATTTAAATTTGATGGAACCAACCCCTGAATTTAAACCAGCAGGATCATCATCTTTCTTAAAGATACTATTCCAAATTATTGTTCTTGCGGTGGCTGATTGCCTTATTGTGAATGTTAACTCATCACCAGTTTTAGCATATAACGGTGCATTTATTGTAACATCGGCATCCGGGACAAGAACTGTCACATTATCACCAACTAGAACATTATGCGTTACAGAGGTAGCTCTGTAGTTTCTGTTTTTATAAGATAATCCTTCGACATTCTTTACTCTAACTATAGGTAAAGATGAAGCGTTTGCTTCTATCGGATTATCTACTTGTGCAAAATCGCAATCACTTACATTTAAATACGTTGCTCTCGGAGGACTATTACTAGCAGCTCCAATCCCAATCACACCTGTTGCACCTGCTGCTTTTCTAACAGTTAAATTTTGTACAAAAAGAGTATTGTTAGCAAGTGATATACTACCAGGTGTGGTGACTGTAGCTCCATTTAAAATGAAGTTATTACCGTCTAGGTCCTTTAAAGTAATTGTGGTCGAATTTACAATTTGACCGATGCTGTAGAAACCATTAGCAGAACCAACACTGAGCACATTACCAGTTATCGATACAAAATCTCCCTGCTTCCATCCTAAATAAGCACACTCAATTGCTGCAGCAGAAGCAGAAGCAGAAATATTAGAGATCGTTTTAGTCTGCCAAACATTACCGGAGAATGAGAACCTAACCGCAAAAGCGTTAGTTGCTAATTCTTCAATTAATCCACTTATTGTTGTGTTTTCAGAATTATGTAACGTAATAGCTGCCGTAGTAGACGGCATGTTGGTGCAGACCATGTGACAATTTATTAAATTGTCTTTCGATTTCTGTATTGTTGATTCATTAGTAACCCAAACACCACCATTCGCAGGTACATTTGGTAAACTAAAATTGAGTTTATTAGACTGAGTGTCTATTAAGTAAGCGCCTTCAAATCTCTGAGCTGTTCCTGTGGTGTCGTTTATATCTATTCTACCGTTGACAGTTATATCACTGGTTCCAATAGAATGTAAGCCGTGTGAATTGATACCGCTGTGAGATAGTTCTAGATGAAGAATACACCCTGTTCCAGAGCCACCAGTCGGTGAGTTAGGAGTGCTAGGTAAGACACTATATTTACCTCTTGATATCGGCCTTACAGCTTGCACAGCTCCATTGCCGTCAACTTGAGTTACTCTATATACAGCAGGTTCATCAAAAGTACCACCAGCTATAGTTAAATCTTCTCCAACTTTATAACCTGTACCAGCGGAACATCTTATAAGTTTACCAGACGTCCAAGCAGTAAAAGTAGATCCGTCTAAACCTACATTGCTTCTGAAAGCATTGTCAGATAATTGTAACGTATCTGTTGCCGGGCTTCTAACTTGATAGAAGCCCACTAAATTCTGCATACCGTCAGAGGGAATATCAATAAATGACACAACCTCACCGGTTACTAATCCATGTCCCGCAAGACTTACTTGAACTGGATTGGCTGCAGTGACTGCAGTTGGAGTTCCGATTATTACTCCAGGAACAGCGGAATAAACGCCCTTACCATCGAAACCAGTTTCAATGTTGACATGGGCAGTTATATCTCTTAAATCATTTACCACACGGTTGTCCGGGGTGGCGTGATTCATGAACGATATTGCACCATTTCTTAGTATTCCAGCTTTTCCAATGATGTGAACTTTACCACCATAAACCTTACCAGTCTTGGTATATCCTAATGCTGAGAATGGTTTTGCGGCTGGAGTGTATGCTTTATATCCATTACCTCTGGTAGATATAACTGTAACGTTTTCTACACTAAAATTCTTCAGACTCTGGTCATCACAATACACACTGGCAGTAACTTGATCATCTCCAGTTGCAACGCCGTCGTCTCCAGATTCCACATACCCATTGGTTACACGAATATCTTCTCCGTAAAGTATGTGTAGTCCATCTTGAAATACTCTGGTTGCACCTAGTATTTTAAAGTTATTGATGTTTATTCTTTTACCGCTGATTCTAGTTGTCCAGTTGAGTGACCATAATCCAGCAATCATAGTTACGTTGTCGATATCGAGATCTTCTGCATTCATGTAATCCATGACTGCTAAATAATTCTTGTTATTTGAATCAAGAATTATATTTCTCAAACCCATCTTCCTGGCAGATCCATACCAGCTACCGTTTTTAAGTATCCATTTAGCTTTTATACACGCTACCTTGTTACTGGTAAACATGCTTTCAGAATAACTCAGATTTGTTACTTTTTTAAGAGTAGAACCATTACCATCCACTATTACAAACTCTGGATGATTGATACCATCGACGTTATATTCGTGTTCTTTTCTCAATAATGCTGTTAAAGGTCTTCCTAAAGCCAAGGCGTCGGAACTTGTATCGTTTAAAAATTCCTCAATCCTAGCCGTGTCATTGTATCCAGTACCGGGAGGTCCGATTCTGATGTCTTTTAGTTGATTTAAACTAATTAATGGCATTTTATTCTCCGAGAATTGAGAGCTAGTACGTTTTAGTACTACAATCTTCCCTGGTGTGTATTTAATTACAAACTTATGATATTGCCTAGCTCATACAGTACGGCATAAAAACGAAAGGATTAACCTTTCGTTTTTATGCATTTAACGTGATGTGTTAAATATTAATTCCAAGTTAGAAATTGAATATACTCGCCAACAGCATGATCTTTTACTTGGTTTAGAAGAATACTTAAATCCATTCCTTGTTTAAGATATTCGCCTTCTTTGGTATACAATTTATAAGCTGTAAAACTTGGATAAATGTATATCTTTAATAAATAAGCTACCTCACCATATATTTCCAAAGTTCTATTAAATATATTGAGCCTGGATATGTCCGGTTGATTGGTGAACTTTACAGATACCGATTTATCGTAGAAAATCTTAAATAGGATTTTAAGATAATTATTGATGACTGAATTAGAAATCAATTCATGATAAACTTCAGTTCTACCTGTTACTTCGTTGGTTCTGTATGGATATGTGTATCTTTGATTTGTAAGTATGATCGCTAGTATTTTTGCAATCGTGCTTGGAACCCTAACACTATTCCAGTAAAAGTTATCATAATGTTTTCTATTAATCGGAGTTTCATTAAATAGCATATTGTAATTCTCATGTATGCTAATTATATCAACACTAAACTTTTGTTTAATTTCTTCAGAGTGTAATAGTAGAAATGTATTTTCTGAAGTTTTTAAAATACTTGACAGTGTACCATCCATGATTTTACCTTTTTAAGCAAAAAAAAAATAACATAGAGCTTTTAGAGAGTAGGCATTAGCCTACTCTCTAAAGTATCAAGGACGTGAATTTGCTTGGAACTCACGCAACTCAGCTGTACGAACATCTTCCAAATACTGATGATACTTGGAGATGAAGCCGCGACTCACCAGTTTGCCGTACAAAACATCGTGCCCGTGATATTCGTGATTTTTGGTGCCGGTACTTTCATTTGGATTGTAATCCATGTCATTACCGGCATGCCGCATGATCAGGCTCCAAATTTGCTCACCAGTCAGTTGTTCAGCCAATCGCATGCGTTGCATGGTGAAAGGGTAAACGGGTGCCATACACAAAACCTCAGTGTCGGTGAGGTAATTGTAGATCACCGGGGTCGGAATTTCAGCTCGTGATACCATTTCGTATCGAACAACAAAACCAACGACTGGACTGGAATTGTTATTACCAAAAGCAATAACTGGCCGCCCAATCATCATCTCCATCTCAATGTTTTGATGACGAATTTTATTTTCTTCCGCCGCTTTCTCAATTTGTAGAGCTTTCCTGGTCATGATTGAATTGCTCAATCGAGCCATCTTCTTCGGGAAGAAAGCATACAGCATTTCAATCAGCAGTCCGTTTTGACCACTGGCTTCTTTGATGATTTGTTCATTTGTCATGTTGTTTCCTTGTGTATTCTTAAGATTGTGCTTGCTTGTAAAAAACTATCAGTGAAGAATTATTTTTGGGGGAGCTTTCCGATTGTGGAAAACCTGCATAGAGCCGTCTGAAAATACCAACACTGCAGTCGGACTGGTCATTGTATTCAAGATATTGGTAAATTGCTCTTTATATTCCCATTTCAAAATCTTGACAAAATCACAATTAATAGCGTTTCCAGAGACCATGTGTTCGACGTATTGTTCCTCAGTCAAATCACACTTGTAAATCGCGACGTCGTCTGGACGGTTGAACGTTGGTTCTTTATCAACAGTGATGGTAATTGCCATACTTAACTCACTAAATGCTGAATGTTGATTATTTCGTAATTATTCTTCTGGCATTGAAAGTTCTTCAATTCAATACCTTTTAGCGACTCAATTGTCTTTTGCGCTATTTCAATTGTGGTGAAGAATACTCCTTCAATTGTGGAGCCAATATCAGATTTACTCACCTTTCTAAAACAAGCTTCTGTCTTGTTATTAGAATTCATGATTAAACCAGCATAGACGAGGAATTCATCCTCGTCTTTTATGCCGATAAAATAAATCATAGATGGTATTTAGGGTGAGCCAGCGCTCGTCCGACCCAAATCTCATCGGCTTCACCAACGCCGACTCCCAGACCTTTGGATTCACCAAATACCTGGACACCTTCGGCGGTTTGCGTGAAATAACCAGCCCCAGTAATTGTTCCAGGAATGAAACAGTGTTTGATTGCATCGTGAGGAACCACTTCTGGAATCAAAATGGCACCATCAACGATGACTGTGCCTGCGATGATTTCGCCAGTCACGTATTTTCCTTTTTCGTACATTTTATTCTCCTTGATAAACAATGAATGATTGATTTTTTGCTTTGGAGATTTCTTTCCAAAGCATTTCAGGAACAGTGATGTCGTTGAAAGCAGGAATGAATGAAGGCATGAAACCGCTTGACTTGTTAACAAGGGTCGACTTCAGAATCCACCTCTTAGAAGAATCAACTCCAGGCATTTGAGAAGGATACCACCAATCCATGATTGACGGATTGATATTACTCTCATCAATGAACTTTTGCCGTATGACTCCAAATGAAATCATATCCTGACATGACTTGATCATCATCTCAAACAACATCTCTTGCATGCTGTCTTTCTGAATTTTCAACCATCCGTTGAAAACAAAGTAAACGCTTGCTTTGAGGTTATCGAACAAAAGCTCATCCAAAGGCTTGTTGTCAAGTTCCTTTTGTGCGTTGATTTCAATCTCACATTTCAACAGTGAGACCCCAACTTTATTCATGACTTCGTTACCAAGCATTTTTTCAAATGCATTGTCGAAGTTCTCGCAAGTGTAAATGCTCATTTGATTTTCATTGCGTGAATATCCCAACGATGATCGTAGAGGTCGTTGAGAAATTGTTGATGTGGCAACCAAGCTTCGTACAACTTCTCATCCAAATTCACATTCGGATCATAATGACACTTACCGCCTTCGACAGGGATGAGTTGTTGACAGACATATGGACGTTCATCGAAACGCAATGAACACCCAGTTTCTGTCAAATTGACACATTGACCAAAGTTATCCCCTCTGGATGTTTTGGTGCTCCATTGCTTACTGATTGATGTCGTCGGTTGCAAAACCAAAAACGAGTAATCGGGAGCTACGAGAGTATCGCTATCAGGGTAGATATCGATCTGATTGATGACAACCAAACCATCATCCATCATCTTATCGATGATTTCAAACTGATTAGTTTGCCCTTTGAGAATTTGGTTTGGCATGAATGAGCCGGGACTGCTCTTGCAGCACTGACCTCCGCAAGGTGTGCAGATGTCTTTGTTCTCGTTTTGAATTGGAATGACTTTTTGATTCATGACTTGGACCTTTTCGCCTTACACTAGCGTACTTTTTCCATTCTCCAGAATACATCATTTTTTCACACAGACCCTTAGCGGCTGAGAGCTTATGCCTCGGCATGTAAGTGGTTTGGTCTGTTATGATTTCTAGTTGGTTGACTAGATAGATGTTGTATCCTTTATTTTGTTTGTAGTTTGGATCGATTAGGAACATCCACTCCTTATCCAGGAGCAGATATTCCCAGCCATACTTATCGACTTGCCAATAACCAAACATTTTTATTTTGTCTTAACTTTTGCAATAGAAGTATAGACACCTTCTTTAGCCTTTTGCATCTCTGGATTTTCCAGAGATTTCTCATAGTAGTGTTTGTTTACCAACCAAATGGACTCACCTGTTGGGAATTTCACTTTTCGCAACATAGTAAGTTTATGACGATATTTACAGTCATATTGGTAATATTGCTCCAACAAGACACTACCATCGTCAAATACTTCAGATTCACCATTCAGACGAGTACGCCAATGTCCTGAATTTGTTTTTTGTTCGATATTGAACAAAGCCAATTCTTCAGAAATAGGAATGAATTGAAGTACAATGGTGAAACCAAATCTGTTGATGTGTTCCAAATCATAATCTGGACGAATTTTCAGAAGTTCCAAATTCAAGGCAATCATTTCTTGATAGATGTCTCGAACCCTGGACGTTGAAATGCTGTATTGTTCAGCCAAGTCTTTGACTTTTGCATTGTGATTATAGATTTTATCCATGATCACTTTGTTTCTTGCAGGAATTCGATTGATCTTTTCGAACAATCGGATATAGGCTTCATGTTGCCAAATTTGTCTGTTGTGGTAATCGATTTCCTCAACAGCTGCGGAATTAGTGTTAACAAATCGGACAGAGTTAGTCATGATTATTTCTTTCTGTACTTTTCAATAGGTTGAGCATTTGCATAAATGTCTTTTAGGATGGCTGCGCCTTCATCAATTCTAACAGACATTCCGCTGGCAAATTTATGACCACCACCGTTAATAGTTTTATGTTTAACGGCGTGATTAGAAACATCAAAGCTGTTGCTTCTAAGAGAAAAGACCATATGTCCTTCGCTTGTTACGAAGTACATGGCTGCGAAATCAATCGCGTAATCCGTGTATAGTTTCTCTCCGACTTCAGAGAAAAGTCCAGTCACGTTAACAACCGCACACAAAGCACCATCCCATTCGCCAACTACTGCTTTTGAAACAAACGAATCGACTACCGCAGATTCGTATTTCATCAAGTAAGGCGCTTCTGTCAATAGTTCACTGGTATCGTGAAGATGTTTCTCATATTCGCGAAAATCTTTAATTCCTTTTAGAACTGAAGTTACTTTTCTAGTATCTTCAATTTTGAATTTCCACAAATCTCGATCCTGAATGATTTTTATCAGCTCAGGCGGTTGTTGGTCTTTGTGAAAATATTCCCAAGCCAACATGGCTCCAGATTTATCCATGTCGAATTGTGCAAAAGGTAACCCGCTTAGCTGATCCATTGCTGTTTTATGATGATCCAAAACAATCAAAGAATTCGATCGATCATTTAGAGAAATCAGAGTTTCTTTTGGATATGAAAAATCCAGAATGAAAATGTTTGACCCAGACTCGATTTCCGGCAATGGTTTGTTGTAATTGACAGGAATATAAATTGCATTTTCCCTGAATTTCAGAAACGCAGCCAAAGCCGCTCCGCTACCATCGGTACAGTTTTCATGGAACAAGACGATATTTTTCATGATTTAGTTTCCTTTACTTATAACGTTTGACTTTGTGATCGTTAACGAAATCTTCATCCCAAACACAGAAAGCGCGATGCCGAATGTTGCTATTGGTAATCATACCGCCAGGATACTCCAGTCCACGATAACCGTATTCTTCCAACATCACGCGAATGCGTTGATAATTGAGTTTTCGATAAGGGAAGTGATGATGCTTCACCACTCGAAGGAAATCATCAAATTTCTCAATTTGAATAACTTTACGACGTTCATCGTGTACCCAGCTTCGAACCACAGACCCTGTTACTGGATCGCGTCGAGCCACCAGTCTCGAATTTTCACGAATGGTGACTTCAATCTTGTCAGCAACACACCCCCAATCAAAGAACATTTTCAAATATTCTTCAGGAGTGGTACGGTCGAGCATCAACATCGAGTCGTTGAACAATCTTTCAGGGAAATTGAATTCGCTGATGTACCCGACTTGTTTGGGTTTCTCTTTGTGATACGTGTAGTTGCAAGAAAGTGGTTGAGCTTTATCGAACAATGTGGATCGATCGATCTTAACCTCAATGAAACCTTCCTCAATCTTGTCAAGGAATTGATAGTGATCGAAGCTGGTAGCTTCTTCAATCTTTTTCTTCAAAACTTCAGTCACGTATCGACCGTACGCGATTTCTTGAGCGTGTTGTTTGGTTGCAGCTCTTCCTTGAAACAAGACCACTTTGGAGTCACGAGAATATCGCTCATAGTGACCTTTGGTACGATAAGTTTCAGCCACATTCTTCTTGGTGGTCAGATAAATACCTTGACCAACCAAACAACGTTTGTTTGTTTTGTTGAAGTCGAATTCTTTGATTTTTTCAGCGTCACCGCGATAGAGTGTGATCGTGCTCATGATTCAAAATGTTTTCTAAATATTGTTTCGAATTCAATACAATCGATTCAGTACTTGATTGCTTAAATCCATTTATAAGAATATCCCAATGTTCTTGAAGATGCTCTTCAAGTTCTGTGGATTTATTCCTTTTATTTATTCTATTTATGTATTCTTCTTTTAAAGATATGTCTGGATAAATTATTTTGTATTTAATTTGTCGTTTATTTAATTCTTGTCTTAGAATACCCCACATTGGTAAAAGTGGAATTTTACCACAGTTTTCATTTTCTAGAGCAAGATTTACAATTTCATCGACTCCCAAATACGGAATGTCAAGATCAATAAACCTTGAATTCTTCCTACTTAGAGTAGTTTTACCTGTAGCGTGAAAGCAACAATAAATCATAAGGGTCCTAATTATTAAGAACTCAATTAAAAAATCTTAATAATTAGGACAGAGATACAATTGTATCTCTGTCCTGTTTAGTTACTTCTTACCGAAATGTCGTTGGACAAAGCCTTCACGATTGATGATCGTGAAACCCATCTGCTTGAGTTCAGCAAAGCGTTTGAGAACCATCTGCGGAGACTTGTAAGGCTCTCCCGTCTTCTTGTTCAACAAACCACTCCATTGGACCTTGTAGCCGTCTTTGAGATGGTTATAATCTGGTCGACGAGAATCGACTTTCTTGAAGGCCGCAGGAAGCTTATCAGGATTCCATTTCTCATTGACTGCCACAATGAAGCAGTTCGAGCCATGGATCGAGAAAGAGATGTAAATTTTGGTCAGTTTCTTTGTCATGTTGTTTTATCCGTTACTAGATGCTAGTGGTTCATCGGGAGCTGGTGGATTAAAGGGAGACGCGTTAATTCTGCTATTTCTTTGAGTTTGAGAAAGATCAAAATCCCAGTTCAAATCTTTATTTGTTTGAAAGGGAATATTTCGATGTCCTACCTCATTACTGATAGACCCATGAATTCCGTGTTGAAACATCTTTACTGAGTCACGCACAATTTCGGCTGCTGACGGCCATCCGGTTGGATAATGAATATCCTCTGCGTGTGGATGTTCAAGACGTACCGGAGCAATATTGCTCCTGTCGTTAGGATTATGATTCTTCAAACTTTCAGAATCTTTGATGATTGCCTCATCTGATCGATGCTCTGTATCGAAAAGATAATTCTTAGTCTTGAATTTAAGAGTATCAGTCTCAATTTCAAATCCAGAATCACCTAGGGTGATTTTCAATTCAGAAAAATCACCTCTTGTAATTTGAGTAGTTTCAGAGTAGGCAAATTCAAATTCGTTAATTTTTTTAGTTCTCTTAAAGATAGTGTAATAACTATAATCCCCATTAATCCTTAGGAAATAGGTTTCTTCCTTTTCGTCAAAGCAATTAATGCACGAATATTGATCACCAAATGTGCCGTTTGTTTTAAGCTCATAAAACACTTCATTGGAAATTGCTTCAATCGAATTCACAATACTTTCGTTATGAATGTTAGATTCAGTAACGTAAGCTTTCAACAAATCGTAAGTGATCTTAATTTGTTGAGTCATGATGGCGAGTTGAATTATTTCTTTTGTGGTCATTCCTCGTTTGTAATTATCTTTGAAATATTCAATCACTTCAGGGAATTTCAAAGATTCGAAGAATTTAGAGTATCGAATTCGACCCGGACGACCTTTCAAGTATTCGTTTACCCGACTGTAATCGTTGGCGCAAATGATTGTCAGCTTCTTACCACCACCACACGAACCATCAAGAATGCTCAAAATACCATTTTGAGCAGACGTCTCTTCGTTGAGTTCAGGATTGTAATAATGCTTGTCAAATTCATCAAACATCACAACGATGTTTTGCTTGATCTTTGCAAAAAGATTTGCAAGCATATTCAGAGGAATTGCGTGATCAACAATCACCACTGGATAATCCATACCGAGTGCTGTTTTTGCGATCACCTGCAGCGTGGTTGTTTTACCAGTACCTTTGAGACCGTAGAGGCCAATACCCATGCAGGTGTCTTGGGTTTCAAAAGTCTTGAGGTATCGAGCTGTGTCTTTGTGGACACTTCCGTAAATCTTGGGAGGTGGGTTTGGAAATTCAGAAAGTTCCAGATAGAGATTTTTCTCCTCACCATCAAATCGGATTCGATAAATTCCAGTTGGAATTGCATCATGAATGTTTCCAGGAACCATCGTCATGGCGTCGACGCGGCCATCCGGATGAACATTAAAGGCGAACTTACGAAGATTTTGAGTAGAAGTCATTTTTGATCAGTTGATTTATTCAGAAATGTACTTGGTGATGATTTCTTCAAGAGTGTGACTGCGAAGCAAACCTTCGATTTGACCGACGGCTACGAGCACATCACCCGCGTCCAGATCAGTAGGCGCATCAATTGCCAGACGCTCTTCCCCGTCTTCGTATTTGATTTTTACAATTGTGAAAGAGCCGGGATCCCAGTCTAGAAATGTTGAAAACAGTTTATTCAAAAAACTGATGTCAAAAGCAGTGACTGCGCTTGCTTGGATTGGAATGAATTTGAGTTCCATGATTTACCCAAAATAAAAAGAATGTTTTACCTATTACACTTCAGTGATATGTATCTGAAGTGTAATAGGTTTTATGTTGTTTAGATCACGATGTCTTCAGCAAGAACAGGCGCTGGAAAATACTCCATGTAGTTCTTGCCGAGTTTCTCCCAGACCATGTTGATCTTCATCTCCAACTCTTCGATTGTCGAAGCGTGCGGATAGATCCCGGTGCCAAAGCTGATACTCAGATGTCCGATCGGTTCTTCAGCACTGACTTGCGCACTGAATTCATAAACCACTTTGACAGGGCAGTTGGCGGGCATGGAATAGCCCTTGACCTGGATGGTGAATCGCTTTCCTTGCGTGTCCTTGATGGGTTTGTAGAATTGACAAACAAGCCCACTCATCGAATCGGCAGGGGAAGCGATTTGATGATTGCGACGATAACCTGCTTCAACGAAGTGTTGTTCTGTCAATTGAAATTGATTTTTCACGTCTTTCTCCTAAGCTGTTGTTTAAAATTAATGATCGAATTATTGGTGGTTTTAGATTTCAACGATGTCTGTGTAAAACGTAGCTTTCATGGCGGATTAAATCCATTTTGAATTGCCAAGAGTTTAAGTTCGTATTGAATTTTGTCAGAATCCAATACCTTCCACAATTCCATGACCTTGAAATCAACTCCATCAGAATATTGTTCTGGATTTCGTTGTTTCAAAGTATCGCTGATTCGTTGGGCTTCAGATTCAGCGTACTCTCGAGACGAAAACGTCATGGCCATCAAGGAGTAGTTCTTTGAATCAGTTGTCGTGACTCGTGCAAGGCGAATATCGAGTTTCTTATCGGAGTTTGGGGGTATAAAAGTGATCGGATCAATGAAACGATCAAAAAACGCCATTCCGGCAATGTAGTTTTTCCCAGTGGTTTCAAGAACGTACATGCCTAGTTCCTTATCGAGGAGTTTGCTCATTGATGCTTGCAAAAGCAATCTTGCGAGCTTTGTGTTCTGCCGCCAATCGCATTGCTTTGTCCAGCTCTTCTTGAAAGATTTTGTCGGCGTGATCCTTCATGTATTGTTCCCATTTGGGATCAAGCGCAGTCTCAGTCAAGTAACCGTTGATTTGCTTGAGAATCAAACCTTCATCAGGATGTTGAAGAGAGTATCCCTTTCGATGCTTGTCGTGAAAGAGAATTCGGATTTGATCCAGCAATTTCTCTTTGGCGGTAGCCAGCAGAGTCCGTTCAGCATCACCTTGCAGTTTTTGCATCATGGACTCGATGAACTTTTGATCAATTTTGATGAGAGACATATTTTTGATTCAGAATGTGAATTTGATCGATGATCTTTTCTTCAAGAATATCGATGAAAGGTTGTTTTCCTTCCATCGCCAGATGACTCTTAGGTTGAAGAGATTCCAACCAATTCTTGAATTCATAAACACCATTGAGTGTGGTTCGGAAACTCAACGAATGTACACCACCGTTGTGAGGATAGCCGAAACGACTCTCCCAAGGAAGTCCAGGCCAGTTGTTTTGACAACTGTAGTACAAATAGCCTAGAAAATAGCCAGCGGGTTCGTGTTGGGGTTGAGACATGTCGATTCGTACGATTTTATCGTCGAATACGCCGAGTTGCCAACGAAAGTATTCAGTCATCATGACTGTATGGCCAAGTTCATTGAGTTGTTCGGTAATTTTCATGGTGTATTTTCTATTGTTTTAATATCGCACAAACGACAAAAGGTGGAATAAATTCCATGCTTTACACAATTACCCATTTTAGATGACTGTTGTTTTTCTTGAAAGTTTAATTACATTACCGTTGTCGTCGATAACCGGTTTTGATTTAGGGAAGAAAATCAAACTGGTAACGGGAAAAGTAATGATGTCTTTCGGTTTAGGTTTTACGCCGTTGATGATAACTGCGGATTGTTCAAGCCAGCGACGCACTTCGGAATTGCTTGCAGCAATGCATGGAGTCTCAATGGACATTGGAAGACTCGGACGCATCGACAGAAGGAATTCAAAGGCAGTAGTCGGTTTTACTCGATTGATGTGAATGATTTGGTCTTCTGCGATTTGTGTCATGATTTTTCAACTGTTGCTTGAGATTGAATCCAGAACGTCACCAGTTTGTTTAAAGTACGGACTCATCAAAACTGTTTTTGACTTTCGATCAGCGTTCACATTTGGATTAGATTTTACCAAAGGACGAAGATGACTAATAGGGTTATCCATTGCAGCAAGATCCGGATACTTCTTAGACCCAGCCTTATAGATTGCTTGCTTAACATTAACGCCTGATTCTAGAACGATCTGATTGTCGTTCCAGCGAATCTGGTAAAGATTCGTAATACCATTGTCGTACCAAGCAATGTTTTCGATATTCTTTTCAGTATTAAAACCAGAACGTTCAAGCGCGTGATATAGATCGACACCTTCAACGACAGATCGAGTGTTGTCTTTCCAGTAAACAGTGTATTTTTTGATTTTGAATTTATTACCGTTTACTACTTTACTTTCCATCCGGTAGATGGCAAATTCTTCATTGACGTATTGGTTAGAAAGCCGTTCAGCTTCCAACTCAGCTTTTGTTTTAGAACTGTGGACACGGGGACGACTGGTGAATTGAGGAAATCCAGCATCAGTCATGCGCGCAATGATGAAATGCGTTTTTCTTCCATCATTTTGTTTCACATTTCGCATTTCAGAAAGCATGAATCCCAACCAATATGCTTGAGTGGTTGGGTTGATGTAGTCGCTTTCTTCATTTTTACGGAAATCGAAATGTCCAATACACACTTTTTCGAATTCAGGTTGAAATTGTTTCGTCAAGATGGAACTGATCTTCATGATGATTATTTCCTTTAGTTGTGAAAATAACAAGGTAAGGAGTCTTGTTACTTATTTATTCCGGAATAAATAAGATTAATCCGGAATATGGCATACACAAACATACTTCCAATGTCGTGTTGGAACATACATACTTGTTCCAACATTACCTGAATGACTCCAACGTTTTGCTCCAGGATTCCATTGCAGAACGATTCGGCCAAAGTAATGGCCGTCACTATCGTAATGATCGAGCCAATGATGATTGGCTAGTTTTATTTCGTTTCCTGGAGGTTGAGGTTCGTCTTGAAATTCAGAATTTAGATTACCCATTTAAACCTCTTCAACGACGATATTGACTTGCTTGGCCATTTCCAAAAGATCAGTGAGATTCATATTCTCAATTTTCTCTTGAATTTTAGCAACCAATTCGTTACGAATTTGATTCTGAGTGATGTGTGCTACTTCATCAGGGTACGGACGTGAGCCTTCGTCGTAGACAATGTAGGTTTTGTTATCAGAAGTATCAGTGATTTGAGGCATGTCGAGTCTTTCACTCAATGTGGTTCGTACGGAGTAAATCGTATTAGTCTTTTATCGATTGAGCATTGTCAATTGACTTAGCGAAGAAATTTCTTTCAGCATCAGCTCCTGGATAAATAGTACCGGCTACGATTTGATCGGACGGACATTCATTCTTTTGAATGTATTTATTTACAAACCTTTCATCGACTACACGATCAAACTTGATAGTGTATTGCGATCCATAGATGTGTTTATAGGTCCATTCTTTGCTGAGAACTGCGAGTTCTCCAGGAACATCTACTGGTTCCAAAGACTTAGCAGTGTATCCAGAAAAGATAGTCGTTGTCATTTTTTCGAAATGAGCGTACTGTTTATTCTCAGCACTCTCGTGATTATCAGAGATGATTCTTTCGCATTCTCGAATCTTCTCTACCTTGTTTCGATCAGGAACAAGAACATAGAGAGGCTCGCCGTCGCAATCCCTGTTGAGAATTGCGACGTAGGCCAAAATGTGTTGATCCCATTGATCGTGAAAGAAGCGAACTCGATCATTGACAGCAAACCCATGTTTGATTTGCATGTTGTTTTCACGAATGGTTTTACCATTCTTTTCAACGAGACGATGAGTAACTTGTACATTAGACACTTTGATGTTCCTTTTAACTGGGGATTTTACACTGTTGATTGGAATTGGCAACCAACTCCATGCTCAAAGCTACCGCGAGTTGTTCGATACCGCCGTGTTGATCAATGGTGGATTTCATGGCTTCACGATGTTGATTGTCGAAGACAACCACATCATCACCCATTCGATAATCCGAATACCAAACACCACAGTAATCCATGGCCGCTTGTCGAATTTCTTGACTGTTCTTGATGCGGTATTCGCCTTCGATTTGCTCAACAAATCGAGTGACTGCTTCAGACTTCAGCATTTCGGCGACTCGTTCATATTGGTGGTTCCAGATGAGGAAGCGAGTCATTTCTTCGAAATGATACGTGATTTTTTGTCCTGTCTGAATTTCCCACATGCTGATGCCGAGAATGTCTTCAACGATGGCTTCTCGCAGTTCATCGTCGTCCATGGCGTCGATGGACCACATCACTTCACCATCGATGATTTCATGACGCACTGCACGAGAATCAATACATTCAAGAAAAGCAGACGAGTTCTTGTGATCGGGATGAAAATCAAAGTTCATGATGGTTTATTCGTTTAAAGTTGAATTAGTTCAGATTGAATCAGTTATTCTTGATGATTTCACCAACAACTATTAGGGCGCTACCGAAATCACGATGAAGTGTTCCCTGATCTGAATCATTCCGTTTGATGATTACTTGTTTTTCATTTAGAATGATGCTGATCTCAAAATCACCAGATGCGATTTTGATGGTCTTTTCAGTCGGTGTCTGGATCTGATCGACATTGTTGAGTTCGTAATGATTCTTACGACTCGCATAGATGTCTTGATTGTGGCTGAACAATTCCCACTTCTTGAAGAAAGTGAAATAAGGAACATCGTTCTCACCCCACTCCACTGTTGCGAAGTCTTCCCCGCAATAGGTCAATCTACCCTCATTGACCAATACCACTGTTTCGACAATTCGAAGAGGAATGTTAATCGTATCGAGTTGGTGAAGAATTCGACCAAGACTGCGACCGCTGTTTTTGTACTGACCGTATGCCATTTTAGTTTCCTTTAGTAGGTGAGCGTTGAACCAATTCTAATGATAATTTAGTATTGATTATCATTAGAATTGACTCTTAGAGTCTAAGGGTGGAATCCACCCTTAGACTCTCTTATGTTTGAACCACAAAGACCCCGTCACTGACGCATACGTCCTTGTACAGAATCCTGATCTGGTTACGCATGTTTCGAGTGATCACCGCGTAAAGCTTACCAGTTTCACGGCAGTGAATTTCTGCGATGGAAGCGCGATAGTCGTTCGCCTGCATGTGCTTGATGCAGTTCAGGACTGCCAAATCCACACGGGTGCTCAGATTCACCTTCATGATTTCTCGCTTGAAGGTGTACGTCGTCTCGATCGTCAAGATCTTCTTTTTGAGACGGTAGTTACCGTTGTGTGGTTTGGTGTCTTTTGCTTTTGCCATTTTAGTTTCCTTGTTTGACTATTTTAATAATAGTCCGGTGGTTGAGTATTTATTATTTTTGTTTTAAAGAACGAAGTGGTGCTTCTTAATCTTCGATAGCACTGCGATAACCGGGCACCGAAGAGTACATCTCAGGAACCATGCCCCAGCGGAACCCAAACTCGGAGACGCAGGAGATGTCTTCCAAGTATTCGTCGATTTCAGAAAAGTCTTTGAAATTGATACTCAGGTATCCACCTGTCACTTCGGAGAAATGCATGGGGAAATGCTTGAGTCCTTCAAAACTACTGTTCTTGAGAGGAATCATCTCAGAATGGTTGTTGAGGTAGTCGTAAAACTCACCGGAGGTGACTACCACACCAACACTGTCGCCACGGGAAGCATAATGCTTACCCTTACCAACGATCTTGTTATCCTTGATGAAGAGAACTTCACCATTCGTCATGTTCGAAAGTGCATTGTGATGCATGATTATTCCTTTATGATGATTTATCAGATACTGACCAATCCGTAGTGTTTGATTTCAGGAATGTCCGGATAAGGACAATTCCATTCCAGTTTCTTGCTGAATCGAGTTGCGATTTCTTGATCGATTTCTTTGATCAAGCGAGCCACTCCCTCAACGATAACTGGCTCGCGGTCTCGATGAATGTTATCTTTGAGGAACTCGTACTGCTCACTGAGCAGATGATAATGAACCGCCTTGTGTTTCTCGATGGCCTGTGGTAACTTACCGGGTTCTACAACTACGCGGAACACTCGATCAGCTGTATCAGAGATTTGTCCGTACGATGCGTGTGGATACTGATTGCGGAAGGAGACACCATCGGCAGTCAGAATGTATCCGTCGTACTTCTTTTCGGGATTCTCCGAAGTATCATTTGCATCACCAACTTTGTGATGTTCGATGACTTCAAGCTCAATGATCTTGAACTTCCAATTCAAATGGGGGGTTGAAATAACATATCCAATCGAATTGATGATCATTTTAGTAGCTTCATCACTTTCATGATAGAAGCCAATTGCCAAAATCTTTTCATTGAGTTGATAACGCATTTTGTTTCCTTTTACAAGAGTTCGCAGTAATAACCGCCGAGTTCACGATAGAGTTGTTCAGCGGTGTCTTGAGCTTCAACAAAATCCACAACTGAACCACTTGTATTAATTGGGATTTTGACATCAATCCATTGACCGAGTTTAGAATTCGGGATACGAACTGACATGACCCATTGAAACTCGTAACCAAGCTTCATGTCTTTGAAGCTTCGGAAGTCATATTGATCAATGTTGATGAAATACTTGATACCAGTCGAATCTTTGTATTTCTTCTGGTAACACTCAATCAGACCCGGCTTATTGGTGTATTTTCCAATTCCAACGTAGCCGGAGTTAACCAGAAACTCTGGAGTAATGGGTTGTTCTTTTTGTTTCATCAACGCCTGAATGGCTTGGATGGACAAACCAGACCATTTGGTGGACGCGCGATACGGTCTGTCTGAATTGATTCGATCCAGGAAACAGTTGATAGCTTCTTGCAAACCCTTGGGAGTTTGTTGAAAGTATTGAGATTGGCTACTGTAGTATCCGACATTTTTATCATCAATCATTGTTCGTTCACCAAAACGAACAATGTAACAGGATGTCTTGTTACCAGAATAACCAGCATTGAGTTCAAGCTCCAGAGTAACGATGTCTCCGGAATCAGAAATCCAAACCAGAAAGTCTTCACTCTTGTATTGATCTTCTGGCAAGATTTCATACATGTCACCCTTCTCACGCATTTGGAAAATGATTTTATCATCCACTGTCAGATTGGTGATTTGAATGAACGGAACGATGTAGCGCAGGGCTTCGTATTGGGTGGTTGAACATTCAGTTTCAATATCCTTACCATCTTGCATGTTAACAATCCAGTTATTTGTAGAAGGACTGCGAACGATAGACTTGATCTTGATGGTCTTTTGAATGAGTTGATTGATATTCATGATTTTTTAAAAGATAATAGCTAGTTTATTGAATGTAAGGATGGAGTTCAGCGTATTCTGGGTGATTGCGATATTTGTTTTGGAAATTCTCAGCATCTCCAAGATCGGAGAAGTAAGCTTTTAGCAAGTCACCACTGGTTTGATAAGTCATGTCCTTTCGATACCAGAAAGTAACAACGTACTTCGTATCTTCTTGCGGAATATCGATTCCACCTAGAGAAATGATGTCTTGATAATAGCTCATGATTTATACTTAATTTTAAACAAATGAAATATGCATACGGACTAAATTGGAATAAGATTAATCTTATTCCAATTTAGTTATATGTATCTGAAATTAATTTCATTGAATTGGATTGTTTTTGAACATCTCCTTCACTTCATCAATTGTTTTATCGATAAAGATGGAAATAACTTTAAAATGCCATTCTTCCTGAGGAGGAAAAGGAATGTTTGTGTTGAATATTTCTGTGAATGTTTTCCATCTCAGAGGAATCAGTTCAGGAGAAGAATAAGAGATAGATGATTTCAAACTTTCCAATTGATGAATGAAATCATTATTTTCCCCAGGAATTTCTTTCAAAATACTTTCGACAACATCCTCGATTTTTCTGTCAGACGGTGTTTGTTGTGTCATTCTAATTTCCAATTAAATTGGTTGGTGATAGGGCTGGATTCAAATCCAGATTACCCCAAATGATGTTTTTCACAATTACCTCACTGAGTCATGTCGGTTCGAGAACGAACCATGGCTTTTGCTTTCTCATCGCTCTTTTCATTGTAGAGTCGATCGAGGAAGTTCTTGTCAGTATTGCAGCGCTCGAGTTTCATGAACTGATGAAAGCCCTGACCCCAGCGCAAATGCTTGTTGTTGTGATGGTATTGCTGCACCATCGAATTGCTGAAAGTCACCATGCCGGTGTTGGAGATGTTGAAGTTTTCTTTTGCCATTTTAGTTTCCTTTGATGTTTGTTTGGATTTCTGGATTAATCGTCAATGAACTTAATCCAAGACTCACCAATTGGTTTGTAAATGTCGATCTTATCGAAGTACTTGTTTCCTCGATGATCTTCCTTGGGAATGTCGTGAAAACCAATCAACTCCTTAGGAGCGTCACTGGTTTGATGATGATTCTCGTCGTAACCATTGGTGGTGTCAACCGAATGATAGACGTCAAGTTTTGCCTTACAATGCGGACAGATTCGGGTCTGAAACATCGATTCTGGCATGTGGTAGTTTGACAATGTTGCGTTTTCGGTGAAGTAGTGACCATTGACACAAATCACTTCTTCGTAACCGCGATATCCCATTTTAACCTCGTTGTACGTTTGATCAGTTCGGATTGAAGACGGGAGTGGTACGAACCCACTCTTTACCAATTCGCTCGTAATTGGTATCTTCACCATTTGCGTAAAAGTCAATGGCTCGAGCTGCGCCAGCGCCGTAACCTGCCTTGGTGAACGCATCTTCAATGGTTTCACCGGTCACGACTTCTCGCTTACCATCCAGCCAGTAGATGGTGAATTTGTTCAGAGGCTTTTCTTCAGTATTAGTATTCATGATTTTTCTTAAGAGATGTCTAAAATTCAAACGATGAGTCAGATGGATGAAATCATACAGCAGGAGAATACATGTATCGAGTATTCTCCTTTTTATGCTGTAAATCATGATTTACATGATTGCTTCAATCCAAGGATTCACATTGAAAAGATCGAGATCTTCATTTTCCAACCAAGGTTCAACCGTGGACAGGAGGAAATTGTTGATCTTGTCGAAATTGACAGAAGCAATGAATTTTGGTTCAGCCAAAATCAACAATTTAACGACTTGAAGACGATTGAGTTCATGATTGAATCGATAACGAACGTGTTCGTCATTGATCGGATTGGTGAACTTCCAATACGCTGACTTAGGAGATTCCTTCCGAGGAAGCAACTTACGCTGCGAATCGATGCCTTGAAACTTCTCGCTGATAATGCCCCAGTTGAACTGCTTTTGCAAACAATCAACAGGCATGGTTGTGAATGAACTGATTTCGGTGATCGAGTACGATTTCACATCATGATTCTTTTCGACCATCATGATGACTTCGAACAAAGAGCTTTTATCCGAAACGCTGAGGTGATAACCAATGTTACCAACCCCACTTTGAATGTGAATGATGTATTGCACGATAATTACTCCTTGAGTTTGGATTCGATGATTTTAACGAACTTATCTGTGAAATAAAATTCGTATTGAATTTCCTGAGATGGGAGGTAACCGCATTCGCCAAAACAGAACAGAGTCTCTTTTGTGAATCGCATGGATCCGTGAATTCGTAAAATTTCGTTAGTAAATACAACGTCATCGTACGATCTCTCATAATGGTACGTTCTGGGAGATTTGAACATCTCAAAGAAGACAACCAGTTCTTTACCGAATTCCTTCTTCAAATCAAACACCACAGTTTTTGTTTCACTGTAGGGTCTGATACGGGATTGCATGTCTCCAGTGGCCTGGTAAAAACCATGTTCCGGAGTCATGAACATCACAAGACTTTTGTACAGCTTGATCTTTTGTTCGTCATTCAAAATACTCAGTCGTTGTGAGAGAGTGCCGTTCTCAGAAATGGCTTTGGAGAGTGCGTTTTTGAACACGATTGTCCTTCTATTAAAGATTAACGATTTGCAGCAAACCGTTTTTGATGTTGATCTGCAACCATGTCCGAACATTGTCGGGACCATCAATGGACATCATGGCCTGGATGTCTTTATGGTAATAAGTTGGGTGTGTTTGATCGATTTCCGGATAAATGGTCTTCATGATCCATTGGCCGAAAGTCAGATCGAGGTTTTCGTTCTTACAAATAGCTTGTTCGAACAACTCAAGAAGCTTTTGAGAGAACTTGATTCGGGCGTCAAGCTTTTCCACCGTGTCTTCGTTACTGTTATTCATGATGGTTTTCTCCTTAGATCGGTTCGAACGTGGCTTTCGGAATGTGCGATACTCGATCGCCGAATTTGTAATACCCGGCAATGACCTTGAGCTTCAGCTCCTTAGCTACGAGTTCAACCATGTCATCGTAGTGCTTTTGCAAAGCAGGAAGCCAGTTCTTTGCATTGGTTCGCTCTTCGACGGAATCTGACGATTCCGATTGTTCTTTGAAGTCTCGCAAACCACGCAGGATCGTGCCGAAGAATTCCTGCAATGTCTCCATGTTGGCGATGGTGTTTTCATCATCCCAATCGATCTGGCGATCAACCTTAAGTTTGGTCAGATGCGCTCGATCACCGGAATAATGCATTTGAAACTCATCGCCATTTTGACGAATGAATTTGTGAACAAACACTTCGGTACCTGGTTCGGAGTCAACCTGAACCTTTCCGACAAAAGTCAACATCTCAAGATGGATCTTGATGATCTTGTCTTCAGGTTCCCAGGGGTAATACAGATTACCAAACCGAGGACTGCTGGTTTTGAACTTGAAAGAAATGAATGGGACTTGTTCGTTGATTTGATAACGCATGATGGTTCCTTTAAGATTTATGTTTAGTTTGAAAATAATTATTTATTTCTTGGAGTATTGGTCAGAAATGGCACGTTCAAAAATGTCGTTCGAGTAACGATCGCGATCGACGTGCTGACCTTCTTTATCAAAGACCAACCAAAGACCGCCTTTCTCGATGTCTTCACGCTTACAGCGATAGTGAAGATCACCGTCGATCCAGATCTCGAATTCCTGATCGTCGATTTCTTTTCGAAATTCATGACGCGACAGTGAATCCAAAGCCTGCTTTACCGGACCATCTTGGGTGATTTGTTTGATCAACCACTCTTCAATAGACACCCAGCCGGATTCTGTTTGTCGAACAGTCTGTGACCAGGGATACTCGTAAGACAGCAGATAGACCAGCAGAATCTTGCCGTACGAAATATTGTTTTCTTTTCCAAGACCAGAGTATTGACGAGCCTTATCTCCGTGAGCGGTCAGCATCAAAGACAAAGGTTGCTTGATGTTGAGTTGTTGACAGAACTTGACAGAAACGTCTTCAACGTACTGATAGGGAACGTTGAGAAAAGGAGTGTGTTTCATCTTAAGCCTTGTAAGGAATGATGATTGCCAGTTGTTCAGAACGACAGCTCTTGAAGAATTTTTCAGCATTTTCAATGCAGTCGAAGTATGCATTGACTGGATATGCCATTTCGTAATCGTAGCCACCGGGAATGTGGTAGTAACTCACCAGGTGAGACGTATTTTCTTCAGGGTTGATTGTTCCACCCAAAGAAATAGCGGTTTGAATATTCATGATCTTACTTGTTAAAGTTTCGGATCATCAAATCCAATTCAATACTGGATTCAGTATTGAGACCAATCAGTGTGGTTGACACAATCGGTCGCTCGATTGGTACGTCAAACAGCTTGTGACTGCTGGTCCGGATTTGAATGACACATTTGAATTCGCAGCGTTCACGGCGAAACACGCAGTCGTCATAAGAGCGATCGCGATAAACTGCCTGAGTTACCGGAAGAATCCAGATGCTGGTATAGGTGATGTCTTGACGACCAAGATCATCGTTTTGCCGATTTCCGATGAACATCTCTTGATTTTTGATGACATCGTAAATCTCAGGACTGAGTTGGATTCCTTTGACTTCCAACTCAGTCAACTGGACAAAACTGGCTTTCTTGATGATCTCGTGTTTGAGCCACTTGATGATCTGTTGGCGTTGTTCAACAGGAATTTCTTCAAAACACTGATGTGTTGTTTTATCAGTGATCTGACTGATAAGCTCTTTTTGGCTTTCGCTCATTGTGTTTCTCCCTGATTGTTGAAGATCTCACGAAACATCTTTTGCATGAATGCAAGTCCAATGACTGCCGCTACTTTAGAGATTGCTATGGATGTGTCGTGATAAAGTCTATGAGGTTTGCTATTATTAACGAGCAAATCGTATTCATTTTGCAGAAGATAATCACCGAGTTCATCGACGTGATCTTCGTTGATTTTGATACCGATGTTACCGTGACTGTACTGAATGTTCAGTCGGAGATCCACCGCCAGCATTTGCGCTTGAACTGGATCATATGTTGGATACCAGTAGAGACCTCGAATATGATCGATGTCGACCAGCAAATTATCCAGCTCTTTTAAAAAACTATTTTTGTATTGAGCATTATCGAACATCTCTCGATTATGAGCAATCGCAGTCAGGGCGAGAATTTCAATATTCGAAAAGTTATTGAGTTCGTTCATGATTTCAGTAGCTAAAAAGGTTGTCGATTTCTTCCTTGCTCAAAACTCGATATTTGCAAGGAGTGTTGATCTGGGCTTTTTGCTTATCAGCAGAAGTCCACGAGTTTTCTTTTTTATGCTCGCAAACCCCAGAAGCCTGAAAGTAAGAAGAATCTTTGAGTTCACCATCGTATTCAATCTCGATGATGACTGCTTCACCATGACGAATGTGTCTGGATGCACCTTTGTTCTTCTTGGACGAGATTCGTTCGTACCAAGTAAAAGCTTCCATGAACTTGTTGGTAACAGTTCCAGGAATATAGTTGTTCTTCAAGTCATTCTTGAGAACGCCTTTGTAGAATTTCATTTTGAAACTCAAGAAGGTTATTAGCCTTCTTGAGTAATTAAAGTCTGTCTATTTTTAATTAGACACTGTTATTCAAACCGACTTGTGGGATCGGAAGAGAGCCAAGAATTGGTACAAAGATTAATGAATTGCCATGTGAATTCAGGAAAGTCTGGTTCACAAAACTCACGAGTCAGATCGTAGATTCGATAAATGTCAACCACGATTATTTACCCATGCTTTCTTCAATGATCACGTTCAGAATGATGGACACCTCCACTGGGTCATTGATGTACCCGACCACTTCGGAGTAACCCATTTTCTCAGAAACGATTTGGGTAAATCGTTCGGTGACATCTTGTTTGTAATGCAGATCGTTTTCGTCCGCGCGTTTGAAGACACGAACTTCAGTGCGCGTCAAGTCACCATCGCCGTGACTGGAATCCATGGCAATGGAGATCTGATAGTCACCGATGGTCATGACTGTGTTGGTCTGACGCATTTTACTGCGACGCAGCTCCTCATTGTTTTCGATCATGTTGTAATGAGCGCGAGGAGTATAAATTTGGCGGTTACCGATGATGCGATTGTAGTTCATGATTATTACCTGTTTCTGATTCGATTAATGATTTCGTCACGACCAAAGCCAGTGACACGATTTTGTCGGTAGAAAAACTTTTTGAGAAATTGAAAAGGAGAAATCAGTTTTTGAATGGTGGAAGCTTGCTTGTGTTTGATGATCTGGACGTGAGTTTGCAAACTTGCAAAATGAATTTCTTGTACCAAGTCATCAAAAGGAGTAGCCCAGTACCATTGGAATTCAGACTTAATAGCCTGCGCATCGATTATCTGATCGACTTCAGAATCAATCAGTTTTTGATTAATACCGTTGACCTGATTGTTTGTGTTTTTGTATTTTGTTTTCGAAGCCGGAATCAGAATTCGACTCATGTTGAGTTTTTCTTCAAATGAGACGATGATGGTGTAGATTGGCAAATCGGTGATGGATTCAATCACTGAGATGCTGAGGCCGGCTTCGTCGAAAATCAAGTTTACATCGACGAGTCTGGAATCAGTGTTCCAAATGACGGCGTCTTGCAAACGCATCAGGAGTTGTGTCAGTTTCTGAGTCTTGAAAAATGGATGGCAAGAATAGGAATTGTATTGCATGATTTTAAATTGATTAGTTTGTTTATGTTGAAGCTAACTCGTAATCCCAACATAAACAGAGAGTGGAATAGTCCACTCTCTGTAATCACGATTAGCTTATGGCTTGTGAATTAATTGACGGGGCTTGCGAACGCCTGAATTATGAATTTCAGGAATATACACAACCACATCAACTCCGCCAGCTACAGTGTGTGACTTACGTGTTTCAATCACAACACCAGCTGGATAACTGGTTTGCAAAAGAATACGAGAGGCCAGAGTACTGGTTCGCCGACGGACGCCAACTCGAGTGTCACTCATATTGGCTCCTTTCTTATTTGTTGCTTCATCAGATACATGACTCTGATAAAAAACTCATAGGTGGGGTTAAACTACTAGTTTTTCTCCTTTTGAAATGTGTTTCACAACTGATTGACTCGGATTATACATCCGAATACAGATCAGAGCGGAAAGTACTGTATTCTTGTCTTTATTCTTGATTCCTTTTCGAAGAATCCTCAGACTCCTAGCGATGTCCGTCGTGATGGAGATGATCAAGTTTTGATATGCTCGACCTTTTTCGCAAACACATTCTTCGTTAAAGATTTGTTGTTTTTCTTGTTCAAGAATTTTCCACATTCTTTTGTACGTGATACCGTCTTCTACGAACGTGGCTGCGACTTTAGAATACTCTGGAGGTATCATGTCGCTACTGCTGAAATCTGAAATGATTTCAAACAGTTTGTCTTCTACTTGTTGTAATTTCTGAAAAAACTCTTCATACATCGTCATAGAGACAAAAGGTTTCTTCAGTTCCAGATTGATGCTTTTCAAACCCTGATGAAGTTTCACGATGTTCCGGCGCAATGCGTCGGTGGGTTTGAACATCGCTTCAAATTCTGCGTTTGGCATTCTTATTTCTTTTCCCTGATGGCTCTTTATGAGCCGGATGGAATTAGACCATTGATTGTTGATGTACTTCGGATTTTCTTACCGCCAGCATCACCACAGATTTCAAGAGTGAAAACATCTGTTTTATCCACGTTGCCTTTGTAAGTAATCCAAACTGATCGATCTTGTTTTTGCAGATTGGGATCACGAATGATCTCATATGCTACAACCATTGCTTGTAGAAATGGTCGTACATTCATTTCAAAAGAAGGATCAATACCAAGCCCTTCTTTAACCTTTGCCCTGGAATGGTCAATTCGTTTATTGACCATTTCAAACAAATGAAAGTTCTTGGTTGTGATCTTGGAACGACGAATGACTGGATAATCTTCATCATGTTCCTTGCGCCATTGATGAGCAAACTCTAGCAAAGCAGCATTGAGTCCTCCATCAATGAACTTATTAAAAATACGCAACTTATTCATATTGTCCTCTCAGTACTGCCTTTTATAGCTCAAAGCTTAAAATAAACGCTCAGCTATAAAAGGACTTAGAAAAAAGAAAAGCTAAATAAAGAAATACACTAAGCTAATGCTTAGTGTTCAATGTAGTTATATGTAACTGAAATTTTTTTCATTAGAACGGCATAAGAGGTAGGGTAATTACCCTACCTCTTATATTGCTTTTTAGCGAGCCACTGGATCAAAACGGCTAACACCACTCACACGACTCGTTGAAACATGTTGGTACGTGTGAGAATTGTTTTCGATTCGCTTTTCAATATCCGCCAAAGACGTACCCTTGGCAAGCTCATCGAGCATGAACTTCATCTTGACTTCAGCCTTGACCGTCTCTTCATAAATTAGAGCCAATTCGTTACGCATGACTTCACTGCGAGCGGCATCAGCACGCATGATTGCAGCGTGTCGCAAACTCGAGATACGAGCATGTTCTTGCTTCAAAATCTGATCTGCCAGCTGTTGCTGAATCGTAGGTTGACGACGATTAAAAACCATCGCAAGCCAGGTGAACGGAAAGATTACCACTTCCATGATTTTTTCAACAGGACCAATCTTTCGCATTTGATCATTGTTGATCAATTCGTCCTGACGAAGGAAAGAGCGATGTGCAAAAACAGAAGTATTGGAAGTATTCATTTATTACTCGCTATTCTCTTTAAAGAGGTTGAGGATTGATTATTCACACACAAGAGTATCACAATCTTCTTGAACGATCGCTTTACTCGTTTTCTTTTGAAACCAAGAAACAGGGATGCTTATTGTCATCTCTTCTTTTCCAGAAACAAAAACAGTTATTTTGATATTTCGAGTTTGAACCTCGATGTTGAAGTTTGTGTTCTTCTCACCTGCATGATGCGTGATGACTTCGAAAATAGCTTTTGCCAAGTTCTTAGTCTTAGGTTTAAGAAGCTCGCCGCTGTTTCGAAGAAGAGCATTCATTCGAAGCGGACAGATATTCGAGATTTTAGACCCAGGAGAAGAAAACGGAATCAATTCATGGTTTATTTCTTGTTCGTACGTTTGGTGAGTCAGTTGTTTATTCCTGTAGTACAACTGTTGTTGACCCAAAACCACACCGCTATTGTTCAAGAACAGAACGATGATTGATTCATCTTGTCCTTTACCATGAACGTAATTTGTTTGAAATGCTGCGACCAACTTATTTGTTTTCTGGTCTTCAAATTCTTTGCACTTTGAGAAAAGAAAACCAATGATCTCTGATGCTTTTTCTTCAGTACAAAAATCAATGATTGCGGATCTCAGATTAAAGAGTCCTTTGAATTGAGTCTTGTCCAGGGACTGCAAAGTAGACATACTTGATCCTATTGCTTAACGTTATTTTGTTTAACACTCACAGCAATACTGATGATTTTTACTCACCAGTGACTCATTGGAATAGTTGTCTGTGTAAAAAATAAATAAGCACACAGACAAGTGACATAGATTACTCCATGTCACTGAAGTCATATGTGTTTATAAATCTTTTGATTTCAGTTTGTATACAGTTCGTCCATTTTTGAATAAACTGCCAATCCATGAATGCGTTTGTAATTCTGAAGCAGTTCACCGAGCTTAGGAAAGCCTTGCGGTTTACCTCCGCAATCATTTGCTAATTCAACAATCTTAACTGCGAATTCATCGGGTGAATAAACTTACCCATTAATAGAAGCTTCTGCCGATTGACAGTTAGATTTCTTATCTTTGAGAAGTTGTTTCAGTTCATCGATCGTCAAAACAAAATCACCTACTTTGAATCGCTTGTTTTTCAACTCTTGTGAATTGAAAAACTCATTATCAAACAATTCAATTATTGTCGACAGAAAAGCAATGTTATCGCCATTGGTCATTTTAGCTTCCTTAATAAAAGCGGCATAAAAGAAGGAGTTAAGAGACGAGTAGTTGCCGCTACTCGTCTCCCCCACGTCGGCAATTTAACCTTCCCAGGTATTGATCCAGCATTCCTTCTGGACTTGATTACGACGATTACTGTTTGTAGAGACTTTTGGCCGTTCTCTACACATTAGTTACTGATGTGGTAAATAAATACTCACATGCGATAACTGAAACCAAGAATTGAGTTTTTAGTTTCAATAGTCAGCATGATTTGTTGCCCAACAAAATGAATGGATATGATCCTCACACCTTCAACGTGTTTAACAGATTCATTGAGCTTATTCATCGCTTCCTTTTGATCTACGTTGTTGAGGATAGATCGAAAGTATTTCTGAACACCACAATATTGTTCATAGACTTTACTCAGTAGTCCATAAACTTTCAAATATACGAATTCTGGAATTTCCAATTTCTGTACTTTTCCAGTCTTCATGATTTCGACTTCAGAGGCAGCGTTATCGATGTCTCGGATTCGATTAGTCAATTCACAATGCATTATTTTTCTTATGGACGATGTTATCGGGGGTTATGTATTCATTATTCAAATATGCGATCTGACAAATATCTGAACGAAATAATTGAAGATACATACATACCTGATTAAGAATCTTCAATAATTCTTCGTAACCAGACACTTCTTCTGTTAAACTATTGTTCTTGTCCTGAGCTTTCTTGTGCAACAGTTGAATTTTACCAGAAATATAGTTTACTTCTAAAACACGATTTATGCGTTTAATAATGCATTGTAGGTGATGCTTATGCTCGATGTCATTATATCGAGAATGCAGAGCCATTGCGATTAAATATAGACTGTGTAGTCTATTATGGATGTCTAATTCAACTGAAACACACCGACGTTTCAAATTATTCAAGTCATTAATTTTTTGAATTTTACCACATTCAAAAAGATAAGCTTTATACCGATTATCTTGCTTTTGTTTTTCAAGATCACCGGTTATCGTACCTGTTGTATTTTGAGTTTCCATTTCTAATTCAATTTTCGATTATTGTAAGTTTGATTACACTCATCTTGATGATAGTAATCCTCGGCATAGCTTACAGCGGACGCTCTACCAGTTAAGACTAGCCATGCGTGATATAGTCTTTCTTTAAGAGTAAGCCAGCCTCCGTATTCTACCGGCTTAGCAATAAACCAAACGTATCTACATTGAGATGGTTTGCTTTTGTCAGTCACACACAACTGAACTGAACAATTTGAATCTTTTAAAGAATCAATTAGTTGAGGTTTTCGCATAGGTATCTCCAGTATTGTGATATGTGACTGATATATTTTTAATACCTATTAGTACCTTCTACTGCACGCTCTAGTCTGTCTTTAGTTCTTTTTGCAAAAGCTTCATTTGCTTTGTTCAGGTGAAAGATAGCTTCGTCATTCTCACAACAAGGAAGAATGTTGTTCAAAATCTTTGTTCGATCAAGCAAAATCTCAAGAAGAATTTCATTAGTCAAACCATTCAATCCAGCATTATCGATTGGACCTGATTGAAAATTTAATTTGATCTCTGTCCTATTAGCAAGATTGACAGTGTAATTAGTTCCTTGCTTACCTTTGCTTTCATCAAGAATTACAGTATCACAAGTTTCGTAAACCAAACGAGGCATGATATTTCCTTAAGATAATAATTGATTGAACTCGGTTTCACTCAAAATGGGAACTCCGAGTTTCTCGGCTTTTTGATACTTTGACTTTGGGTTTAATCCAGCAATCAAATATGAAGTGTTTTTAGAAACAGATCCCGACACTTCACCACCATTGGACTTAATGATGGATTCATAACTTAGTCTTGGTTTGGATAAAGTTCCGGTTATAACAAATGATTTACCAGAGAAGATATTGCTTACAGTTTCAACCTTGTCATATTGAATATTAACCAGGTTACTTAGTTCAACAATCTTATCCAGATTGTTTTTGATGTAATTGATTACACTTGTTACTCTAGCTGGTCCAAAGCTATCAACCAAAGACAATTCATCTGCAGTTGTATTGATAAGCTCATCGACATGCTTAAAACGATCTGCTAGTTTTTCAGAATATCCTTTATTGATACCGTCTATTGCTAGGGAGCAAATAAATCTAGAGAAAGAAACATCTCTGGATTTGTTAACCTGATCAATTATGTTCTGAATTGTTTTATGTCCGTAACCAGCCAGTCTTCCAAGTACATTGTAATCAACTTTATAGATATCATTAGGCTCAGCAATAGCGTTTAAATCGATCAGATCGCTTATGGTTGCTTCTCCGAGACCATCTATGTCCATACACTGCTTCGATACGAAATAACTCAACCTGGTGAGTTTTTGATCGGGACACTTAAGATTGCCTGTACAGTAATGATCTGCTCCATCTTTTATAACAGCAGAACCACAAGACGGGCAACCGATTGGCGGAGTGTAGATTACCTCAGATCCATTACGCATGTGTGTAACCGGCTCAACGACTTCAGGAACAACATCGCCCGCTCTTTGAACCACCACCCAATCGCCGATTCTCAAATCTTTTCTCAAAATTTCACCTTCATTGTGCAGTGTGCAATTGCTAACCGTCACACCGCCAACAAACACAGGTTCCAATTTAGCAACAGGATTAATTGTTCCTGTTCTTCCGACTTGATGATCGATAGATAGTAGTTTTGTAATTACCTTCTGAGGCTCAAACTTATAAGCGAATGCCCATCTCGGAGCTGTTAGAGTATTACCCATCAGTTGCCGATGGTGTAAATTATCGATCTTGTAAACAATACCGTCTATTTCAAATGGTAAATCATTTCTGATTTCTTCTTGTGTTTTGAAATAACTCAAACAATCATCAATGCCTCTGAGTAGACGACTGTGTTTTTCAACATCTTCAAATCCGAGTAGTGAAAACAACCGAATATTGATGTGGTGTGATGTAACAGCAATATCCAAATCACTTCCACGAGTGTTCATTGCGTAAGGCATGAACATGGCGTCAGACATTTCTGCGTATTTTGTATCGAGTTGTCTGATAACACCAGCAATTGCGTTTCTGGTGTTCTTATATGGTTTTTGTTTATCTTTTTCTCTCTCAGCATTTAGAATACTCATACTGGACTTTGGTAGAATTATCTCACCAATAATTTCCAATATAGAATATTCCGAACCTTCTTTTATATTTTTTATTTTCTTAGGAACATTTTTTATTTTGCTAACGGTGTGTGTTACGTTTTCACCTTCGACACCATTACCTCTTGTGATTGCTTGCGATAGTACTCCATTGACGTAAATTAACTTACAAGATAATCCGTCATACTTTAGCTCAGCAACCATGTCGACAAAACTAGGTTGAATTTTAAGCAGATTGCAAATTGCAATAATTTTAGAAAATGCTTCGTCACGATTGAGAGCATTATCAAGGGACAGCATGGGTGTCTCGTGTTTGACTGCTTCTAGTTTCGTGGTGAAATCAGAACCCACCAACTGAGTAGGGCTATCGCTATCAATCAATTCAGGATGCTGTCTTTCGATTGACTCTAGTCTTTTCTTAAGCGAGTCGAATTCTTCATCACTGATGACGGGATCATTTAGATCGTAGTATTGTTTACTGAAATGAATCAGATTTGATTTCAGTTCTTTGTACTCTTTAGAAATTGATCCCGTCATTTTAAAACTCACTTTTAAATCGTTCCATAAAGTCCAATTAGTCTCTGGACAGCTCGTTGATCTTCAGGATCACAATTCTTACTGGCTTGCTGAAGCAGTGATCCGTTCTCATGTTCCAGCGTGATTGTAAACTTTGTGATTTTTGAAGCCATTGTTCGAATGTAGTGACAAATCACAACTCTATTGACAACATCCATGCTATACGACAAACCCGAACACAGAAGAGCCTCATCGTCTCTTTGGAATTTGGTTAAAGTTTCATCGTTGTGTAGTTCTACCAAACGCTGATAGGTGGGTTCGTATTTTTGTCTCAGCTCTTGAGCTGGATTTAATTCAGCATTAAAATTACTGCATTCTAGAGCAGTCTTATTAAGCAAAGTAACTAGTTGACGAAATGCCGAATCAGTCAACATCAGCTTCTTGGTGACTCTGGAAGGAATTTTAAGCATGTTGGTAAATCGTATCGTTATTAGGATGCGGAATTAATTCACCTTTGTATTCAACAGTCCGCCCATTCTGCTGAAGGTAACTAACCAATAAGTTTGTAAAAAGATATCGATGACAAAAGTTTCCAGCCGGACAATAGCAACCAAGTACTATATCTTTTTTATTTAGAAATTGATCCCACAATGACCTGTCTGTTTGCAGACTATGCATCATTTTCTCATGGTATCTTCTGGAATACTCTAACATTCCTATTTGACCGCGTCTGTATTCGTAGAGGTCTTCCCAAGTTGGTGAAAAGGCTTGTATTCCTGATTTAACAGTTATATCAGTTATTTGAAGACCGAGATCTTTAGCATATCTCCATCTGGCCATTTGTATGGTCCAGATCCATATAACATCATTACTCATGATTGCTTGTATAGTTAACTATACTAATTGAGCAATCTGTAAAAAGTAACGAAATGAGCAGCATAAAAGAGAGGATAACCCTCTCTTTTATTTATTTTGGACTAACGTTAACTTCACTGACGTCGTCGGGATATATATTTGAAAATTCCCAATTTGGAAATAGAAGATCAATACCAGCCCAATTAACACTCAATGAGATTTGCCAGTCATTAAAAGAAATATCGTAGACGTACCGAATATGTGAATCTTCGGAATCAGAATCATCACAGTATCTAAATCCTTCTACTTTAAATCCTGGATTTGTTCTACATATCTCATTGAAATATCCATGAATACCAAATCTACCGCTTGAATAGATAAGCTTACTAAAAACAATACTTAGATTATCTTCAATGTTTTCAAAAGTATCTGAACTTTTAAGATTATGAATCTGAGCATTTCTCAATCGGATACTAGGAATAATTTTCCTTTTTTTGATATCCGTAAGCGATCTTAAACTATCTAGAACTTGTTTTAAATTGCTAAGATAGGTTCTGTCGGTTTCTGAAATATACCGATCAGGAAACTTGATTCTATATGTGATGTTCTTGATAACATCAGTGGCATTAGTTGTCAACATTTCTATTCTTGTTTAAATTCAGTTACAAACTTACCGTAATTGTCAACACCAAGTTTCTTCAGATCAGTCATCACTCCATTATCAGAATCAACTACTTTGAACGCTTTAGCATAAGCGCTTGATTCCAATAATTTACACATGTTATCCAAATCTCTGGATGATGCGCAAGAATATTCAGATCTGTTGTTTTCTATGGTTTGTACAATGATGGTTAACATATTTAAATTTTCGTTACTCCGGAGTCTGACGATAATCGATCATGAATGATGTCAGTTGCTTTACGGATGTGTTTAGCAGGAACGTTAAAGATTACATCCATGTATAGATCCAAAAGCATGTTCATGGCATGTTTGTCATCGTCTGGAATAATGTAATCTTTATTCTTTGCTTGGTTTTTAATGGTGTTCTTGATGACTTCACAGATTTCAATACAGAATTCATTGGCTTGACCGCCAAGAATACCTGGAACACTAACTAGCGCATTGATTGTGTTGTAGACATCAAGCAGTTGATTTCTTTTAGTCAAATCTAGTTTATTGGATAACAAACTAGTAATTGCTTCTTGAGCTATTTCTACTCTTTTTAATTGTTCCGATTGACTTAACAAAGCAACTGATTGTTTTGCCAGTTCTATCGTTGATTTATAGTTTGCAATTTTTATATTTGACATATTTCTAATTATTTTAGTACAATGCAATCTTTGATTTCTTCAGGGAAATAAAACTTTTTGTTGTTCTTAAAGTTAGAGTCAAGAATGATGGTGATGTTTTTAATATTACCATCTATGTTAGTCAGTGTAGATACAATGCCCTCGTGCCAAATACTACTTTGTTTTAAACAGAATTTAACCAATGTACCTACTAAAGGTATTTTACACTCTTGTCTAATCTCTTCGAAAACAGCAGCCATGTTAACTCCGTGAGAATAAGTCACATTAAATGGTGAAGTAATAAAAACTATTTTATGAGTTGTTTTGATTCAACTTCTAAGGAAATAAAAATGCTGAATATTACTCTTATTGACAACTGGAAATCTGCTTATCGTTTTTACACGATTTGGATTTATTCTTTTATTATTGGTTTTCCAAGTCTTTGGAATGAATTGGTTGCGGCTGGCGTTATTCAGAGCGACACATTGCCTGCTGAATTTAAGGCTGCCTTAGCTGTCATTGGTACAATCGGTATTGCTTCTCGAATAGTGAAGCAAAATTTAGAGAAGATTACACAAGACGCTGCTGCTAAACTGCAAGCAGAGCAAGCCGATTCTGGATCTTCAGAATCAAGCTCTAAGTAAAAAAAAAAGAGAGGGAGCAATCCCTCTCTTTATGCCTGAGGCATTTTAAGTCTTTGGTAGAGTTACTTCAGGTTTTTGTCCCTGATATTTACCACCTCGATCAGAATAAGTTACTCTCGGTCGTTTGCCTCGATAGAACTGAATCTGAAGCCCGCCTTCATTAGCGTAAAGCTTAGCAGGTAGTGGAGTGGTGTTAGCAAATTCCAAAGTCAAATAACCATTCCATCCTGGCTCAACAGGAGTTACGAGACAGTTAATCCCAACTCGCGCAATGGTTGACTTACCCACACAAATACCAACGACATCATCAGGCATGTGGAACATTTCCACAGTTCTGGCCAATACAAAGGAGTTTGGTGGAATGATGCAAACATCACCTTCGTGATGGACAAAAGCTTTTTCATCAAAAGCTTTTGGATCAACAATTGTGTTGTTGATATTCGTAAAGATTTTGAATTCAGGAGCAATTCTGAAATCATATCCAAACGAAGAAAGTCCATAACTTAGAATTTTCTCATTCTTTTCATTCCTATTTACAGAATGATTAACAAATGGGAAAATCATTGGTTTTGTTTCGAGTTTTAAAACATTATCTAAATTCAAATCTACCAATTTAATACTGGTGATTTCATCTTGAAATGATTTTCCAACTCGATTAGATAACTCTAATGTGAAAAGGTGTTCAAACTTATCAGACGTTATCTTTTCATTGTAAGGTATCTTTTCTAGAAACCATTTCAATTGAAAATCTTCTAGTCCGATATAAGTAGACTCTTGTCCAGATTGTTCTACTTCCAATACGGCGGATACTTGACAAAGTTGTTCAATCTCATGATCGCAAAGAATAGTCATGATTTATTCAAGTCCATTAATAAAATATTTAGTTTTGAATTTACCAGACGTAACAATCACTGTTGCTCCTTCAACGTAATAGCCAAGAATAATCTTTTCTTCGTCCGTGCGAATCATGTTCTGTCGGCAATATTGTTCAATTACTGAACGATAAGAGTGCAGTTCATGGAGAATTACTTCCGGGAACAAAGGAGTTGGGACTTCAAGTATTGCTTTCTCGCTGATGAATGCAAAATATTCATGATTGTTAAGTTCAGAATTACGAATACCGACAACATCAACCTTTTCGGGAAGATTAAAAACGTGACGATCGATCGGATGAACAAAACTAAAGGAGCAAGTGGTCTTCCGATTGTCGATTTGATCATACCTAAAAATAGGTTTAGCTTCTTGATTAACCATTTGAGAAATCATCTCAAAATTTTTACAAGTGCTATTCAAAACCAATTCAATAGAATCCGCTTTATTGAGAACATCTCTTTTAAAGACATTCCAAGTAATGGAACCACCATCAGTAATGTTGATTTGCTTATCGTCAATTTTCTTATCTTCTTTAGAAGTTAGGTTGTCAAATGGAGTGCCTGAAACAACAGGTTCTTCGATTTTCTTTGGAGTCCAACTATAATCATTGACGTCCTCAGGGGTAGCGAAACGCTGAGGGAGAGAGTCAAACAAACCCAGTTCAATAAATTCCTTTTTAGCTTGTTCGATCAGTTGTTGAGAAGGCGCTACAGTTGGACGAAGATAGTTCTCAGGTTTTGTGTTTGTCAGGAATGAATTAATAGCGTAGTTATTGGTAAGAGTTTTAAGACGGATAGAGTCTTGCAGATCTTCAATAAATTGTCCAATAACTCCGTTCTTAAAATTAATAACATCAGGAGTATTGTTGGTAACAATTTCCCAAATCAGATTTGATTTTTGTTTTGAAGACTGCTTCGAGCGATCCCATTCTTCAAAAATAGCTAGGAATTTCTGAAGAGTAGCTTTATGTTTTTGTCGAGTTTTGATTTCGGCGTGATTTTCGAATAGATGGGTAGCTAGTTCAAGTGCTTCTTTATAGTGCGGACTTGACTTATAGATGCCGAAAGTATTTGTTACAAACTTATGATCCTGAATGGTTTTAGAAATCATCTTACCGATTTCGCGTTCACCATTTGTAAATGTTTTAAGTTTTGCATTAAAATTCAGGTGATTAAAACCATCCCATACTTTAAAACCAAACTGAGTTTCATTTGAAGTATAGCCAAAACGAATCTTAGAAGATTCGACAGTATTCTTCATTGACTCGAACGACTTTTCAAACTTTGGGTCTTCTGAATAGTTAGACCAAATCAGAGATTTGATTTTGTACTCACCATCAAGATATGCAAGAGATCCAAACTTCTTGATGAAGTGATAACAACAATCACAATTGAATCGTTGTCGATGTTCTTCAGGAATACCCATCAGATATTCCACGAACAATGGATTCTTTGCGTATTTCTTACCAACGATTGGAACGATGCCAGGAATAACAGGTTCTTCATCCAAATGTTTAATATCAACAGAATAAACAGATAGATTAGGATTCAGATCAAAAATATCACGAACAGCATTGGTGATCATGGTATCGAGCTTATCGTGATTAAAATCAATAACGATGTCAGTCATTTTAGTTTCCTTTATTTAAAAGATATAAATAAGAGTAATGGGTCAATCCCATTACTCTTATATGTTTCTTACTTATTCAGAAGCATTTCTAGGACAATCTTAGTCCAAGGTTCGGCTTTACCAGTGTCAAGAATCTCCTGCATATCCATGTCACCAATCATCTCAATACCTTCATTTTCTTCATTGGACTTGAAGGTAACATTTTCATCAATGTCAAATACAGTGACAAGTGCGAAATGATAGATGCCAACGTCCTTATCGTTATCGATAAGAATGAATTGCGGGACAGAATCAAAAAGCAGATGAGAAATGGTTTCATCACTCATCTCGTCAGATTGAGAAGATAGCTCTTCGCGAATCTCGCGACATTTAGATTGTTGAATAGTCAGGAACAAATCAATTGAACCCGGCACTGCTTCGAAACCGATGGTTCCTTCAACCGGAACACCCTTAGGCATGACGTCATCAATTTCAATATGACCTCCAAACCCAACACTATAGTTACCGAGAAGTCGCTCTTCTCCCAAGCCCTTTGCTCGACGATAGGTAACAAGCTTGTTACCTTTACGGAAAACAGTGTAAGGTAGAATTTGACGGAACTGACTGTTCTTTTCAAGACCAGCGCGTCGGCCGATGAAAAGGTGGTCTTCAAGTTGTTCTGTGAATTCTTCAAAATCAAGACCAAGAATCTCTTTCTTTTCTTGAATCTGATATCGTTCATGAAGAGTTTCAAAATAACTCACCAGTGCGCTTGACTGAATTGCGAGAATGAATTCTTGATGCTTTTTTGCAGGTTGTTGATTTTGCGACATGTGTGGCTTTCGTGCAATCGGGTTTAAACAGGACTACCATGTCATATGGTAGTCCTGTATTTTTTAGCACTAGTTCATAGCCATAAGAAGTAATGTCGGGAAGCTATCTTGCTTAACAGCTACCTGAAATTTCTTTTGGTGATTTGTGACTTTACGATAGTATTGGTTAGCGCCACCTGAATAACAAGACACCGCTTTGCGGATATTATTCTTGTTTTTCTGAATACACTCAACCAAGACGTCAACACCAACATCCACATTCACCACCGGATTATAGATGTTACGATTTCCTATCTTGTCACGATGCCAACGCGGAATAACCTGCATTAGCCCAGCGGCACCAGCAAATGATTTAGCGCGAGTATTGAACTCACTTTCTTGCAAAATCATGCCGAGCACAAAGTGTGGGTCAAGCCCATTTGTTTGCGATTTCGCATACACCATCCGAACTGTTTCTCGAATCCTTTCTTCGTTCATGTTCGTTTTGGTGTTCTCGGTAATCCAAATCACAATCTTTTCTTGTTCTGTATAAGAATCAATGAAGTTTGCAATTGGATCAGCCAAGACTGTCATTGAAATAAAAAACCCAATGACAAAAGCTAAAGTTTTTTTCATCATACTTTCTATAACCTTAAGGTTTTGGGAACACTGATGAAAGTTCCCGTTTGAAAAATACTTCCGAAGAAGCCCAAGAGCTGAATTGCATCTCAATCCAAACTTAGTATCTTTCGATGTTTGAATTATGCTGGAGTGCCTTTACTGATCGTGGTTTTAGCACTCATTCAGGTTGTGATCGTTTTAAGTCAGATCAAAGACTTTTAACAGACTGTTTATCTGTCAGTTTTTTGGTAAATTTTGTTCACCAAATTTTGCCAATCAGATACGAAGTCATAGTCATCGAATTCACGACGTAGTGATCATTTACGTCACGAACTTTAAATCCTCCATCGTATCGCATTTTGATATTTGCAACCACATCAGGAGTGACGGTTCCGACATAACAGACTTCGTTACCGATTTGCATGAAAGTTGATTTCATTTTACGAATCTCCTAATAAATCTCTTTAAAAGAGAGGGTTTTTCTCGCTCAAGTTTTATTTCTTGAACAAGTTCTTTGATTGAAGAGTTAAGATTCTGTAACTCTTCAACGATTTCTGATCTCATACTTGAGACAGAATCAGTAATGGTGGAATGTCCTGAAGTCAACACTGATGCTGTTAATGTTTGTTCTAGTTTACCAGTTGATACAGTATCGTTTACTAGTTGTGAAAAAGCATCATCTCCAGATTGAGTTAATTCAAAATGAACGGGCTTGTATGTTTTAAGACTATCATTACTATTGATAATACTAATTGTGGATAAATTAGAAATTATAGATTCGATATTCTCTTGTTTGTCTTCTGGTTTTGAGTCGTACTTTTTCATGATGTCTTTAAGTATGTTTTCGACATCATGATCTGGTTTATTCTTTGATTCAATCTTTTTGAGATTACTGTATAAAGTAACCCAAGCTCTGTGCTTCAATTCCCAGAATGCTTCGATTGGTTGATTTGTTTGATCATTGAAATCTTCGAAGTCGAAAGGAAGATTCAAAGATATCGAATAAACGATCTTGTCATTTACGATACTTGAATCTACTTTAAACGATACCTGAAAAACAAACTCATTAGACTGAACTTGCATGTGGATTTTAGTATCATCCAACGTTACATGATTCAGTCTGTTTTCTTGATAAATCAATTGTCTGATGTTATTAATCGAAGATTTGTATTTTTCGATTTTTTCAAACATTGCTCGTCTTCCTTTTTAACAATATTTGTTTTTGGTTTACTCTTGACTTGGTATTTGTACATTAAAGACTTAACATCAGAAGTTACAATTCCAAAAAAGAATATCTCACCATTGAGCATACAGAGTTTTTGAGTATTTGGAATATTTGGAAGATAGACTAATTGCGAGATCATATTCTACCTTCCTTAATCTTCTAACAAAGGCTGCCATTCTTGCGGGAATGAACAATTAACAGCCGTCTTAAACAATGGTGCAATATGGCGGTCTTTATAACCAGCCAACCCGCATCCCACTGCTGTAACAAAGAACTTCTTACCATCTCCGTAATTGCGAGTGTAGTCGCAAAATTCTTTGATTCTGAATTCGATGTCTTCGAGTGGCAGAGTCTGGATGTATTGATCTTTTGTAGGTATGGCGTAGGTATTGCCTCGCAAACCAATACCTACGCCATACTTGGCTCCAAACCTAATAGCTGCTTTGGCAGCACCAGCACCATGAATGCCTGCTAGATTAGATCCAAATACGAATATCTCACCGTTCTGTGGTAGTGTGCCATTTTGATGATAAGTTCTCATTGTTTATTCTCCGACATAAGTGACTGGTCTTTTTAGTTACCAGTCACTTATGTTTTTATTAATTAATTAGATTGTGACAAAACAGTTGGAGCGGGAGGAACGAAAGATTTAGGTCCATCAAGACGCTTCTTCTTTGGTTGAAACTCACCTTTTCGTTCAAACTTTTTAGGTTGCTTTGACTTCTTTGGTTCTTTCACATCATCGGGTTTAGAAGTCTTGGCTTCGACCGTTTGTGTGTTATCCAATTCAGCTCGTTCACGACGTGCTCGTTCTTCACGATAGAATGGATATCCGTGAGGATAGTGTTGGTACTTACGACACATCTTCACCACAAACTTATCCGGGATACCAATGGTCGATTTCCCTTCATGATGATTTTCCATGGACATCACATGAACAGTGTATCCATTATTTCGACCGCGAGTGATGTAACTTGCGTACTCAGAGAAATGTCCGTTGATATTCGTTACAATGATGACTTCAGTTTTCTTTTCTAGAAGTTCATTGAATCGAACATAACATTGAGAAAAAGACTTACTAACATTCTCCTGCACGAATTCGTATTGTTTCGTTTCAGGATTGATCATGAAGTCATTTGCTTCAATGATTTCAACTGTCTTACCGATGCCTTTGTACAGAGCAAGGAGTTCGTTAGCCAGAGTAGTGCGACCAGAACCAGGAGTACCTTTGATGATGAAGATTTTCATATAGCTCACTTAAGTAGAACTGTTTACGATGGTGGAGTGTCTAAAGATTCGAACTTTAGTAAGTGCTTGTAGATTACTCTATCAAATTGCACACAGGAATCATTTACACCTATTTCTAATCCCGTCGAATTAGAAAATTGGAGACCTGCTAGTTTTCCAATTCCATACCACTCCAAAATATTGAATTACTTTGTAAAAATTAATCTACATTCTCTAAACAACCACATCTACAACACATTGATTCTGTTGCTCGAAATGACTGAATGGTCTTACTTGATTCATCGAGAGAAATTTCTTGTCCTGGATTAAAAAAAGAATGTTCACAATCAGGGTATAGGTGTGCTACGAGATGGATGAATATGTCCTTACGCAATGATTCTGAATAAACAGTCATGTGTAAATCATCTTTCACTCCAAGATAACTAGTTATAAAACGAATGTCTGTAAGCTCTTTGTGTTTGAAGACATGTTTAAATGGATTTTTATCTGAGAAAATTTTAACCAATTCTCTCTTGTGATTGATCCATTTATGACTGTTGTATATATTCTCAGGATATCGACCATACATGCCAGAGTCAAATTTTTCAACAACACTAGAAAGACTAATCTTCCAACCAGGCTGAGGAGCTTCTAGATAGAAACCATTTTTTCCAACATACAGATCAAAAGCATACCTTCCGTCTATAGGTATGTTTAAATATCCTGAGAATCTCATAATATCCTACTTTCCAGTTAAACGATCAATTCGTTTCAGAATTTTATCATCTTTTTTCTTTTGACGTTTTTCATCCACGGCTCGATTCCATTCTTCAATTTCCAATTGTTCTTTTGTTTTGAAGAATGGATTTGTCTTATATGATCTTGTTTGTTTATTGAGTTTCACGATTTGATTAGTTCCAGTAATTGCATCGGATTCTTTATGCTCAATTGTAATTTTATTGGCATCAGAATTGTTACGCAAGTCAGCAATTTCTGAGATCTTTTTGAGTTTTTGAGAATCGTCACATTCAATATCAACAACATCATAACCTGTCTTAGACAGAACAGATGCAATTGTTGAACCTAATAGTCCAGAATTCCCACCTCCTAAAACCACGACTCGTTTATTCATTCCGACTATTTCCTTGAATCAGTTTATAAACACTATTTGGAATTTCTTCACCAAAATGATTTCGGTAGATGTTATCAAACACTCTGGTTCTAATCAACCTTGTCTTTGCGATTTTAGCAGACGAAGAGTAAGCATCTGGAATATATAACAACTCCGATACGGCATGTGCTTTACAGAAAATTAAATCAAGAAGTAAATTCCATGATAGTTTAATCATGGGAGTTTTTTCTTTATGTTCGTCGTTTATCATTTCTGGAATTTCTTGCATTATAATTTCCTAGATACGTCATAAATAGGTAGTGTGGACTATCCACACTACCTATGAATTGGCTCCTCGACCTGGGCTCGAACCAGGGACCTGCGGATTAACAGTCCGACGCTCTACCAACTGAGCTATCGAGGAATGGCTATCAATATTTAATCAGATATGGACCAAATGTTCCAGTACAAACAATATATCTGATTTTTCGTATATCGTAATATTTCTTCTTGATATTAAATCTTGCTTTATCAGCCAGAATTACCATCTCAAACAATGGAGCAATTACGAGTACAACTAAAATGTTCATCACTAATTTAAAAATCAGCTCTTTTAGTCGATTCACCATTTGAGATAATCAGGTAAGAGTATTTGTGATTCTTGAGATGGTTTGAATTCAATCCCGAACTTCTTGAGATTGGATATCTGTTGTTCGTCTCCGAACTTTTTAGAACTATCCCAAGCCCATTGAAGTAGACCTTGTCTCTGAACAGGTCTACAATCTTTATTCTTCAGATCACAATTTGCATTGATCTGACCCATGTGGCGAGCAACGAATGAACGCCATCTACCTATTTGCCATTTGTCTTCTTTCTCCAGTCTTCGACCGTAGAAATACTTAGCATACCATTCCCACCAACCTAATGGAGAATCCTTCGTAGTCCAACCATTCTTCTCCCATTCTTTAAGGGACTGTCTTGATTTTACTCCGAAGTGATTTTTCTCAACATCAGGTTCTTTACTTCTAGGAAATACGTTAGGATGTTTATACCAAGAAGCAGGTAATCCTTTTATGGCTACGTTATAATGACAATCCATGAATACACCTAAATCCAACATTTCTTCAGGAGTATAGCATGGATAGAAAGATGTATTCCATGTATCTGAATTCTTTACCTTCATGACTCTTTCCCATAAATGTTATTCATAAGAAAGATGTGTAGTTTCTGGTGGCCGGGACGGGGGTCGAACCCGTATACCCTAAAGCGGGGGATTTTAAGTCCCCTGTGTCTACCAATTTCACCACCCGGCCATCTTCACTACATAAGTTAAATGACTTATGTAAATTAATACCTAAGTCATTTTAGTAATATATCATTGAATTTTGTTTAAAACATTATTCTTTACACAATGTTCGTAAAATTCTTCAGATATGAGTATCTCTCTGCCGTCCTTTATAACTAATCCGTTTTGTTGAAATTTCTTGAAAACCCTAGAAGCCATTTCTCTTGAACAAGACGATAGTTCAGATATTTTACTAATCGTCATGTTTCCCATGGTAATTACTCCTATTTTTCTTTCAGAGTATCTACCTATCGAAACCATTATTCTTTCTTCAACATTTAATGCTGGTAAAATAGCCGATCTTGTAATTATCTTATTATTTAAATTAGCCAGTTCAGAATAAATGGCGTTTCTGAATTGTCTATTAACATTCATCATGTCTGCTATAACTGATGATGGTATTTTTACAACATCGGTATTTTGAATACATCTAATATCAGTAATTGATTTTGTTTGACCAATTACGCTTCTTAGATTTATAACTTCTAGCATTGAGTAGAAATCAATTACCGACTTTCTATTGTATTTAGGTTCTTTTCTGATCTCAGAATAAAGAACAGTCATACTGGCTTCTACTTTACCATTTAGTATAAAAAATAGATTTGAATTATCTTCATCTTTTTCAATGATTAATTCATTCCTAGCATATTTTGTCTTTATCAAATTTTTAGCAATTTGATCTAATTCCAATGCAGTTAGGTTTTGAAATAAATGATTTCTTTTAAGAACGTCTTGAATTTTCATAATAGAATGTTTATATAGTTAGAGTATAAATACGGCATAATAAATCAATTATAGGTAATAAAAAAGTACAGGATTATATCCTGTACTTTTTTATTTATTTTAATGTTTTAACTTTTATTCAATTTAAGACCAAAAGAACCATACGGTCTCCATCCTGCGTAAAAGCTATATTTTCCCTTATAGCTTATAAGAGGTAGTGGAAATTTAATAGTAGGAGTGGGAGTAATATGGAATGTCCATTTATTTGGAGTACCCCATTCGGCTGTAGAATACACTGTTCTTGCGTGATCAGCAATACCGATTGTATAAAAGCAAAGATTGTGAGCGGGATTTCGAAGCCACCAAAGTATTGCTAACTTTAGAGTCTTATCCCGGCCTTTTCTCCAATTGTCATCACCATAATAGCCATCGTCATCATTTCCAAATATAGCCCAAAATGGATACAGTCGTTGGATGAAGTTTCTATCTATCTTTCTTCGCGCAGGTAATGTTTCTACATGAGGAAATATTTTAATAAAAATAGATTGGATTAATTTAAACATGTTTATTCTTTCTTTTCAAAAAACATAAAGAGGGGAATTCCCCTCTTTATGCCGTTATAACCAATATTCCCCGGAAGGATTATAAGTCCAATAATCAACTCTTGTCATTTCGTCAGATCCTGAATTCATTGTAAAACCAGGGTGACCGCCGGACAGCGGAGTTGGATCAGTGTAAGTTGTAAACAGAACACCGTTTATATAAACCTCAAAGGTATCGTTAGCAGTAGGTACAACTTTAAGAATTGTATCGGCTGTTAAAGTATAAGGTATTGATGTTTGTTCAACCCAATTTCTGGTTATTCTTAAATTAGAAGAATTGAAGAAGAATCCATAAGCTTGAGTCATTGTTGCTCTGAGCACAGCACCAACTTCAAAATTGAATGTGGTTTGAAGCGGTTGTTTTATCCTCATTTCTACTTGGGACATCGGACCTGTTTCAGCATCTACAAACCAGCAGTATCCTCCGGCGTTTTTAGAAACATAACTGCCTCTAAGATATCCTTCTCCATCGCAATAGAAATAGTCTAAAGCTGGATAACTACCGAAGGCTAAAGAGCCAGCCCATCTAGAATCTAATGTTCTAACAGCAGTACCTGATGAAGCTGAGAAATTAAACTTTCTATAAGCGTCCGGATCAGCTGTGGCTGCCTTAACATAAACAGTTTCAGAGTACTCAGACCACGATTCTCCTATAGAGTTCGTCGCAGTAATTAAACATCTTAGTCCAGCACCAACCATATCTAGCGTTGGGGTAGTCTCGTAAGTGTTTTGACCTATCAGTAAAGTATTACCAGCATACCACTGATAGGTGTAACCAACAGGACTGTTCGTCCATGTACCAGTTGTTACTCTTACTGGGAATCCGGATTGTTTAGATCCAGATATTGTTGCCAAAGTAACAATTTGAGGAGTGGTAGCCGATACAATAACTATACCTGCTGATATGGCTGTAGTTAAGCCGGCATCGTTAACTGCTGTTTCTACGAAATAAACCTCATAACCTATATCGTCGTTGGTACTAGTGTATGTATCGCTAGTTTCACCGACAATTAAAGAAGATATTCCGTTTAATTTTCGCATCCATTGAATTGTACTTGAATCAGCTTTAGGACTATATCTGGCCTTATTAGCTGTTAGTACATTTCCTATTACTCTGTTACCGGTGACATAAGCTTGCGAAATAGCTTTAGGGGGAGGCATCTCCATATAAGGATAATTGATGGGATCTCCTTGTGGAGTAAGTCCTCTTTCAGTTATCATTGGATGATACTGCGCGTTTAGATTGTAATAAACGCTTGTGGGTAGCAGACTTACATCATCATCATCGTAAGATACAAAGCCGGGATCGACATCTTGATTAGTGATGTTTAGATCCACTAAAGATCCTTTATAAGAAATACCCTGTAGAACAGATATGCCATCTCTGTTTGCAGTAGCTGGATCATAAGCCGTAGGCACAACGTTTCTTGCAAAGTTCGTATCGCTAGCTTCTAATACCCCAGCGTACGCAAAGAAACCTAACTTGGGAAGTTTACCAGTTGGAGTTCTTTTACCAGAGTAAAGTATGTTATTCTTAGCATAGAACTTCATTGGTTCTCTGGTATTCCATGCGCTGAATAATGAGGAATTAAAACTATCGTAATAAACGTTATTAAAGAAACCGGAAGATGAGTCGGCTCTTATTGCGACGACATTCTTATAAAAGAAAACAATGCCCCCGCCAGTTACTTGATTGTGCTCTGAATAGAACGGACCATCGCCGTGACCTATTACATTAGCAACATTGTCCATGAAGAATGTATTGCCGTAAATGTAAGGGAAATTAGCTAACTTAATTCCAAATACATCAGTAATAGTTAGAGCATCCACATACGTTGCTTGAGGCTCTCTTAAAGATATGCAGTTTTGTGGACCAGAGCGAATATGGTTGTATCTGAATATCTGACCAGTCGATCTATCTTTGATAGAGTCGCCTGCGTTACCGTTCTTATTTGCACCTATGTAGTTGAATTCATAAATGGTGTTAGTTGATTCAGAATAACTATTGTGCGTACCGGTATCACCAACTTCACCATTATCATAGATGTAGTTAAAGAGTATATGTAAATTCTTTAGCTGAAATCTAGGACCGTTATTAGGATTAGAGTTAGCAAATATACCACAACTATTATCGTGAATTTCACAACCAGAAATGGTAATGTAATCCCCACCCATGACCTTAATGCCAGCGCTGAAATGACCCCAACGTGTTTGTTGGCCATACATGTTGATAAATTCATTATCCTTATAGGCGGCCGTAATCTTTAGTCCATGGATATGGATGTATCCTGGCCGATAAGATGTACTAGCACCGATACCTAATGGTTGAATGATGTTAATTAAACCAGCCCCAGTGTGGGTATCGTTAAGTCTGGAATTAACCGGATCGTTTTCAGCTCCGATACCATTTAGTTCAGGTAATTGACCTTGTGGTCCTCTGACTCCAATGATTTCAATCCATCTGGTTATTTCACCCCTAACATGTACTGGTAGTACGTGTCTGTAAGGTTGTGCTCTCCAATAAACAAATACTCTATCACCAGGTCTGAGGTTTAACCAAGGAACTTCGCTTAATTCAGCATATTCCATTCCTGGACCTACTCTGAAATCATAACTTGTTAAATCAACACCGATTCGGTTTGGAAGAACGTGATAGTACTTCCAATTTATGTCAGTTATATCGACTGCATTGAAAACAGGCTGATCTCTTAAATTAAAAGGATTAGGAGCTATCTGTCCTGGTGTAAATTCACCATTGCGATACTTCTTAAACCAAGTTATGGTATCTTGTCTGGTTGGCACTGGTGGCAATATACTCATGATTAAGTTAGCGTTAGATTCACTAACTCCATCACTTATTCGATACGTCACCATTGGAATAAGACCGTAATAACCATTGGTTGGACTTACAGACCAGGCGCCATTTGAATCTAATGAGAATAAACCGGCAGCTCCAAAATCAATAACATCCCCAGGCTGATATGTGGTGGCATGACCTGAAACCGTAAGAGACACCACTGTCAGTGGAGATCCTTCGTAATCAAAGTCGTTAGTTAAGACATTGCCGGTAGAAGTTACATTAGGTGGTAATGCAACAGAATCAGTCATACCGACAGGACCTTGATTGGTGCCTGTTATGTTAATTGTTAGCTTTTCTAATTTAGAACCAGTTGATCTAGCATCCAATACTCTGTAGTAAATTTCTTCACTTGCGACCTGTCCTTGAGTCAGAGCACTACCTGCAGATCCAATTGTAAAAATCCAAGCACCGTCGCTGTTTAGTCTGAAAGTTCCATAAACGGTATTGAAAGTAGTACCAACAGAACGATTTCCTCCAGAATAAACTATTTCATTAACGGATATGAAATCTCCCTCTGGATCGCTATCGTTGGTTAAAACGTTGCCTGTTATTATTCTATTTGCATCAATAAGAGTTGCGGTATCCGGATTAGTAACCGGCATTTTATTAATGTTCTGTAATTGCTGGAATACTGAGTTACCGGCAATTGGTTTTACTTCTCCGTTTGGATACTTTATGTATAAAGTTTCAGTAACAAAAGAATATCCTAATTCTTTCAATAATAGATCTGACGGATCAGGCTGTGCCTTTGTCTCCGAAGATCTTATGGTAAATCTACTCATGATCGTCCTTGTTTTTTGGGTTGACTGTATCACACACGATACTTCAAAAAATACAGCATAAAGAGGGGAGATCCCCTCTTTATGCTTTAGGCGTTATCAGTCCAGTATGTGAATTCATTAGGTAAGTCGTTATCGCCTATACCTATTGACAATCCAGGATACCCTCCAGACAATGGGGAAGGATCATCATAAGTACTGAGTAATGCATCATTTACATAAATGCTGATGACACTACCAGATCTAGTTGCTCTTAGCTTATTAAGAGTTGCTTGACCATGATTCCATGCATTGATATAAGTTCCATTGCGATGGAGAGTTACCTCAGTTGTACCGCAATTTATTTCATATCCTTGCACAGCATCAAAGTTCAAGACTACTCCTAAATTACCGCCAGAGTTCCTGAAGTTCATTCCTATTTCAACAGACACATTATTGCCTTGAGAATTTTCATACCAAGCTACACCACCATTCCAAAGTGAAACGTATGAGGCAGTTAATGCTCCATTCCCAGTACAGAAACAGTAATCGTGAGGATATTGTCCTGCAGTTTGTCTGCTGTTCCACTTGGAATTTAGAGTCTTAAGACTGGTTCCATTTAATGCGCTGAAATTAAACTTACCAGTGGCATCAGGGTCAGTTATGGCCGTTATAACCGTTATCAGATTAGAGTCAGCTTCACCAAATTCACCACCAGAATTAGTTGCTTTAATTCTAGCAAAAATACTCTTTCCAATATAAGAATTGTCTGGAGTAAATGAAGTTGAAGTCTGTCCTGCTATTAGTGTTGAACTACCGTTGGTCTCTCTAACATACCACTGAACAGCGTAACTAATTGGAGTATTGGTCCAGTTACCATTATTACTTACAGTAACAGCAGAACCACTCTGACCACTTCCAGTTATAGTCGGTGCTGTTGTATTTTGAGGAGTAGTGGTTGTGGCTATATGGAATAAATCCGATTCAGATACAATGGTAGTCGATCCATAATGGAAAGTACATCTGAATTTAAGATCCATACCTCCGTCATCACTCACAACTGTGTAGCTTAATGATGTCTGTCCGGCAATAGGATTTGTTCCACGATACCATTGATAATCAACAGAATCAAACTGAGGGCCTATTATTGCAGGTATTGCGGTGAGTACTGATCCAATTCCATGCGAGCCAGTTATACTCGGAACAGCATGAACAACAGGTGTTCTTTTCTTACCATAGGGTGCTTGTACTGGTAATCCTAATGGCGTTAGTGCTCTAAGAATGACTTCGTTTTTGTGCGCCCCGTTTAAAGTAAAATACGGGCTCGTATTCATTATGCTAAAGTCATTATTTTGAATACTAGCAAATCCTGGATCAGCATTACTTAACGTTACATTCAGATCAGTTAGAGTTCCAGTGTATGGATTACCTTGGTTAACACTACCCGCATTTGGAGTTGCAGCTGGGTTAATCTCAGTAGGTTTAAAACTGTTTGTGAAATTGGAATAGAAATCAGCAATACCCTGATATCGGAAAGCCGAGAAAGGAGGAACAGTTCCGCCTTGAGTAGCTGCCTTAGAGTAATACAAATTATTGTAAGAAACTCCGGTTTGTAATGTTCTGGTATTCCAGAAATCAAATGTCGGAACCCCACCAGCATCGGTGTGTGCGCCAGCATAATCATATCCCGCTGCATCAAAATTAGCAACGCAGATATTATTGTAGAAGAAACACTTACCGTTTCCTCTTACTTGATTTTCGAATCCACCATATACGAAAATACCATCGCCGTGAGCAACCATACTTGCTTCGTTTATGAACTCAAATTGATTTGCATAAACGTAACTATAGTTAGCACAATTAACTCCTAAAGAGTCTACTTGAGTAAAGCCTATGCTAACAGTTGCTTGTGGATCACGCAAAGACATTGCATTTGCAGAGCCGCTCTTGAAATAATTGTATCGGAAAATATGTCCAGTCGATCTATCTTTGATCGAATCACCGGCATTACCTGGTTTATTAGGTTCAAAGTAGTTAAATTCATAAATCATACTTATTGCTTCAGTGTATGAATTATGAGTACCATAAGCCTCCTGTCCAGTCGCACCGTTATTGCCAAAACGATTAAACAACATATGGCAGAATCTAGACACCAATCTTTCTCCGTTACCTGGAGTTGAATTGATGAATACTCCAATTCCGTTATCATGGAAATAACAACCGGAAACAATCAGATAATCAACTCCAGCGACCTTGATACCGGCTACAAACTCACCCCAATCTTTATTAGCACCGGTGTAGTCCGTTATTCTTGAAGGAGTCATTGTATTTCTAATTTCTAAACCATGGATATGGATATAACCTGGTTTAAAGAAATTATTAGACCTACCGTCTAGTGGTGGTACGATAACTATCATACCTGAACTAGAGTGAGTGCTGTTCAAAGAACTTGTACTGGCTACTTCAATAGCGTTTGTTGCGTCCAATATTGGTTTGTTACCGTTAGAATCTTTAACACCAATAATTTCAATCCACTTTGCAGACGTTCCTCTGTTTTGCAGAGTGATAACATGATTATACGGCGTGGCTCTATAGTAGACAAATACTCTATCACCAGGAAGCAATTTATCCCAAGGAATATCTCCGATTTCAGCATATTCCATTCCTGGACCTACTCTGAAGTCAAGACAGCTGGAATCAGCAGCATTTCTATTTGGGAACCATGGTCTATAGTCCCAATCTGGATAGGTCCAATTTACAGCGTATGATGGATCGACTCTTACTTGAACTGGATTGGTAGCAATGTTTACCGGGGTAACGTCACCATTCTCATATTGATTAAACCAATTAACAGCTTGAGTATATTCGTTACTAACGTTAGGCAAGACAGTAACAACAATGCTTCCAGAAGTAACTGTCGCATTTCCATCTGTTACCGAGTACTGTATTGTTGGGAAGTAACCAGAATAATCAGGATCGGCAGTAATAGACCACGTTCCATTAGCATTTACTGTAACACTACCAACGTCAGTTAAATTAACTGTAGAACCCGGAGTTCTGTTAGTCGGATCACCACCAACTCTAAATGACGAAATAACCAATGAATCACCATCAGCATCAGTGTCATTGAGAAGAGCATTTCCTGAAACTGTACTGCCTGCAACAACCGTACCGGAATCAGCAACAACTATAGGTGATTCATTTCCACCCAGTATGTTTATTGTTAAAACTGACAGAGTCGATTGATTTGCATTTGAATCTACGATTCCGTATTGGATGGTTTCTGTAACACTATCTCCAATCTTCATTGTTCTGGAAGCTTGATTCAGTGTGAAAGTCCACGAACCATTTGATTGAATCGTAAAAGTACCGTGGGTTGTTGTAAATGCTTGCCCGACTGTTCTTGATTGTAGTGCGTAACTTACACGATTAACAGTGCGAGTATCATTTTCCGCATCAGTGTCGTTGGTTAAAACGTTACCAGTAACTTGACCGTTATTTGATTCAGTTATACTGGCCGAATCCGGGTTAGCTACTGGGTTTTGATTAATTGGGCCGGCTCCTTCTAGTACACTTACTCTTCCTGTCAAATCAGCTATGGCTGTTTGATGTTGTTGAACTAATTGTGTAAAGTAATTACCGCCTATTTCTCTAACTACCCCGTCAGGATATCTCAAAAAAAGTTTATCTGATAGATACGAGTATCCTTGTTCGTTTCTTAACAAGTCAGTTGGAGCGGGCGCTGTTTTATTTGCTGTGGTTCTTAATAATGGTCTTGACATATTTTCTCTCTATTTAAACTTTAAACTTAAGAGGAGGGAAATTCCCTCCTCTTACTTATAACGGATCCAATATAACGGCTATTTTAACAAGATATTGCTGTCCACCATATACTGCAGTTAATGTAGTATTACCAACATCTGGAGACACTCCGTGTGCTACCAAATGAGTTGGATCTACTTGACTTAACAGTAGTCTGGCCCCAACTATCCACGGACTGCTTATTGTCGGGGCTTCATTACCCCACGATCTACCTGCGGAGAATCCAGCAATTACTCTTTGATTTGCAGATGTTGCTGATATGGTTATTTCTCCATTCACACCCGATGCACCTTGTGAATCACCAACGCTGTTAACATAAGTACCAGCCACTTCATAAACAACAACGCTACATGTATCTTGAACATTAGACGTTCCAGTTACTGTAAAGTTAGAGCCAGTATTTGTGACAACACAAGTATATAGTTGATAAAAAGCAGAATTATATCCAATAGAAATATCTTGTCTCTTTACCCATGCATTACCAAAATTATCACCGATACTCTGCCCATTCATTACAAAAGCAACAAGAGTGTTACCTACTACAGGCGCAATGCTCATGACAACTGCGGCAGTCATTGCTGGAGTCGGCCATGTGTCTGATCCAGATGCAATTTGAACAATTTCTGCTGCTGATGCATTTGTAACTGTCCTAACATCGGAATAAACAACGGTCGTACCTACAACATTAGTTGCATCATATCTGACTCTTATTTGTCCAAGATGTGATGCTGTCAGTAACAATGTTGGACCGTTTTCACCAACAATATCGCTCCAGCCTGAACCAGTATTTACTTGCCACTGTCTGATTACTGTATCTGGATTATAAAGCCAAGACGGATCAGTGACTGATACTGTTTCACCAGGGACGTATATATCTAAAGAATCTAAAGCCGGTTGTTGAGCAGCCACAGGAGCAACCCTAGGAGGAGCTGTAGGATCTCTTTCTAAAGCTCCTAAGTCAGTTGATCCAATATTAGTCGGTCTTAAAGATATACCATTTGTTCTTGGATTAGGTTGTCCTTGAACAGGGTGATCTGTACCGACACTGGCAGGAATACCAGCAGGTAATGAACTATATATGTCTATTGCAGGTGATCCTGCTCCAAGTGACAAGTCGTGAAATTCTTTATTGATAAATACTGGATCAGAAGCAATAATTGTTCCTAATCTATTAACAGCGTGGGATGATGAAGTAGCACCACGAGCAGCACTGGCATCTAGGATGGTGGTATATCCCTGTATTAGGTTTGTACCTCTCAAATTGAGAGTACCTGCCAAATACAGTAGATTCAATCTGGCGATAGAACCATCAAACAAAATCACATTACCCCATGCTTCACACACTGTTTCAGGCCATGATAGCTGTATGAAGAATTGGTCGGCTTGATTGTAATTACTGTTATGGTAGTAAGTATTGCTAAAGAAATACAATTTCTTTCTGTGATTTACAGCAGCTGATCCACTGCCTTCCCACTCACCACCGCCTTCTGACCCATCTGATCCAAAGTGAATAGGTCTCCAAGCATTACCTGATAAATTCTCATCATTGATCAGAACATTACCATAAACGTAGTCAATGCCAAAATCAGGATATTCGACAAACGCATCTGTAAATTCAGGATGCACCATGTCAATCATTCTGGATGTAGACTCTATCCAATTATAACGAATGACTTCTTTACCGACTCTACTCTTATAGGTAGATCCACCAGCTCCATTGCGACCTCTGCCAAGGTAGTTACCTTCTATTAAAGCGTCGTAGCCTTGAATGTAACATCCGTGTTCATAACCGCTACCATTTACACCATTACCGTAAATGCGGTTATATTGTATTTTAATTCTCTGACAAGATTCACCAATACCGCCTGGTTTTGACATGGTGAATATGCCTTGAGAATTATCGTATATGACGCAATTTCTAACAGTCACATCACTGGTAGGTTGTATCCAAATACCTGCGGAGAATCCATACTGTACAGTAGCACCTAGTGAATTGGTATAGGAAGCATCAGCAGCAGCTCCTCTTATTTCCAAATTCTGGATAATGATCCATTCTGGATTTTCACTAGTTGGAGTTCCAGGTCTTCTTTTTATCGTAATTAGACCAAAGCCTTGATTATCTGTAGTAAATATGTCGGTATCATTACCAGGCATGCTTCCTACAGCAGTCGTCGCATTTCTACCATCGATGATTGGTCTATTACCATCCTCATCAGTTACACCGTTTATGATGAAAGGTGCACTAGCTGTCGCCTTAACGGCAAAAGCAAATTTCGTCTTGTAAGGTAAGGCTCTGTGGTGTATGTTAACAACATCACCAGCCATCATACTCGCCCAAGGTACAGTGTCTAATTCTTCATACGGAAAATCTGGACCAACATCGAATGTTCTTGTTCCAGTTATTCTGGTTGTAACTGGATTGCTATCGATGTTTATCAAACCACCTTGCAATACAATTGTAAGTATTCCAGTTCTCGAATCCGTTCCATCGGTTACTAAATATCTGATAATTATGTTGCCAGACATTTCAGAACCAGTTCTGTTACGAATCCAAGTTCCATCTGCGTTAAGTCTGAAGTTACCATAATCAGGAACTATAACAGTGGTTCCCGGAGAATGAGTACCAGCAACGCCATCAATTGTAAATGACACTATGGATAAAGTATCTGATTCATAATCTGAATCGTTACTCAAGACATTACCTTGCTGTGATGTTGCTCCTTGAGTAGATACTAAAGTATCATTAGATACAACGGGAGAACTATTTGTGCCGATTATGTTTACTTCTAATTCGCTGAATTTTCTACCACCAGATGTGTCTTCAACAGCGCATAGGAAAAATTCACTTACAGACTCACCTATTTTTAAAGCACGAGCAGCATTGTTTGGCGTGAAAGAGAAACTACCGTTTCTATTAATAATCATACTACCATAAGCAGTACTAAAAGAAACTCCAACATTTCTCGTAATAGAGTTGTTTTCGACATACGTTACATACAGCTCATCTCCGACGTCCGCATCGCTGTCATTCATCAGAATATTACCGTTTATGGTGTTATCTGAATCATTACCGCTGAATAAATCATCAATTGCGTTTGGTAATTTGTTTATTTGAAGAAGAGCTTGTTCTAGCGATGATACTCTGCTAAGTAACTCCTCACCACCAATTTGTACAATACTTCCGTCTGGTTTCTTTATGACTAATTTACCAGATACAAAAGAATATCCCATCTCTCTGATAAGCATGTCAGTAGGATCTATATTTGGTTTATTTTCTGTAGACCTTGTTAAAAATCTATTCATGATTGTTCCACGGTTAATCTTAACACATTATAATTCAGCATAACAGCATAAAGAGGGGAATTCCCCTCTTTATGCTTTACTATTTGTTCATATATGCGTTTAAAGTGCGCTTAAAGCAATCATATCTTTCCATCGGTGTTTTAAGATGATCTTTCTGATAACGCAAATAATCCAAAGTATTAGTTACGTGATCAAAATTGGAAGAAAGATAAACTCTGACTACGCAACTTTTACACAGCCTGTTATATACAAAGCAATAACATTGTTCAAATAATTCATTTGTAGATTTAACTGATTTAAATCCTAGTAGTTCGAGATATTCTTTTACATTAAGATTATCGTCAGCCACAAATGAGTAACCTTTATTTGACTCATTAGACTCAAAATCATCTAAATCAAAAATCTCAAAGAAATGAAAAGGATTACTATTTAGTCTTTGAATAACTTGAGGAAATAAACTATCAATGTGTCTAATCATTTTGTTTCTCTCATTTTAATAAAGGCTTGCTCTCTACAGTATTCAACAACTTGAGCGACGGTATATCCGTCAGCATTGATGATTGATTGATTGATTGAGTAGTTCTGGTCAATCGATAAGTATTTTGTATTCTTTAAATTCACCACCGTTTAAACTTAAATATAGATTATCGCCTATTTCTAAATTATCGAATGATTTTATTTCTTTAAGACAAAATGAGTTGATGACATCGATGTTATCACTTTAGACAAAAAAAAAATAAGATAGCAACATATTTAGCAATGATGGTTACAAACGCCATCATTGCTAAACTGCTTAATGAAAGATGTGGTGGGTCCGGAGGGACTCGAACCCCCGACCTGCTGCTTAGAAGGCAGCTGCTCTATCCAGTTGAGCTACGGACCCATTACCATTCTTTCTACATAACCTAGGTTGGTTGTGTAAAATTATACAGCATCATGTACTTTCAATCCAAATGTCTTTGGGAAATCATCCATTAACATTAGAAATTTATCTCTGATGAAATCCATATCCTCTTCAATTTCTTTCAATGTCTTTACAACAAAAGGATCGTTTTTATCAATTTCACTCTTAGCTATTTCCTCTTCAACTTTATTTTTTCGATCAAGTAAATCTGATATTTTAATCTCGACTTGTTCGTTCAGAATGTCGATGACCTCAGTAACAGTTTGAATGTTACCAACATAAAAAGGAGGGTTCGAATGCCCGCATGCTTTAAAAGCTTCTTTATAGATCTTAGCCACATCATCGTAAATATGCAAACCAGCGTTTGCGGCGGATTCAAGATGATAACTTTTAGATCTAGAAAAACGAGCATCTAAACTCCAAAGAGATCGAGGAATATAAATCGATCCATTATCCTCACCTGAAACATTATATTCTGAAAATCCATAATTGCAGATGGAGTGTCCAATTACGCCAGTCAAGACATATTTTTTTGTACCGGCATCCTGGAGTTCAGAATCATCTGCATCTTTTACAATCAAATTAGAATTACAACTCATCGGAATGATGAATCGTTTATCTGCAATAGAAAACATCTTTTGCAGAGGCAAAACCATATATGTTCCATTAGGCTTTGCTTGATAGTTAGAGAATGCAAAATGTTTTCCACTAACAACAATCAGATCTGCACGAAGATCAGTCATTTCTTGTACCAGTGTGAATTAACGACATTCTTCAATTCAATCAGTTCAAAATCAGATGAAACGAGCCGATCCGACATGCTGACAATTTTGAAGAACCTTTCCTGATCAATTGGTTGTTCACTGTTGGCCAGAACTCTGGCTGCAAATTGACCAGTCCCAAAAAAGTAATGTGATTCAAAATCAACATCATTAATGGTGACTGGATTTTCTTTATCAACTGGCTCAAAATCAATAATTAGATTTTGATCACCATAGATAACAATCACGGAACAATGGATTTTGATTCTTTCGAATAAAGCTCCCAAGTCTTTTTGAAGATCGCTGCCGATGCCATTTTTCATCACATGAACATCAATGATATTGCGAACATCATTCCAGTCTTTCTTGCTGAGAATGTGACCGCAACAAGCACCAGCGAACTTATTGTCTTCAGATAGATGGAGTTTCGAAAGTTTAGAATCAATCAAAACATGACCACGAAGATCACATACTTGCTTATCTGCTGCAAGACATGACCTATAAAGCATGACTAATGACATAATGGCATAAGGAGTGGGAATTACCCACTCCTGTTATGTTGTTTACATGTTGATGGGGGCGCGAGAACAGCCTTGACCAGAAACCTTAACAGTTTTGGCTGGCTTGGACGTTTGCTGCTCAACAGCCACGCCTTCTTCATTGAAAGTCAAAATGTCTCCAACGGAAAGTCCGGACTTGGAGATAAATTCAGCTTCAATCAAGGAACCATTGATTTGTTCAGACTTCGATTCATCCTTGATTCGAAGAATGACAGTATCGTTCAGAGCAATTACTTCAGCTTTGACTGCGGATTGGAAATCAAAGGCGCCTGGCTTCTTAATGAGTTTGATTCGTTGCAGATTAGGTTTGCTCAACATGGTAATTTCCTTTTTGAAAATATGTACGAGAGTACACTATTGTGATATGTGTTTAAAAAACTTTTACTTTTTAACTTCCATGTTTATTCCGCATTTAGCTAACATGCTAAGAATTATTTTAGAATTAGAAGTAGCTTGATCGAAGAAAATATATCCAGTATCGTCGTTTTCTTCTATTTTATTCAAATCTCGAACCGCGCATATGTGATATGTTGAGTTGGGAAGTGATAAAACTAAAAACGTCCTGATAGATTGTTGCCAGATATTTGGATTGTTTATCTGGATGGATTCCAAAGCTGCAGCGCTACCTGCGCAGTCATCCATTATTGGTAATGCTAAATCAATACCTAATACAATCCCATGTGGAATTTTTTGTCCATTTATATCGACACCATATACATAATTCATTAATTCAATTTTTTTATCCTCGAGATCAGGATATGTGTATTGCGGATCTGCTGGAGTTCTAAACATTTTTAATCAAGTAAAGTTGTTGAAATCAAGCTAAGTACTTTATGTTTCTTAGTAAACTCACCATATTTTACAAGATGTTTAACATTAGACTTGTCGTTTGAAATGACTCCTTTATCCAAATTATCATTCCAAGCAATGTATAGACTTTCGTTATCTAATTTCAAATCAAACATCTCGGTATTGGCGGATTTATCAACAATTAAACTTATTGTATCTGCCAACAGTTTAAGTCCTTCCGGTGTATCTACATGATAGAATCCACACCCTAATCCTTTATAAAACAAACGAGGATTAGGAGAAGTACAATCACCACCAACGCGAATAGATTTATCTGTATTCCACAATCTTTCGGCTGTCAGAGCATCAATACCTGGTCCTTTACAGATCCAGTAACTCCAGGCTCGTTTAAATTCCCATCCGTGATGAGTTCCGTAAACGCAAGTCTTTACTTCTCCTGACTGAGATTTGATTGCTTTACAAATAGTACTGTCAGGATCATAAACATAATCATTTCCTTGGTATATGTTTTTAATCCCAGCCGCTTTTAACTCAGCCATTATTTTTTGATCGTTATCGGGACGATCGCCGGCTAGATTTTCAAAGCTCATATTTATTTAGCTCAAAATTTTACCAGTACCAGTACTAGCAATTTCCGGTAGACTAAGATTCTGTACGAGACTCATACTACAAATAGGACATCTAGGACGATTCATTGAATTTACTGGATGATTTTCCAGTTTCAGAAATGTATGACCGAGATCACACTTATCAATTACTGGATTTAAAGCCAATACTTGTTTCGAATGCTCGCTTAGTTCTTTGTATTCTGATTTAGATGCATTATCAGTCAAAGATAGAATTCGATAAGCTGTAGATCCCTTATATGTCAAAGCATAGTATCCTTCTTCAGCCTTAACGACAATAGGACACATGTATCCAAGACTGATCAGTCTAGAATTACCTGATTTAGACGGTACATCGCCCGCACCAAGAGGACCATTCTTAAATGCGGCTCTGATGACATCTCTTTCAGCAGACGTAAAGTCCTCTACTTCCTGAATGATTTTCAAGGCAGCATTAATTTCCTCTTGAGAAGATAGCTTTGTTGAGACATGAATGATCTCGAATAGGTCTTTGAGTTTATAAGTCATTTAGATTGCCTAACTGGAATTGAAATAATCTTACCACTACCTTGATCAATAATAGACCCGTCGACTTGTTTGATATGAACTGGGATGTCTTCCCAGTCAGTAGCTATTTCCATAGTAATGTTATTTTCATAAAGAGTTCTAAATTGAAGTTTATCAGGTTCTTCACTATTTTCTACTCTCAAGTAACGCAGTTGACATTTAAGCATTAGAAATAAATAAAGTTAGTTTACGACATATACAGTGGTAGGAATAACTTCCTACCACTGTATGTTGTTTTGGCGGAGAGTGAGAGATTCGAACTCTCGATACACTTTTGGTGTATGCTCCCTTAGCAGGGGAGTACCATCGGCCACTCGGTCAACTCTCCAAATCAATGTTTGTAGAAAAGCTTTCTTGCTTTTCTAATTTTCACTTCAGTGAATTTCTTAGCGTGTTTATTCCAGCCAGAAGCTATCATCTCATCACTGACTGTCTTTAAACAATTTTGCCATCTCCTAGGATCAATGTCACTTGGCTTAGCACACACTAGTAAAGTAGGCATTTCTTTTTTTCCTAAAATGTTGGCGGAAGCGGTGAGATTCGAACTCACGGTAGGATCTCTCCTACACCGGTTTTCAAGACCGGGGCCATAAACCACTCGACCACGCTTCCTAATCTCTTCTATTTTAACTCAGCAATCCGACGCCAAGTCTATGGTCAATTCCATACAGCAACCCAAGGGAGTGAGAAGCCTGTTAGTCGAGGAATGAGTACTTTTCTCAAATGAAGGTAATTAGCCTTCACGGTCCTGATATTTCTATCGTTCAATCCAAGAACTGTGTTGCAGAGGCTCCACTTTTGGAACTTACAGAGCACGTCAAACGCTTCCGAGCTTGACTGGTATAACATTCTCTTGATACTCGACTCATTCATTAAAATCGTAGGCAATTATTCTGCGTTACCCCATTGCCAGGTCTCTATCACACGCAGCCTTTGGCTAGTCATTAGTTTCGATAAGTATTCTTATCTAAGCATCATCCGTCAGACTATTATGGCGATCGATTATCCGATAACCCACAGCTATCGCTTTGGAATTACCATTTACGGATAGTATTTCTACAAAGAATATCCTTGTCCGTCGACTCGTTTATTCTCATCATCGAATTCAGTTACAGAACCGCTGCAACCTCAACGACACGCCTGCAATTGTTGATGACACTTATTCGCAATCTATAGAGGAATCTGTGGTGCCGGGCTTCATGCGAAGCCATTCCGTTGATTGATCCCATCAGAGTCAAAACTCTTCCAATCTCTATAAATCACTACAATACACGCCTATACCAACGCTTTCCTGTTCCGGAACAGTTATACGTTGACAGAGTATTCTCTCTGTGACAGTATTGCTAGTTTATGCCCTTATTCTGGTATTCGGGCTCAATATGTTGTCTACCAGACTGACAAGAAGAAGTTGATAACGACTCGAGATGTTGTTAATCAGTTTCTCCAAAACATACATAGATTGTGTAAAATATTACATCAATCGCTCAATTTCTTTATTTCAACAGTATGGAATCGGTGAGGTTCATATTGTAAATTTACAGTATGAATTCGACCGTCATCACAAAGTATGATTACTGATGGAACTTGTAAATAAACTTCACCAAAACGTTCAACTGACGATGTCCATTTCAGAACTTCGCCAGAGACAGTTATACATGTTCTACCAATTAGATTAATTTGAATCTTCACGATTAGTTACTGTTTAAAGATTTGATTAGACCAGTAATAAGGAAATGCTACTGCAGATACTAGTGCTAGAAATTCAATGGTTTCATTTTCACGTTGATGAGTCCAGCATTCTTTATTATTGATATTACATTCAATCGCTGTCTTATCAATGTTATTGATAGCGTGACCAAAAGTAATCACAGACATGAAGATATAAAGAAATACAGAAAATGATTTCCAGAACTTAAAAAATCCAGTATCTCGAAAACGGATTGACATCATGATTTCCTTTATGTAATTTAAGTGTTCTTAAGACCACTATTCCGAACTTGTTTAATCGCCACTATTAGTTCTTTAGAATTATCAATTGGAGGAATGCTACCAACTTGTTCAATAGGGATGGTTGTTTGTTGAACTGGAGTTTTTACATAAGCGGTATTATTAGCCATTTCATCCAACACACTATTAACCCAATCGTGCCTAGAAACAATTGCTACTTTTTTATTTTTTAACTGAGGTGATTGTAGTGAATAATAATCTTCTATTCGTTCGACATAGAGTATCTCGTCTGGAACATCGCCAACATTCATGTTGTGTAATTCCGCTCTAACAGTTTTGGTCTGACCAAATAAAGTACAAGTTATGTTAGATTTTAACATTATGTTCTCCTAGACTTTCACTAATCAATATAAAGAAAAAAAAAATATATTGATTAGTGAACAACATATAGCCCGAAGGCTGGTGATTCGAGTCTCCACAATGATTCATTAATCAGTACTAAATATGTTTACTTAGTATTTAGCACCGTATTACTGAATCATGAAAAGGGAAACCTCGAATCACCCATCATCGTTGCGAACATTTACACAAATCCATCAGAGTTCTATACTCTGAATAATTTAGAATTGTGCATTCTCATTGTCGACTTGATGATGTATTGGTTGTTTTCATCAGACTTTCTTGAAACAACCCAATGATGGAGATGAATCTTAAAAGCTTTAGATCCGGTAACCAACCGGTTATATAGTACAAAAGTAATTGTAAAGCGTAGTACGAGAGGATTTCTCCTCTCGTAACCTTGACTCACACAAGGTCGTACCTAGCCAACTACTTAAGCGCTGCGCTTGCGAGTGGTCGTTGTGGTTTTGGTCTCCGAAGAGTCCTTCTTGATTTGATCTTCCAGATCTTGCTCGATCTTCTTGATCTCATCAATGCTGAAACCGCTGGTGCCGTGAACCACCAACACCAGAGGTGCGAAGTTACCTGAGTTGGCCAGTTGTTCAGCAGCATGAAAGCGCTTCACATTGGCGATGGCCGCATTCATTTGAGCCCGCGAAATACGGCTCATTTGGAGATGGTGTTTCTTTCGACCTTCCGCGAGATCGAGCAGCGTGATCAGTTGGTCAGCGATTTTCTCACTGGCTTCTTGCTGACGAGTAGCCATCTTGCGAGTCATCGCTTCCTTGATGTTTGCAGGCATCTGCTCGAAGCGAGAGAGTTCATCCTTTTGTTCAGTACCCGAGATGACACGGATGGCCTGAATGAGATCTTGAGACATGTTGGTTTCCTTTTTAGGTGTAAAAGAATAGTACAGAGCACGTATTCCAATATCGTGATATGTGTCTGAAATGTTTTTCAATCCAGATTTTCTAGCTTTTAGAATAACGGTCTTTGTACAATTCGGTAGTGGGTCATTTCGAATGAGTACTAGACTGTCTAAATTGAAATCGTTTTGACGAGGAAATGGGAGCGTAGATTTATACGTCTTTTCAAATTCTCGACCATCGCTGAATGCTTTAGGTGTGATAAAGTTAACTTTAGTTTTTCTAGCTAAAGACATTAACTCTAAATCAGAGCGTAAGTTATCTAAATCTAATTCAGTAAACAGCACTCGATCAAAAGACATCTGTTATTTCCTACATTAATTATGTTGGTAGTAAAAAATGATCAAGTAATAGACCTGATTTTAAAAGGATCAGAAGTTATTACTTTTGGATTATGTGGAAAACTAATCCACGACAATTCATCTACAGCAAAATGAGATTTGGTAAGTCCTCTACCGATTGAAATTGAATCTCCATCAAAATCACCAGCAAATTTCTTAATGAATGTTTGTCCATCCATCGACACTAGCTCACCAGCATTTTGAGGAATGATAACTCCTCCTGCTGATAGTTTCATGATATTGCTGGCTTTTACAATTGCTGGGGCGCAAGCAGCTCCCAAAAGAGCAGACATAAAACCGCGACGTGTAATGTGTTTAGTCATGATATTTCTAATATAGTGTTCGTTATTTGAATTGAATAAATCGTTTACACACTCAATTGGAATCAATACAATAATAATCGAATACTGAAATATGAATTACTTTTGTCTGAGCTTTCTTTTCACTTCTTGTGGATTTCAATCCAAGTTTTTCCCAGAAATACGAATGTGGTAGACCAACATCAGAGCCTCCAGCTCTAACCACAAGAGCAGATAGATGGGGGCGAGAATGTTTAAATTCCCAATCTGTTATTCTAGCCACGCAATCATGCATCCATTCTTCAATGTCTTTCTTTTTACAAACATCAGAATAATGGATAAATGTTTGTTTATACTTATTTTCAATAAAAGATGAAATTTCAACCAAATCGGTTGTTAGACACATTACTGCCTTAGAAACCAAGTAACCAGTAATTTCAGAGATTACTTCGTCTTGAATTCTCAATTGCCAATCAATGAATGCTTTTTCCATTGAAACGAACTTAATAGTCATTGGACTTTCCTTATGTCGGTGGACACGAAATAATAAACAACATATAGAGGAGGGAGATTTCTCTCCCTCCTCGCATTCCTGCTCTTTCCTCAATCAAAGAATTTAACTGTCTTTTTCAAATCCATTACAGATTTGATACTCATCAATTAAATCGGCAGGAATATCAGATTCAATAGGTTCGGATCATTATCACCTACTTGTTATTAAACCTGATAACTAGGTTTTGCTCAAGCGGCCAGGCGCTGAGCAAACGTGCTGTCGTTTGCGGCAGTTAAATTGAGATTTGTATGTTTCGATTGATTTCTCAATCTCTAACGGAGTTCTCATACTTACTCCGAGTAGTAATCTCCACTAGCTCACCCTGTCGAAACCAGATCTGGCCCACCTAAACAAACACAATATTGAATCTGCTTAGGTGGACCAGGTGGGAATCGAACCCACGTCCAGAATGCATTTGCTTTGATTTTCAGTTTCGGTATTTCTACCTCTACACACTACCATTTATACTTCAGTCCAAGTTCTGCCATTTCTAATATCAGAAACAGTTGATTTGGATATGTTGTATTTATCAACATAGTAACTGTATGGTTCTTTTCCGTATTTGATGTTACTAACCTGCTCTATTGTCAAATGCGAATTATTTCTAACATTAATACCTTTAGCAGATCGACCTTTATTTACCATATCATCCATATTGTCTTGATGAGTGCCTGCAAATAAATGATCAGGAGCAACACATTTACGATTATCACAATGATGACAAATCATAATACTGGGGTCAAGAATCTGACCACCAATAAATAATTGAAAAGCCCATCTATGAGCGCGTATTTTAGACTGTTCCTCTCTAGATCCAACTGATATCTGACCGTATCCATCTTGATTGAGTTTACCTGTCCACTCTATACAATCATTATTTGGATTAAGTTGAAGTTTGTCTATAAAACGTTTTAAGACTTTTTCATCAAATACGATATCTGGATCTAGAGAATTTGACATGATGCGTCCAAGAATTATTGTACGGAATTGTGCCACCCCCGTACGGGAGGCGCAAGGAGATCGAGGGTTTCTAACTCAATCATCGGCGCCCGCTAAAGAGTCCTTTCGAGACTCTACCTACCACGACTTTACGACCAACTGCAACATCGACGTAAACTTGTTGATTTCTCTCTACAACAAGTAGTGATGTTGTAATTTATTACCAAAAAGGATGTTGATATCCTGGATGAAACGGCGTGTTATAGAAAGAATGTGGATTAGGAATGTTAAAAATACTACGACTACACAAATTCAAATAACGATAAAAACCATTTAGCAAATCACGAGATTGTGATGTAAATTGAGTATATGGGTTACCATTGGGTTCAAAAGGTTTATTTAAGAAATTAATAAACTCATTGAGAAGTTCAGCGAGTTTATCTTCATTCTCAGTTTTGACACCTACATGAAATCCATAAGTTACAAGTACATTCTGCAGCATATCGACATGTCTGTATACAATCGATGGGTTTACCCTCATAACGCTGCATCGCTCCACAATACCGTTAATTGTCAATTCATTATCAAGAAGAGATTGATCAATACTTAAATATGGTCTTTCTCGCATGCTTTGTTCCATCAAGAACAAAACAGCATGAAAAATAGTATTATAGGTGGTTGCATTCTTTACATTAAACATTTTAATTTCCTACGAATCATAAGAGACAGGCTTAAGCCTGTCTCTTATATGTTGTTTACTTAATTACCAGTAAAACCAAACGTACGATTGCGATTGTTATTCAACACATCGTCATCCTTACACAGTACATCAGCCAGAACTCCACTCTTATCAAAATCGATGAGAGGCAATCCAGAAGCTTTACGCGCAGTAATTGATTCTTCAATGGATAGTTCTCGGAACTCAATGATGTCGTAGCAGCGACCTTTACGAAGTAGTGCAGGATCAACCTTATTCAGTGATGACAAGTTAGTGGAGATGATCACCTTCTTATCAGGATCGTTTACAACACCATCGACGAAATTCAACAAACTAGCCAGATCTTTATTTCCTTCTTCACGGCGTGTCAGGAAAGCGTCAGCGTCTTCCAGAACCAAAAGATCGTGACCAGAACTATAGAAATAATTCATGAGTTCAACCGATCGCATGGTTGGTTCATCGTAAACAGTACAGACTTCTTTACCTGAGTGAATAGCGAGGCTACGAACAAAAGAAGACTTGCCAGTACCTGCTGGTCCAATCAAGAAAAGAATTCCAGATTTGCTTTTGATATAAGAATCAAAATACTCTTCAGGAGTTTTATTGAGGAATGGGTAATATTCTTTCTTTGCAACTTCTGCTGTTGATTTACGAATCGAGCGACGAGTGCTTTGAATACCTTGTTGAGTAATATTCAGAGTAAAAGCGGGATGTTGGTCGTCGTAAATGTGTTCAAGCAATACCTTTTCAATGGTTTCATGGTATTGCTGAATACAGGTAACCGTAGCTTTTGTCTTATCAGAAGAAACAGTGACAAGGATAATCGCCACAGTATTGTCACCAGTTTTAACCAGTTTATCACTGATGAAGATATAACAATTAACATCATTCTTACTGCCAGTGACGTGTGTACGAATATGACACCAGTCACCTAGATTCTTGATGTCTTCAATCATCTTGCGATAATTAAAGTTATCTCGAAGACCGACTTGGGCTTCGATGAATCGAGTCTCCACACATTGATTCGAGTCAAGAGCTTTGATCTCAAAGATATCTGCAAGACCAATTTGAACATTGGCTTTCAAGTAGTGAGAAAACAATTCTTTGGTAGAAATACCGTGAGTTTCATTTTGTTCGATCAAAGACATTTCAGTTTCCTTATTGATGTTAATGTTACTACAAGTAGCAAGTAATTTAGAAAGAGTATTATGAAATATGAATTCTGTATTAAAAGTTTTAATTCTTATTCTTGTATTTTTAGTTCCAAAATAAGACCTAATAAATTGTCTTTGTTTAATTGGTGGGTTTATGGTTTCAAATATATGATAAGCTGAACCTGAAGTATCGTAACATGTTAAAAGGGCAGTCCATTTATAAAGTACTATGGATATATTGTCTTCTTTTGGAATACTAAACTTATCAAGATTTCTGTAAAGATGCATCGTCCAGTTGATCCTTGTTAAGCATCGGGTATACTCTTACAAGATACGCCATATCGTAATTCATTGTTCTAAATTTATTAGGTTCTTCTATAAAACCGTGTCTTTTAGTTATTCGCTTTCCGTAACAATCACTCGGAATTGGTGCTAATTTAGTACAATTAGAAACCACCCCAAACCTTGCATCCGCATAACGGGCATAGCTGTGTAGTTTATGAATGTTAACTTCCCTAATGGGGCGTCTGAATGATTTAAATATCGGAACTTCGTGTTTGTTACTGAATATCATTTTCAATTTCTCTGATATGAGTAAAAACTCTGAGAGTTTGATGAGAATATATTGGCAATCTCTCTACCGGAGTTGGTCTTCTTAACAATTTGGCTTTAATAGATAATTCTCTAAACAACATCGGATCTGTTGTGAGTTTGTATCTGTGAAAGTCAGCATGCTTTATGTTGAATCTGAATGATTCAGTACAATTCATATCCTCAATACCGTTGTAATAAATCATACTGAGTATACTGAACAAATGAATTTGACTAGCTCTATGATTAGGGTCCAGTAATGGATTTTCTGAAAACTTTCTCTCTGTTTTAAATAACGCCATATTTAATCATCATTCTTCAAAATTGATAAACATGTTTTATGTCTATCAGAATTAACTGATACTATTTCAATCTTACTACCTAAATCTAAGATAGTAAATGTTTTATCAGAATCAGGAATGGATATATCCAATCCCTTTGATTCTTTGAGTGGTTCAATTTTAAAACCATTAATGATAACATTATTCATGATTAATTATTAGGATATGGATTATCAAGAGGTTGGTTTGATTCATAGTACCATCTACCAGCAGCCACTTCTTGAGCACGTTCATCTAGCTCTGCATTTAATTTTTCAGCTAGTTTCTCAAGTAGTAATGGATGATATAGATGATCTACCCAAAGACATGGATTTTCTTTGGATTGGTATTGTGAAGCTGTTTCAAAGATAACATCGCTATCAACTGTAGTAACGCCACCATCAGGCATTACCATGTAAACATCGTACCATTTTGTATAATTCTCCATTGTAATAATTGGTTTGTCTGACGGCTTACCAATATACAAAAGAGAAATATTACGCTTAGATAAATAAATTGTGTTATCCATAACTAGAAAGGTGATTTAAATGAAAATAAAAAAGACTTAAAAGTGATCTTGTAGGCGGATACTCATTTTGGTGCCCGGCTTGCAATGAGCGACATGTCTATTATACTGAACGCTATGATGGGAAACAACATCCGATCTGGGGATTCAATAACAACGAAGAATGTCCCACATTCACGCCTAGTTTAAACATGACTTCTATCAGGCATAAAACAATGACTGATGAAGATTGGATTGAATACGACAAATTAGTAGCTGAACAAGGTGAAAGAGCACCATTAAACCATCCTAAGTTCAGATATGTCTGCCATCTTTTCATTACTGATGGTAAAATCATTTATTGCGGAGATTGTACGCACGAATATGCTGGTAAAACAATAGACTTACCAGATATTCCTGAGCACACTCAAAAAATTAAATCGTGATATAAAATAATAAAAGAGGTAGGGATTTCTCCCTACCTCTTTTATGTTTACCACATCAACCATTCACGCCACTGACAGGGAAACTTAGCGATGAAAACAGGATCGTATTCACCACCAGAGTTCACCAACTTCAAAGCTTCACGCACGTTGTGACTCTCGTTCTCACGATTCCACTTCTTGCGATAGAACTTGGCGGGAGACCAAGCGTTGTAGTGTTTGGACTCACCGTGAATGGTGTGGTACTTCTCATTCTTCTCGCGTTCAGTCATCGGACGATACACGCAGTATCCAGCGTGACCGTTACCGGTGTGGATGAACTTGTCGTATTCAGTGTAGAACCCGTTGACCTTCGAACCATACTTGTTCGGGTGTTCGAGTTCCCAGTTCTTGCGACGGAAAGTGCGACTCATCTTTGATTCTCCTATGTGATCTACATAGGCGAGTCGTGACGTATTGTTTCATCAGAAATTTTTTCATACTGTTTTACTTCACAACGATTTGATCTCCACAATAGGAGCGAATGATGTGGTTGCCTTTATCGCGTCCATACGAAATCCCAATTTGCTTGATCCAGTCTTTGTAAGACCCATCAAACTTTGTAAAGGTGTTATCACCTTTGTAATCTGGATCAGACCAAACAAAATTACCATGAGGAGTTTCAACAAAGAACTTTTGGCCAAAGTCCCATGAGAAATGACCGACGGAGTTCAAGAGTTGTTCGCGGTTGATTTCAGTTTGAGCTGTTTTGATTTCCATTTCTTTTCCTTCGATTGCTTTAACCATCTTAAGAGTGGTCTCGAATATGGGGTTTTCGTAAAGCTTGTCCTGCGCAAACTTTAGAAGAGATAGAACTGCTCTCAATGAACCAGTGGCGTGATCGAATGGAATATATCCATCTGTTCGATGATCTAGTTCGCTTAGATTGGCTGGATTATGAAATTCATGATTTTGTGCAAGAACATTCCAACACAGAACCGCATCTTCCCATAAATCGTAAGACTTAGGATCGGTTATATCAACACCTACCCCAGAAGCTTGGCTTGCTACGCAATCTGCAAGATATGGTAGTTTATGTCCTGTTGACAAAGCGACGACTACCGTGTTATTCGTGATGTAAACTGAATATGGTTTGATTTCTTTCATCTTTAACTCCAAAAGTAATATACTATTATAATTAAGATGTAAGATCAGATTCAGAAATTGGTCTTTTTTGAATCATTATCAGTTTCATTGTTGCAGAATACTTTTCTACATCAAAAACATTTTGACGATAATTTGGATGACGGTGTGTTATGATGTTTATAACTGTTTGTCCGAACTCATCTATTTCAACATCCTGATCTTCGAGACTAATGTTCTCATCATTAGCCATTTGAAGAATCATTGTTTTATCATCATTACTTGATATTTTACCACGAAATGATTCAACCTCTATATTGTCAATATAGATTTCGTCCGCAACATCGATTGCTTTAAAAAGAGTGGTTTTAATCATTTTTAAAAATCATTGTTAATTTTAAACGTCTTCCACTATTAATCAGATTTAATACTTCATCATCTTTAGTGGAAAGATTATCAAGAATAAGCCAACCCTTTGAACTCAATCTCAACGAATAGACACTAACTTCTTGCAATAGGTCGCTGGGATTAACTTTCAAACTTTGACATATTTTGATAAAATCAGAAAAGCTTAATGATGAGTTTCCATTTTCTATTTTGCAATACGCTGAAGTTTGTTTACCTAGAAACTCAGCAATGTATTTTTGACTTAGCTTTCTAGCTAACCGGTATTCTCGGATAACTAAAAGAGTTATAGAAGTCATTGATGTTTTAAACATATGTCAAATATTGGAGTCTGGATTGTTATTGCTTTTTACAGTGTCAGCTGTATGGGTGATTAATTCTTTACCCAGAACAACTCGATACATTTGAATCTTCCGATTTGAATCTTCACTCATTCTATCATTAATAAATTGATTTGCTTGATCAATTGTATCAAAATCTTTAAAATCAACACCGCCGTCTTCGTAATAACCGTCGTTGTGGAATACAAAAACTTTAGACATAGTGATTTCAACTCATTTGTTTTTAACAACATGTCCGTCATTTGAAATTACTTCACGACCAGACATGAATTGAATAATGTCGTCTTCGGTGAACAATTTGTATTCACCAAAAACATTAAGAGAGTTATCTAGACCAACATCAAGGATTCGACCTTGTCCTTGGTATGAACCGTGGCAATGCCCGTGCGCATGGTAACTACCATAATGTTGCCTATGCCAAACATGCATTGGAAAATGGAACATGCACAGATGTTGTCCATCTTTTAATTTCATTTCTTTATAGTCTTGAAATGAAATTACTTTATTCGTTTTTACTTTCTTCCAAGTAGTATTACTGTCATGATTGCCCTTAATGCAAACCACATGACAATTTATTCTTTCAATTATTTCTACAATTTCATTAGGGTCTTTGCAGAAAATAAAATCACCCAATTCAAAAAGAAAGTCATTTCGTTTGACTGTTGAATTAATAAGATCAATGACCCAATCGGTATGATCTTCAAGAGTCGTGACTGTGCTTCTTTTTGTATAGTCGAGAATTCTTTTATGCTCGATGTGTAAATCTGATGTAAAGTAATTAGCCATGATATTTCATTTATTATTTCTAAGACATAAAAGAGTGGAATTACTCCACTCTTTTATACCCTATCTATCCTGATTTGAACTCAGTCATGTAACTGGATTCTCAGTACTAAAACTTCTTTCTTCAGCAATCTTTGTTTGTATTGCAAAATTTGCATATAGCTTAAGATCTTGATGAATTTGTTCTTGAGTACTAATGCCTTGTTCTGACAACGCTAGCTCCCATGTCCAAGACTTATCAATTGGTAGATCACTATATAGTTCATGATTCTTGGTAGTGACGTGCAGTCTACCAGACGGAGTTTGAATCATTAGACCAATCGTATCTCCATTTTGAAGACCGCTAAGTCTCGTAGCTCCATACTCAGCGACCAATAGTGAAATGTAAAAATTATTTAAGGTTTTTGCATCTTCTATTTCTTTATACAGTTTATTTCGCAAATCTAAAACATGATTCAGTAAATCATTTTTACAACAAAGCTGTTCGAATAGTTTATGGTTTTCTTTTTCTAATCTTGCTTCTTTGTCTGATTGAGTCTTATTTTTATTTGAATTAATGATCAAATAATGACCCAGTAATCCAGCTAAGAACATCAAAAATGCAAAAATCAAAAAGCTGTCGGTATTCATTTTATCTCCAATGCATATTTGCGCTAAGAACAGTCTGATAAATAGACCGTCTTAGCACAAATAATCAGATAACAATAGCTTTGTTAATAACCACATCCTCGACAGGAACATCCATATGCATTCCACGCCGACCTGTCTTGACTTTTTCAATTTGGTCAACAACTTCGAAACCGCTGATGACTTTACCGAAAACAGCGTAACCCCATCCTTGCTGTGTCTCAGACTTGAAGTTCAGAAAATCATTATTGGCTGTATTAATGAAAAACTGAGCCGAAGCAGAATGTGGGTCTGAAGTACGAGCCATTGAAATGGTGTACTTTTCATTTCCCAAACCATTGTTTGCTTCGTTCTTAATAGGTTCTTTAGATGGAAGTTTATCCTTCATTCCAGAAAGAAAACCACCTGCCTGAATCATGAAACCTTTGATGACTCGATGAAAGGTGACTCCTTCATAGAATCCCTTTTCCACATAATCGATGAAATTAGAAACAGAACTAGGAGCTGCTTCTTCATTCAGTTCAATTTGGATGTTACCAACATTGGTTTGCAATTCTACAATCTTTGTCATTACTATCTTTCAGTGAAAAGGAAACGGTTCTCGGATTGACACCACGAGGCCAATCTTGACATCAACCCGGCAACCGTCGACTGTTACTTCTATTTGCAAAGATAGGTGATAACTCACCTGTTGTATATAAGGTCACATCTCTTTACTGATGCTTCTCCGCTACCTGCAGATAAAGGGCTATTCTAGCTTCTAAGGGAACTGGCATTATTCCCTCCACCGTCAACCAATCACAAGGTAAGTCAACCACTAGGGTGTCTCAAAACCAAGCGACCAATTAACACGAATAATCGCATTGCTAATATAAATCAGTATAAGTCAAAATGCGACAAATGACTTTACTTTACAGGTCGTTTACCATACTAATGTTTCTTCAACATATTCTGGCCTGTGTGACTACGACTCCACTCATATCTCTTATTCCTTTCGTTCCTTATTATGTTGTATCAGGGAAAATCAGAGCACCAGGAGTAATGGTGGGCTTTTCAAATTAAACAGTTACCTTGTAAAAAGTAACTATCTTGTTCAAGTTAGTAATATGTTACTGTAATGTTTTTTAATCAGCTCACTGTTGGTGAACCCGACATTTTGTTAGCAATAGATCGACACAAATCAAATTCTGAACGATCGTTCTTTGATTGAATAACATGAATCATCCAATCTCGAATAATGTCGATTTCAGTTAGTTGAGTAATATGGATAATCGGAATATTCAAACGCTCACAAATCTGAATTTCTGCTTCAATTCCTTTTGATTCTTTCCAACCATCCATTTGATAGACAAGCATATACTTACAACTAGAAAGCATTGCTTCATCCAATCTACCCCAATTCTTCCAACCGCCTTCCATGGCATTTGGTGAGTGTTGAATTAGACCAACATTGTGTACAATTGGAGAGATGACGGGAATACCAGCATTAATTAGCTCAACTGCTTTTTCTGCAACTTGTTTAACTCTGGCTTCTTGAACAGACTTATCTGGATGAGAATATGGTGAAGCTAGATAACCCAACATTACAGTTTCCTTTTAAGTGGTTGTTAACTAAAAAATATAGATAGCGTGTAAAAAAGGATAGTCGAAAGACTATCCTTTTTTTGTTTTTAACAAGAAGCCATGGTTGCTTCGGTATTCCATTTCTCCTTTACCAGAGAATAAATATCGTCAATATTAACTTGCAGATATTCTACGTTATTCGGATTACCTTCTTTATAACGCATGGCCACTGCGTTTCCAGTACAATATCTACGGGCTTGTCTCCCGGATTCTTGAAGAATCAAAACTTCACCATCTTCAAGGAATGGGATCAGTCCTTCGATCTTAATTGATTCATCAGTATCTGGATCCATGTCTGAAAACAGATTATGACTTTTAGGAATAAGTGCGTACCTGGTATGATCGGGTTTATTTCCATCTGGAGGAGTTACTTCAACAACTTCAGCTTCTAGTTTTTCAGCATAAGCCATAAAACCATCAACATCTTTGACTTTGACAAAATTAGTTCGTTGAAATCCGTAATAGTCTGACATTTTGATTTCCTAGGTCATATATAGGTAGCGATAATTATCGCTACCTATAGGTTTAGTATCTTTGTTTGATATCGTTAATCTGATTAATCAACTCTAGTCGATCACCAGAATTACTCAAAAGAAATTCATGGACTAAAGAACAAGCTTCTTTCAAATTAGAAGTCTGCTCATTGGTTCCTTGGATTGCGTCAAGTTCCAACTTAATCAACTCTATGATCTCTTGAATCAGATCTTGATTATCTTGTTCATCAAGTAATTCTATCTGATGAACAAAATTAAGAATAGTAAGAGTGATAGATCCAGCAATATGGATCTTGCCTAAATCCTCTATGAATTGTTTACATATGTCTTTAAACATGATTTCCTCTAAAGGTTTAACATATCATTTTACTTGATTCCTAATTGAATCAAGTAAAACCATCTTGTCTTCGGGAATAAGAATACTCATTTCTAGATCCGCGTGAAAATTAATGTACGAGTAATTTATTCGATGATCCCATTCAACAATAATTAGCAATTCATCGCCACGCATAAGAGATACGTCTCTTATGTAACCGGTTGCTTTTGTAATTGGAGCAATTGCTTTGCATCCAATCAACAACTTAGAAATATTATCTAAGTCATAAGGGTATTTTGCTTTAAGATTCTTAATCCAAGGCATGATTCTTCACTTAATGCTAAATGTTTCATCACTAAAGGATGCATTTTCAGGAATTGTGTAATAAAACATTCCTGTATTCAGATATTGATTAAATAAATTTCCCTGCATGAAATCATTCACATCATCAATGTATGTTTTAAGACAATTCAATGATTCTGTATAAATTGAATTCAAAGGGCATCCGGCTTTACTGATCTTAATCTGAACATCGGCAGGATAAACGGTATCTCCATGCATACTGATCTGCACGGTAATCACATCATCAAAAATGTAAGTTGTGGAAAAGATTTTACGTTTTGAATGGTAATGAATGATTACTTTCGTATTTTTAAAAGTAATCACTCGCTTGAAAGTAGTCATTCGATGAGACGGGTGAAATTCTACACCAACGTCTCCTTTATCATTCTCACTAAATGGCATTGTGAGAATATATTTACGAATAGCAAGCAAAGTCGAGTTAATTAATTGCATTTTTAACCTTCAATTACGAGAATGCCATTACCATGATTAATCATGACTGCTTTTCCTGGTTGATCAAATTGAAAACCAATCTCTTCAATCTTCAAAATTCTACTCTTAATAATCGAAGAGTTGTTTACTTTTTCTTTTATGACGTCAACCAAATTGTCATAAGAAGAACTAGAGTTGAAAACTCTAGAGTTAAATTTAGAAGCCAAACCAATAGAAATCGCATAACTACTAATCAATTGGGTTAGCTCATTAAACAATTCTGGACAATTAATTTGCTTGATGAATTGATCCATGATCTTTAAAATGTTTGAGTTCGTTATATACTTTTTGAATCAAACTATCATGCTTCCTAGATAAAGAATTCTCTAAAGCATCGATGTGTTTAATAAGTTCTGAACGGATGTGATCTTCTGGAAAACCGGCTCTTAGAAGATGAATGAAGAGATCCACTGTTTTTCTTGTTTCAGTGTGATTTATATTTTCAAGTTCTAGCAGCAATGTATGTGGTTCAAGAGACATAAGCTTTTAGATCAATTAGGCTTTCAAGAACACCCATTAATTCTTCATCTTTTGGTTTAGAATCAAGAAGAGATTCTAAACCAAGAATATGTTTTTTAATTTGATCTTTTATCTGCCACTCAGGAAACCCAGATTTTAGAAGACAAACGTATGGTGATAGACTTTGACGGGTTTGTAGATTGTCAATTTTTTTAATTTCTAACAGGAGGCTCATTGTCTTTCCTATTCTCTTCTTTTTCACGAATCAATCTACAGACAGTAGTTCTGAGTCCCGGATAACACTCATGAACACTACCCATCAGCTTAATTCGAGTTTTATTTCTCAATCCAGAATTTGGATCACTGTTACTGGGATCACTCAGATGCTCAAGATTTCTGTTCTGAGCATATTCGTAAATCTTTGATTTTGGAGTGCAAATCAGCGGGCGAATAACGTTGTTATTTTGATATTCCAGAATTTTAGGAGTACCTTGGAAAGTACTCATGATGTACCATTCGACAGCATCATCAAGATGGTGACCTGTGAGTACCATCCTGTCCATGGCTTGAAAGATCTTGTATCTTTCACGACTCCAATAAGCTTCCTTTGAACCCGGTCCTTTGAATGCTTCGATTTGTTTAACAAGCAATTCAATACCTAGTTCCTTAGAAAGATTTTCAGCAAACAACTGTTCCTCATCGCAGAAATTGCCCCTGTGATGAATAAACAACAACTTAACGTCTACTTTTCTCTTTACTAGCAAATGAAGCAATACAGCAGAATCCACACCTCCAGAGAAAGCCAGGTACACTGGTGTATTGATTCGCTTAAAGAAACTAATTTTCATTTTACAATTATTGTTTATCAATTAGAACAAACTCAAGTCTTTGAAATTAAAGTAAATGAGTTCTGGGACCTAATTCGTAATGATATTTGTAATTACGACATTTGTATAACTTACCAATTTCTTTTTTCCTAACGCGGATAACTTCTTTAACACTAACCCAACCAGTGTAATCAGGAATCTTTTTGATTCTGATATTTTTAACTTCTGTACAAACAGATTTTGCACTTTGGGAAATCGGCTCAATAAATGCTGAGTACGGAATACCGTAGGTTTTATCTTTCTCAACAGTTATTTTAAATCCCTTGTGAATAACTGATTTGATTGTCTTAATTGTTCGCTTATGTTTAAAGCGATATTTCCAATATCTTGCTATTTTGGTATTCTTCATTTTCAATATATTGAGTTGGTTGATAAAAAATAAATTAAAGTTTAGGGCATATTTAGGTAGGTAGCTTATCGCTACCTACCTAAATTATGTTGGTCGGAGTGGAGAGATTTGAACTCCCGACCATCTGCTCCCAAAGCAGATGCGCTACCAGACTGCGCTACACTCCGTCATTCTTCAAACAACTCTTTTTGATTTGCACCGATCTCTTTGAGAGACTTACCGTAAATCTTCCGAGCATTACCACACATCCAACAAGAACAAATCTTAGGAGTATCGATAACCATTCCGTTATGTTTATCGGAAAGATTACCACCCCAATACTTTTTACGATTCTTCTTCAAACGTTCACGATGATGAATGCGAGTTGCACGTCTTGACATTTTGTTCTCCAGGAGGTCCTGACCCGGAACAGGTCAGTATCTTGGAGTAAAAATACCAATTAGTAGTTTTCTTCATTTAAAATATCCATCTGCCATTTTGGCAATTGAATCGATGTGCGGAATCCAAATAGCTCGAAGAACTGGATCTGTCCAAACATTGGCAGTCAAATTCTGAGCAAGGAATTCATTGCTTTGAGATGTAGTCTTTGTAATTTGACCAGCCGCAACACCAGCTACAAAAGAACCAATTGTAGCAAGATTACATTTTGCAGGAGTACCAACCAAAAGTACTGGATAATCTTTATCCTGACAATACCAAGCAGCGATACAGCCAGTGGAGTCCTTCATGAAAAATCCCTTACTACCAGTACCGCCAGGTACCTGTGAGGGATAACATGCGAGTACGTCTTTAACTTCCTTGCAAGATTTAGAAACTCCGGGATTCGGATCAGTTCCAAAAGTGGTATTGTTACAAATGTATGTGCCTGGAGTAAAATCTTTACTAACCCACTTTGAACCAGCGCCATAAGTTACTCTGGTATCTTTCAGAATGGTCATGGTTTTACCACCAGACACATTAACAACTTGAGTTTGTGCTTGGACTGAACCCAACATTAGAAATGTTGAAAAAACAAAAAATAAAAAGCTTTTCAAAGAATATTTCATGATTTTCTCATTGGTGGAGCGGGCGACGGGGATCGAACCCGCGTCATTAGCTTGGAAGGCTAAGGTTCTACCATTGAACTACACCCGCAGATTAAGAAGAAGTTCTTCTTAAGATATTGCTTTATTTGGAAGAAATACAAGAGTACGGATTAGCATATCCATCATTCTTTTCAGGATCATAAATCAACGTACCCTTTTGAGCAATGCAAGAATTGATTGTTGCTCGGAATTTGTATTGTGTCGAATTAAAATACAAAATAGACACAATTGAAAGAGCCAAAATAATGGCTGCGACATAAATAGAAATCGGAGTATCTTTATACGAACTCATGATTTATAGTAATTTAGTGGATGGATGGTGCCGGTTGACAGTCTCGAACTGCCGACCTATTCAATAATTATTGGTTTCACCCAATAACCCCTTGGCGGTTTTTCTATTGAATATATTTTACACCATTTTTCAATTGTCTTATCGGAAACACCATAATCCTTAGAAATATGGGTAGTGGGTTTCGACCAGACTAACTTCTCAAGAGTCTCTTTAGAAGGTCTATCTTTAACTATCCGTGCTCCAATTTTTGAACAGTTTGCTGAGCAATATTTAAATTCAGGATAAATAGGGTATTCGCAAACGATACACCGTATACACCCCAATTTAATTCTTTCAGAAAATTCTTTGTTTGGTTCAAAAGAATATTTATTCATCCAACCATGCAGTTTAGCATGCATTGGATTTGAAAGAATCAACAAATTGTCAGGAGAATTATTTTGTCTATTTTGATCCAGATGATGAACTACTTCTCCTTCTAGAAGCGATCTTCCCATCAGATTCTCAGCAACAACAATATGTTCGTAAACATATCCTTCGTAAGATCCCGAAGCTATAGCTCTCGGATGATATGGCATCTTGACCAAAACATATCCGTTGGTATCAATTGTTCGTCTAAAAAGTTTGTACATGATTTTGATTGGATGGTGCCCTGTCTGTGAATCGAACACAGATCGCCGCCTTACAAGGGCGGTGCTAAGACCTTCCAGCTAACAGGGCACTATGAAACAGAAACAAATACAGATTTAGAAAGAACTCTACCAACTGAGCTAAACCGGCGACTTAGATAACAAACCAAGAGTCAGGAGATATTTCTATCTCCTGACTGAAATGGTGGGACGAACTGGGATCGAACCAGTGACCAACGGATTATGAGTCCGCTGCTCTAACCACCTGAGCTACCGTCCCGTTATCTACTAAACCATGGAAGCGTGTGCTTCTTTCCAAATCATAGATGATTGTGGTAAAAAAGTATTTGTTTTTCCATATCTATCAATATTGTAATATGGTTCTGAAATACTTTTGATTACAACTCTGTTTTAAATCCGTACTTAACAATGGACTCAATCAGATATTGACTTGAGTCTGGTTCAAAATACATGTTCTTTCTATCAAAGATTAAACACTGATTAGAACCTCTATCGTGAGCGACTAAATCTAGAAACAAAAATACATCCTCACCATTTGAGGTAAGAATCCATTTCATGTCATCATGTTTATTTGTCTTGTCGCGAATGAGTCCAGTAATGGGTCTTTCTCTTAGTTTCCTACAGTAATTCTTATAAATTACCAAACTGACACAATGATTTTCAAGATAATCAGATGCCACCTGACCAGCATTGTTATAAATCTTGTTGTAAGATATACTGTTTGCGTTTAACTTATTCCAAATATGATTAAACGCAACTCTGCTCATTTCTTTCAAAAGTGTTCTGACTGAGTCAGTTCTCTCGATGCTTCTTAGAAAAAGAAGATATTGTCGAAGCGTAACGTCTTGGTAATTTTGAACAATCATTTTATTTATGTTTAATTGTAATCTTTTTATCTTTAAGCCAATTTGGAATATTTATTTTCTCTACAGTTAGATACTTTATTTTAGTTTTATCGGTTTTCCATTCAGTCTTGATGTTGTTTACATCATTGTTATTTTTAATCCACTTATCTGAATCATTAAAAACAATTGTGTATACATATACTTCTAGTTTATGTAAATCTTCTAAACTAAAAGATGTATTACTTGTAAGTATATCTATCACATTCTCGTCTAAAGATATTTTATCAAGAGTGTGCTTATGTTCTATAGAACTTGCAAATCCTAAGGATATTGCTTCTTGCCTACTGGAGGTGGCGTATAGAAACAAATTACTCTCACCATCATCCCACTCTACTAATTCTTTAGAACGATAATAACCCGGCATCAGTTCCTCATGATGAAATGATGATCCGTGAAATAAATACTTAGGATTGGTATTATCAATACCGTTTGGGTGAGTTATGTTTAAATGTTTCATAATTACAAAAAAAAAAATCCTATACACAACATAAGACAGAGGGACCATCCCTCTGTCTTATGTCTTTCAATTATTTCTTATTGCTAGAAATGTCAGTACTATTAATCTCAATCTTAGCAGCACCAGCTCGTGCTTTGATGATGTTAATACCTTCCGATTCCAAACCCGCTGCTCGATAAACCTTCACAGCAGTAACAACATCTACCGCTTCTTGAGTTTGAGGCGAGGGATCAATCACCAAAGTAATGTCTTGTAGATTAATTCCTTTTTCCTTCAGTTTGTCGCGAGCTTCTTTAAAAAGGAAATCTTCAGAATCTTCCACAGTTACATCAGTGATATCCTTATCATCAGAGTATTCCGTATAAATACCGCGAATAAGTTTATCGATGAGAAGGTTCTCCGCCATCTCATATTTACCTGCTACATCATCAGCGCTGATTTCAAGACTACCGCCAGCTTTACCAAGATACTTAGCGTATTTGATATATGCAATCGGGTTCTCAATTTCGTAAACATACGAAACTCGAATGATTGCTGTGACTTTGTCTTTGAAAGGAGATTTAAATGAAACATCGCCAGTCATTGCAAAAGCAGGTAGCGCGACATTGTACTTACAGACCTGTCCTTTTGCTGTTGAGACAGATTTACCTGTATCAATCTTAGTCCAAGTTGCACCACAGTCATTTGTAGTGATAACGTGGATGTTTGCCGGCGCATAAGAGCAAGCCTGAATTGCGATTGTAAAAATGCTCAGCAGCAGAAGCTTAATGTAGTTTTTCACGTTAATTACTTTCATTAGAAATTTGTTGTTGAATTTGTTGAATGTTTTTCTTAATAGAATTTCTATATTCTCTAAGTTTGAGGAAAACAAACTTATAAACGATTAGAACAAATCCTTGAATACCGGTCATTAGAAAAATACCCATGACAGACATGCTTTCCCAAGCAGATGTCTTGAAAATATGCATAACGCCATAAGCGTTTAACATAATGACCAATGCGAGTGATAAAAACATCCACTCATTCAGAGTCAAAACTAACTTTTCAATTTTTAATCGTTCATTCATGATTGTTGCGTGAGTTATTTGATTGGTTGATGATTTTAAAGATTTTGGTTAGTCTCTAAGTTTATATTCGCTTATGAGTTGTGATATTCTTCCAGCAGAAAGATTTAATTTTTTAGCAATATCGTTTTGCGATATTCCAAGAACTAAACATTTTCTTATAAAAAGATACTTTAATTGTCTTACTGATTCTTGCAATAATTTCAAGTTTTCAACAAAATGCTCATCGCTGTTATTTTGTTGTAATTCAATCAATGCTTCTTTCAACAACTCTATCGATTCCTGAAGGATGTCTTTAGAAACATTGACTTCAACCTTATTTAATTGCATAAAAGTTTCTCACAAAAAGAAAAGGGAGTTACCTCCCTTTTCTAGTCTAAGAATTACTTCTTAGACTTTGGTGCGATTGTTGAGGTGTATCGAGTAAATCCAAAAGACTCAGTCGGGTTCTTGATTTCATTCCAACCGGGCTGAGGAGCAATCTTCCAATCCGAACCACCCTCTTGCAACTTATCTAGATTGCGAGTCATACATGCTTGAAGAGCACTGACCTTTTTACCCAATTCGCCAGTTTGTTTAAACGGACGAGTAACCAGCATGCTAGGGGCAGCCAGGAAAGGGTTATTGATCACACCCATGTTGCTGTAGTTCTTGCGAACCAAAACGTACGGCGCAGAGGGTTGCAGGTCATACGGAACCAAGGCAAAACCAGAGCGAGAATTGAACGACATGATCTTACCGTTCGGATAACCCGAGATAGTCATGTATGCGTCAACCTTGTTATCCTTGACCAACTGTTGAGCTTGTTCGTCTTTATCGACGTCAACAAACTTCATACCGTAGGCCAGAGACCGCTCTAGCATAGGACCGACAATCCGAGCAGAACCCACCAGTGCAATTGTTTTGCCTTTTAGTTCGGAGAACTTTGTGATTTGGCTACGAACAATTTGAGTCTTGGTGTCGCCTTTGACGAGCCCCATGAATTTGTCTTCACCCTTTACGGCCACGGATGTCTCACGACCACCTGCCTTGACCACAATGTGAACCAAGTTGTAATTCAGAGGAAACACCGACTGAAGATTCGCAATTGCATCGTCGGTGTTTCGAAGAGTCGTCAAGATGTCAACCGTAGCCATCCCGATGTCTGCTTGATTTTGAGCAAGCAGATTTACAGTGGTGAACGATCCATCAGTCTCAACTGGACAAAGATTGACTTCATCAGAGCAGACTTGATTGATATCTCGCAGAAGATTTGAAAAGCCTTTACCCTTTTCACCAGCTGCAATTCGAAGATCGCACTTGCGAGCTTCTTGCAATTCATCTGAAGCTTGAGCGTAAGGCGTCGCGCAGACAACAACAGCCATGGCGAGGACCTTACCAAAGATCCAGCCGAAATAACGATTTTTCATTTTCATTTCCTTTTAAAGTTAAGTATGTTAAGGCAGATTGAGTTGTTTGTTGGGTTGACCAACCGCAGGATCTGCTTGCGTGGGAACTTCTACGTTATCCTGTTGTACTTCTTGAATGCCGCTTGGTTCGGATTTCTCACCCGAAGAAACAGCAAATGCAACAATGATACCGATGATGAAAAATGCGGTGACGACCGCATTAACAATACTGATAAACTTAGAGTTTCCAGTTTGCTCTTTGTTTTCCATTTAAGACACCTTCGTTTTAGAAATGACAGATTGTCCGGAGATAGAGGAAGAAGGATTGTTTTCAAGACTAGGGGTTACTTCCTCTACCATACCCATGTCTAGATTTTTAACACCAAAATTTGTAGCTGTAAAAGCTGCTTCGAGTTCTGCAAAACTTTGATTATACTGAATCGAAATTTCATCAGAAGCGGTGTTGTCAAGGAGCATATCGGTGACTGCATCGCCTTGAGTTTTACGAATTGCTTCGCGAGTGGTTCGTGAAGCTTGAGCCCAGCTGTAGCGGAAACGCTCGTGTTCAATGTGTTTGAGATATTCTTCTTGCTTCTTTGCAAAATCAGCAAGTTGAATTCGCTTCATCTCAATGCCGCGCTCCATGAGTTCGAGATCTTTGAAGAGATCAAGCAGATCTTCACCTGTCTTCTTCTTTCGATTCTCAAGCATCTCACGCATGCGGCGAGTGCTGGCAATCAAATTAGTAAGTTCTTGATTGCGAAGCTCATAGATTTGTTCGCCTCGACGATACATGTTTTCTTTTTGAGCAATTGGATTCTTTCGAGCTTCTGCTTTTTGAAGTTCCAATACTTCATTATCAAGTTTTTGCATGAACCATGGAATGAGTTTCCACATTCCAAACAATGCCGCAATTGCAACTGCCAGAACGTTCAATGCAATGACTCCGGATGCTGCGAGCCATAGAACTTTACTGAGAATTGCCAGTACTGCAATTGCGGCAGCGATTGTTCCATACTTAACACCCTGTGGTGTTTTTAGAAAGTCAAAGATTTTCACTTAGTTTCCTTTATTAAACTTAATACAACAAAATCAGAATTAATGAACGATGGTTCCGCGTTCTTGAAGATATTCGTCGATTCTCTTTTTCAATTCATCAACTGTACACTCGCCATCCATTGGTTCAGAATAATGTTCCGAATATAGGACATTTGCCGTACAATTTACACTCAACGATATTTTCACATTTTCAAATTGAAAGATATCGTCTTCGATTTCTTTCTTAGAATATGTTTTATCACTCATCTAACTCTCCAAGAAGTTTAGTAATGTATTGGGTTGTTGGAAGAACGCAATCTTCCATTATTTGTTCATATTGAGCAAATAGAGCTAAGTGATAACTCTTATCAATCTTGTTCATTCTGAGAAAACAGATGAACAACTCGGAGGCGTCATCCGTATAAATTGGTACTTCTCTCTGAAACACCATTACCGGAGGATCTTCATTGGTTGGAGCTTTAGCATACATTTCCGAACATTCAGTCATGCGATGAGAAAGCTTTACCAATTGCCAATTACAAAGGAATGTGAAGTGTCGACTAAGTTGGGATTTAAAATAGTCCCTCATGAAGCTTTTGATTTTGATATCTGCTTCATTCATTTCTCTATTAGACATGATTGCCCTTATTTAAATAAATGAGAAACTGACGCCAGTCATTACACTTCAGTGATATATGCTTAAATTATTTTTGATTCAGTAAAATGTTTAAAGAATGTTTTACTGAATTAAGATATCTAGCCTTAGCTTCTTGATTTAATTCATTACTCTTGGAGATATCTTTATACAACTGATCCAACACCAATACATGATCTTTTAATTCTTGAGGAAGTGAATTAAAGATGGTAACTTGATGATCTATCTCATTGATAAGGGTATCTATTGGATTTTCTGGACCTAACGGGAATCCTCTAGTAACTTGCAATTCTCTAATAAGATGCGATGGACCGTTTATAGCTGTTAATACCTGAATCAACGCTCCACGACTAACAACAATGTGTTTTCTAGAAAAATCAGATTCTGGATTATTCACGATTCATCCTTATGTACTGCGTTTGATGCAATTGGTATGATGCTCGCTTGTCTTTTTCAACGAATCAAAATAAGAAGAATAATGTATTGCTTCTTTAATAAGTTCTTTGGACATATTCATTCTGGTAGGTTAATCTATCTGATTTGGTAAACTAGTAAATAACAACTAATTATGACAAATCCTAATCTTCAAAAAACAGAACTTGAAAACTTTATTGATTTAATCAATCTTTGTTCACAAGTAACATTTACTCAACAACACATTCAATTAAGCATACCTCAAGGACTTGCCGTCATTGAGGGGCGTTTTGAGAATACATATATAACTATAACCGCAACACCACAGTCTCCAATACAAGGAGATAAGTTGGTCAAATACAGAAGAATTGATTTATCTACTGATTTTGGATCTATTCAATCCACATTTACATATCCGACAGGTACTCCAGCATCAACAATTGTTAACGATGTAAAGAATCTATACGGAATACTACCCGATTCAAATATTCTGTCTGAATCAATAACTCAAAATAGATTCAAGATCAAAGCCGATCCTCTGAGTCTCATTTATACTGGCGAAAAAGAACTATACATTAACTACGTCTAAAGACAAAAAAAAATGTATTAGCAGAATAAGGGGGGCATAGCCCCCTCTTGTCAAAAGCCTAAAAGATGATCGTAAAAAGTTTCGATATTTTCGTGTTTTTCGAGAATGGCATCGCCGTTCCCAGTGAAGCTGTGGAATTGATATGGAAGGTAGCGGCCCACGAGTCTCATCCTGTATTGCTCTACTTTATCATAAATCATTAGGCATGCTGTTTCCAGTATGATTCCTGATTCGATATTGTTGACTCTTCCGATATCATAAGACCATTGAAGTCTTGCAATCTCGTCCGAGGTTTGTTCGATCAATTTCTTTATCCTCTGTACTGCAATCAATCGATCAACAATGCAATCGAAAAATTGAGATACAAAAGGAGCCACATCGCTAATAGACCCTTTATCATAAGGTGTGTTTCTACTAGGATTGGTTTCGTCTAACGAAAAGACAAACGATGTAATTATCTTATTGATTTCCTGACCGCAAGGAACAATGAAGTAACGAGGCATTTGATTGAACAAATGTAATTCCTCAGTAGAAAGAAACTGATCGATGTACATAAGACCTTAGTAGTCCTGTTATACTGATTATGTAATATGTATTTGTTATTTTTTTCATTACAGCATAAAGAGGGGAATTCCCCTCTTTATGTCACAATGCTTCAGCTTCACGCCAGTCTACTTTGACAGATAACTGCCATGTACCAGCAGCATCCATTGCAACAGGGTTTCTTATTGTTAAGTATTGATCGGCATTCAAAACCAATTCAGAACATTCGGTTGCGCTGAATTCAAACACTTGTTCAAGATAGTTACCCGCTGTTCCAACATGAGCTAAAGATATGGTTGCTACAGGCTCTGACTCAAGGACCGCACTAGTTAACGTCAGTGCACCAGTTGTTGCTAATCTAACATCACCACCATTTGACGGATCACAAACTGAGTTTGCAGAAATAGAGGTGTCTTTCTTACTTACTGCACCAGACGCAACACCGGTACCGCCGGAGCTAGCCGTTATTGATGATCCTCTATGAATTGTCAGTCGTCTACCGGCAGTTAGTGCTGTGGTAAATGTAACTAAGCAAGTATACTGGATTCTAATTCTATCTATGTATACTTTTTTGGTAACGCCAGTACCTGACCGCATTACAAATAGGTTTGATCCCACAGCCAAAGCTGCAGCTATAGTTCCTGTTGTTCCTGAGTAAACATATCCGTCACCTCTTGGAACTATAACTGATCTTAATGCTTTTAAAGAACTCTCTATTTTTAAAGGTGTCGATGTAAGTGCATCTTCTATTACAGCCATTTAACTTCCTTTCACGATTAATGATATTCCTGATATTGCTGTACCGTCTGGACTGGTTATGTATGGATCGTAGTTTCCTATCGATGTAACTTGTTTACCAACAGCAATAATTTGATCCACCTGACCATTACCGTCGTTGAAACCTTCAATCTTTGGCCACTCTGGATCAATAGTCATAATGACTGAACTACTGTACCATCCAAAGAAACCAATAACCAAAGCATTGGTCGTAGTGGTTGATGGATTATCGATTGTTTTCACACCAGCGCCACTGCTGGTCATTTCCGAATAGATGGAAGGATTATCAAAAGGAGTTACTTGGTTGTGATTTTTAATCACAACAACTACCAATGATGAGAATCTGTCCTGATCAAATTTTATTCGTCTTGTAGCAGAATTTCTATTTGATATACTGTAAAAAGCATTAAACAGAAAATCATTACCCAAATTATGACTAGATGGCATAACTTTAGTAAAGGTTTGACCATCGGTATAACTACCATCATCGGAATCTCTTACAGTCATTCCGCCTTCGCCATTGATGACGTTATATTTAGCAGCATACGCCAATATTAGATCACCAGAAGCGATGTCTGTCAATACTACCTCAGGATAAACATCCCAATCACCAGAAACACTAGATTTACCTGTTTTGTAAACAACAGGTAAAGAACCAGAAGGTTGAGTTGGTGCTTTAGTTACTTTATAACTTAAATTAAAGTAACCTTTTTGTAAATATGGAGAATTCCAATAAACATGAATCTCACCCGTCCTAGCAATTGCCGTAAAAGTAACAGGACCCATTAATTCATATTCATCCGGATTTGTGCCTTTATCGGTATATGGTCCGGGCATTGGAACTATATCGATTCTATCACCGATTGCAACTGTGTTATCTGTTATTGTTATTTTTCCAGATTTCCTAGCTGTTGAGCTAAGTATTACCTGCACATCGGTGTAGGTTGTTGAGGCACCCGAACCCCCACTACTATCGAAAGCTCCAATACTGTTTCTTACAATATTACTAAGTGCCTCAATTGCCATTTTTTAACCTTTAATCAGTGATCTTAACTCTCAATGCATTGTTTCCTGGAGCAGCATCCACAACAATGCGAATCATGTTTACTGTAGGTCTTTGTATTTCTACCAGAACCTCATCATAATTACCAGAGTTTCTGTAAACAGTTACATCAACATCTCTTGTATTGAGATTATGAGTTATGTCGTAAGAAGTAGTTGTGGTATCTCCAAAAGTTTGAGTAAACTTTCGAGAAGCAAACTTAGAGGCAGATAAAGTAGACGGAGTGATTGCTTTGTTAGCGTTCGTGCCTGTATCTACTTCAGCCAGAGTGGCTAATTGAATCTTACCTTCAACAGAGGTCGATGCCGGAGGAACGCTTGATCCGAAAGAAGTCCAAGTAATGGGATCTGTTCCAACAACGGCAACTGTTGCTGACTGTCTGTAAGCGGTGCCTGCGCTTGTACCTAATTCAACAGGAACGACGGCTTGGGTCAAATCATCTGCCGAATTAGCGTCTAGTGCTCTGGTCATTGCGGTCGAAGGACCGTTCCAGATATAAATGCCGTTTTCAGAAGTAGTTGTTTGATTAGGTAAGAGAACTCTATCGTTTACAGACATAGCTTGTCCGTCAATAGATGCTCCTGGACTGGAAATATTGATATTATTAGGTGCTGCTACCTTTACGGTATCTTTCCAAGCAAGACCCTCAATAGCTTGTCTTAACTGCGCAATGGTTGCTGGTTCTTGAGGATCAACACCGTCAGGCAGTCCTATAATTCTAGCAACATTATTAAAATTAAGTGAACGTAAGACGTCTAAACTCATGATTATTCCTTGTGATTATGAACATATAACTCTACCTTGCATTGGTGTATCGAAATATATAAAGAAATGATTAACAGTTGTGTTAACGATTTCCGCCATCATCTCTTTACCACCAACTGACAATATAGTTACGTTTGGATTTCGCCCTAAATTGTGATTTATGCTCCATGTATCTGAAGCTGTATTTATGATGAACTCAATGGGTTGTGGAATTAATCCAGGCTCACCCTGAGGACCTGCAGGTCCGGTATCACCTTGATCACCTTTAGGTCCAATCGGACCCTGAATACCCTGAGGACCTGCAGGTCCCATTAAACCATCTGATCCCGCAGGTCCTCTTGTACCTTGTAAACCCTGAGGACCTTGTATGCCTTGCGGACCTTGGATACCCTGGGGTCCAGCGGGACCTTGTGGTCCTTGAGGACCTTTTAAAGATTCTAACCATTCATCCTCAGTACCTATGAATCCATTAACCTTGGCTATCTCATAAGCATTAAGAACAAGAAATCTAAGTTGTTCAATGGTTAATTTTTTATTTGTACCACCTTGTACAATTTCCAGTAGCTCACTACCAGATATACTAGTGGCTTGCTGCATTGTAGAAATCTTAGACATAGCGGCAACTTTACTTTAATATAACATATGATTCATTATTAAACAGCATAAAGAGGATGTTAATCCTCTTTATGCTTTAGAATGTACCGCCGTCAAATACCTGATCACCAGGGGTAGCTGTCCCTCTTGGTTCCCAAACAGATCCATTACAATCGTAGAATAGATATGGTGCAGCAGTACCAACTAAAGCGTAATTAGCTTTATTAGTGGCCGGGGGTCTGTTTTGAGTCAAATTTTCAACCGTAGTATATTCACCTACATATTTGTTAGCAGCGGATACCAATTGATTCAAAACATAACCTTGTCTAGCTGATAGCGCTGAAGTTGTGCTCTGATCTGTTAGTGAGTCCGAAACTATAGCACCAGGACCTGCAGGACCCTGTAAGCCCTGAATACCCTGAGGACCTGCAGGTCCTTGTGGTCCTTGAGGACCTGCTGGACCTGCAGGTCCTGTATTTCCAGTATCACCTTTTGGTCCCGCTGGACCAACATTACCAGCTGGACCAGCTGGACCTTGTAAACCCTGAGGGCCAGTTGCTCCAGTAAGTCCTTGAATACCTTGAGGTCCTATTGGACCTGGATCTCCCTGAGGACCTACGGGTCCTCTGATTGATAATAGCCAGTCTGCTTGAGTTCCTACAAAACCACCTTCGACTGCTACCTGGTAAGCAGACTTACCAATAGATCCTGTAGGACCTGTAGGACCTTGTATGCCTTGCGGACCACGAATAGATTGTAACCACTGAGCTTCTGTGCCTACAAAACCATTCTGCACTGCTACTTCATAAGCAGATTTACCGTTTGGTCCCTGCGATTGTAAACTAGTTAATGGTATCTTTTTATTTGTACCATTTTGAATAACCTCAACCACTTCAGTGCCGTTTAGCGCACCAGCGGAAGGCATTGTAGAAATCTTAGACATAATTAACTCCTATTGGAGATTTGATAATTGATTTAGCACATTTAGCGCATGTCATACAATCTCGTATTTTCTATATCTTAGTCAGTAATTAGCTTAATAATTTGAATTATACATTTCTTGCCAAGGAGAAATAATGAGTAAAATAAGTGAAATGGGTCTTGCTGGTCCATTATCAGGTAATGAATTATTAGAAATAATTCAGAATGGTCAAAACAAAAGAATTAGATTAAGTGACTTAGATCTAACCGCAGCATCAGCATATGAGATTGCTGTTAATAACGGATTCGTAGGTACTGAGGCAGATTGGCTGCTATCTCTTAAAGGGGAGAATGGACTAGATGGTGCTCCGGGCACACCTGGAGCAATAGGTCCTGTTGGTCCTCAAGGTCTGTCCGGTCCATCCGCTTATCAAATAGCTATTTTAGCTGGATTTAATGGCACTCAAGCCGAATGGTTAAACAGTCTAAAAGGAGCCGATGGTGCACCCGGACCACAGGGACCACAAGGGGTCCCTGGATTAAATGGTGGTGCTGACGGATTGTCAGCTTACGAAGTAGCTGTACAAGACGGATTCATTGGTACTCAGTCGGAATGGCTGCAATCATTAAGAGGACCTCAAGGTGAAGTCGGACCTCAAGGTATACCTGGTCCGACTGGTATTCAAGGACCTGCGGGTCCGCAGGGACCACAAGGTCCCGCAGGTCCAGTTGGTCCAGCCGGAGACGCTGGCCCCCAAGGACCAATTGGATTAGCTGGACCCCAGGGTCCACAAGGTCCTCAGGGTATCCAGGGTAAATCCAATTATGATTTAGCTGTAGATTCTGGTTTTCAAGGAACACTCCAGGATTTTGTAGCCACGATGAATGGTGTCAAAGGCGACACTGGAGATTCTGCCTATCAACTAGCAGTCAACGCTGGATTTATAGGAACTGAATTACAATGGCTACAATCGCTAACTGGTCCAATAGGACCACAAGGGTTACAAGGACCAGTAGGACCACAAGGACCTACTGGTCCTAAAGGTGATCAAGGTGATACCGGACCACAAGGACCGGCTGGTCCTCAAGGTCCTCAAGGTATAAAAGGAGATGAAGGCATTCAGGGTCCTCAAGGACCTGCAGGTCCTCAAGGACTGCAAGGTATACAAGGTATACAAGGGGAAGTGGGTCCTCAAGGACCGGTTGGAACAACCGGTCCAGCTGGTCCTAAGGGTGATACAGGTAATCAAGGACCGATAGGTAAATCGGCCTACCAGATAGCTCTGGATACTGGATACGTCGGTACGGAAAATCAATGGTTACAAACATTGATAGGTAGTCAAGGACCACAGGGTCCACAAGGACCAGTGGGTCCTCAAGGAGCAGCTGGTAGTAACCTACTCGGAACTTTTGCAAATACAGCTACATTACAAACTTCACATCCGGCCGCGACCAATACAGGATCTGTTGCCGTAGTTGGTTCGTCAAGTCCTTTTAAAATAAGAATAGCAAATCAAAACGCATGGGTACCTGCTAGCTCGATAGTAAAGAATGTATCGGCATCCAGAACTATAACCGAGCATGATGATGGCGATATTCTCAATATCACCAATCCAAACGTGACTTTGACAATAGCTGAATCCATATACAATCACAAAGATCTAAAAATAAAGATACTTGTAAATGACAATACTGTTTTTGCGCCAGAATCAGCAAATGTGAAAATTAACGGACAAAGTAGTTCAATTACTGTTAATAAGTCTTCTGGTTTAATTGCTGAATTATTTGGAACTGGTAATTTAAATAATGAATTTACCATAGCTCATAGTGGTAGCGGTGGGTCTGGTGGAACTGGTTCTGGAGGTTTTGTCTCTACAGCTCCAACTATAGTTGATACTGATAAATTCTCTGCCAGATATGATTCAGCTTCAACAACTCTTGGGAATGCTCAAGCTGGAGACATGATTGTGGTCTTCTTATCAAAGTGGGCCAGTGATTCTGAAGCAGTAATGACAATCAGCGATAACCAAGGTAATGTATATACTAAAATAGATTCAAGCATTAACTTAGATGGTGCTGGTTTCCGTTATACTGCGTTCTATACTTTCTGCACTCAAGGAGCGGTTTCTACAACAATAACCACTCCTTTAGTCGACTATAACAGCATGATATCTCTTCTCATAAGAGGAGTTGATTCTCAAAATCCATTTGATGACGGCGGTACAAGGAAAAGAGCCTACCTAGATGGAAGTGGTTCTCTTACCATAGATAATTCAGTTACCACATTCAGTGATGATTTGGTACTGGCTTTAATAGGTTGGTACAATAGTTCGATGGTTATGACTATTGATCCAGAGTGGCCGGTTATAGATGGGTTTAACGATGGATCGAGCCAAACCAATCAAATGGTTGCTATAGGTAAAAGAGTAGATGCTGTTGGTAATTATGACCCTACCATAAGCACTGGGTCTAATTCGACTAGAATTAGTGGAATATCTTTGGTTCTTAAAGGTATGTCAGATTCATCACAATCTGTCATCGATCCTGGTACGTTCTAAGGCATAAAGAGGGGAATTCCCCTCTTTATGCTGTTATTTATTTTGTTATAAATATTTTATTATTTAAAGAGGTACCAACTGTTCTTGTAAATCTTAGATTGGTTATTGCTGTTTCTGAGGGCAAGGGCGCCCATCTGAATGATCCATAATCCGTATATGTATCATAAACAGTATATGCACCACCATTATTGGTAGAATATTCAACAAGAATTGTTACCGCTCCAGCAGTCAAATCCGGAACAATATCGACATCAAAAGGTACTGAATTATAGCTTGACGTATTAATAACAACAGGATTATTACCCAACAGTGTAACTTCAGGTTTCTGAATAGAATTATCTGCTTTAGTACCCTGAGCAGCGGTAGCGAAGTCTGCAATATTTGAATACAGGACATCACCTAAAGTAGCTTGATAATCGATGAAAAATTGTTCATCTAATTTTGAATCTACTTGCTGTTTTAATAATCTGCCTTGATTAGCTGATAAAGCTTCAGTGCTCGATGTACTGGATAGCGTATCATTGATTACTGATGGTCCTGCGGGGCCTTGTTCACCAGTATCGCCTTTAGGACCAGCAGGACCCTGTAAGCCTTGAATACCCTGAGGACCTGCAGGTCCTTGTGGACCAATAGGTCCAGATATACCTTGTTCGCCTTGCGGACCTATTGGTCCAGCTGGTCCAGTTAATCCAGCTGGACCCTGGGGTCCAGTGTCACCCTGATCACCCTTAAGAGTTAGTAACCATTGAGTTTCATCTCCTCCAAATCCAGCCAATACCGCTACTTCATAAGCTGACAATCCATCGGTTCCGGCTGGACCCTGAATTCCCTGTGGACCTTGGATTCCCGCAGGTCCTTGAGGACCCTGTGGACCCGCTGGTCCTTGAGGACCAGTATTACCAATACTACCTTGCGGACCTGCTGGCCCAACGGCGCCAGTATCTCCTTTGGGTCCTATTGGGCCTGGATCACCTTGATCACCTTTTAATCCTTGAGGACCCGCTGGTCCTATTGGACCTTGTGGTCCTATTAAACTAGCTAACCACTGCGTTTCGGTACCAATAAATCCATTATCTAAAGCATGCTGATATGATGTTTTACCAGGTGAACCTTGTGGACCTATAGACCCTTGTGGACCCTGGGGTCCGGAAGTTCCTTGAGGACCTTGTGGACCAATAGGACCAGCTAACGATTGTAACCACTCGGCTTGAGTACCTGTAAATCCACTATCAACAGCGTGTTGGTAAGACGATTTTCCTGGGTTACCTTGTGGTCCTTGTGGACCAACGGGTCCTATATCACCAGTGTCTCCCTTTAATCCTTTTAGACTGTTTAACCAATCATTCTGAGTTCCTACGAAACCAGACATTAGCGCTATTTCATAAGCAGACTGTCCAGTAGGTCCTTGTTGACCTTCTGGACCTCTCTGTCCAATTAGACTGGCTAACCATTGCGTCTCTGTACCAACGAAACCATTTTGAATCGCGACATCGTAAGCGGACTTACCGTTAGGAATAAGAGACAAAAGAGAAGATACCGTTATTCTCCTATTGTATCCTTCTTGTACTATTTCAATTAACTCTATACCTGATAATGGACTAGCAAGGTCCATTGTAGAAATCTTAGACATACTTGTTCTCCATTTAAAGACAGTACTGCATATAAATCCAGCATAAAGAGAGGGGAATCCCCTCTCTTTATTACTTACCCAATATCCGACTATTGGAAGGTCTATCAAACTGATAAATTTTAGAAGATAGAACTTGATTAACAATGCCTACCTTATATTGGTTACTGTCTTGTTCTTGAGGAGAGCGCTGCGTATCAGAGATACGAATCCACTCGTTCATGAACGACAGGGGATTTTTCTGAACCAAAGTATGTTGACTTTGATTTTCCAAACCCAAAAGATAGTAAACAGGATAAGCTACAAAACGAGTCCAATTCTGGAACGTTTGCAGGGTACCACCAGGCAATTGCTTACCATCTGGTAGAATTGTTTCAAGCCAGGTTAGCTCGGATGTTACAATCTCATCAAGAAGACTGATGATTGTTGGTCTGAGATTTTCAAGAGCTTTCTTTCCGCGTTCGGTTGCCAATTCTACTTTGAGAATTTCTTGACCAAACTTAGCATGGATCTCGTATTCATCCTGAGCAATCTTCTGGACAGCCATACCGATTGGTTGGAACAAACCAGTGTTGCAAATTGAGAAAGTTACTGCAAAAGATGCCATGAATTGGATTCTCTCCAAAGCATAGTTCGCAATCAATCCGAGGATCACATATTCGTAAAGTTCTTGAGAGTATGAAATCTGACCAAGTGCATATTTATGACTAAGCTCGTACAGCTTAGAAAAAATAGATCCCACTACACGCATGCGTTCGTGAGCTTCTTTGACTTTTGTGATTTCTTTGAAAACATCACTGGGATCATCAAAGGAGAGTCGTACAATTTCTGAATAAGTCAGAGCATGTAGATTCTCATTATCCATGATTCGACCATATCCAGTCCATACTTCACTAGAAGTAACAAACGGAGCCATGATAGGTACAAAACACCTGGATGCTACTGTGTCTGCTTCCCATTGCCACGCAATGGTTTTTATCATTGCATCGTAGATATCGCGACTACATGTCTTAAATTCAGTATTACAAGTACTGAAATCAAATTCAATTTCATCCCAATCAAGAGTCTTTAGAGTCTTATAGATTTTCCAAAGTTCTGGATGAACTCGATTGATGGAATCGTAAAACCCAGGTTGTTCTCCAAAGAAGATGGGTGTCTTCTCGTATGTCGATTTTTCAGTATTGAAAATCTTATTAGATACTTCAGAATCAATAACGATGTCAGTCATTTTAGTTTCCTACAGGAGGGAGTTTTATCTCCCTCCTGCTAAATTGTTTACAAACTACAAGCCCCACCAGCACATCCGCGTTCCTCTCCAGCATTTGCCAGATCTGAAGCAGACATATCTGACGAACCTCTTTGGACTGCGTCCAATTCGTCTCCGTCAGCAGTATAGCTATTAACGTAATAACGAGTCTTAAGACCTCTGCGAATACCGTGTAGATAGATATCCATGATTTCTTCTTCATCAATCTTATTGTCTTTACTGATCTTCTTGTATAGGTCAGCACTGATCGATTGATCTGTAAACTTTTGGAATATTGAGTAAATGTCAATCAGACGTTTAGTCGGAATATCCCAGGCAATTTCGTAATCATGACCCATCGTATCGCCTTCAGGCGCTGCCCAGCGGATAACGATGTTATTGTCAGATTTGTTAATGGTTAATGCTCTGATAGGGTATAAGCTATTTGCCCCACCAAGAGCCTTAGAAGAGGCTTCTCCAGGCATGTAGGCCACCAGAGAGCTGTGCCCAATACCGCCATTTTCAATGATCTGTTTCCTAAGGGTTTCCCAGTCATAGCGATATTCGAACTTACCTAATTCATCGACACCGCGATTATAAGTGTCAATAGGAAGCCAACCTTGAGGCCACTTCGTTTTATGTATCCAAGGAGCAAGACCGCGTTCCTTGGAATGTCTCAGAGATGCCTTGATGGCAAAATACATGTGACGCTCAGCCACCCGGTGAGCAAATCTCAGGCCAGTTTGATCTGAATATTTGACACCAGATCTAGCCATTAGAGTAGCCAGTCCCATGATACCGACTGCAGCATTGCGGCGACGCTTAGCAGTATATCCAACGTGAGGCAGAATGTAGTCAGCCATATCCGTTGTTCGGTCGATCATGTAGTAGGCATAGTACATTGCTTTTTCATATTCAGCGTCGTCTTTGACGTTGGATACTTCAATGGCTGCCAAGTTACAAGTAGAGACTTCACCTTGACCGTGATCTTCTTCCATGTAGAGATACTTAACGGAAGGGTAATCAATGGTAGGTTGAGTGATCTCGACACAAAGATTAGATGACCAAATCGTCTCCAGATAAGGAGTGTGACGATTAATTTCATCCATGTTAGCTTGATACGAAACTCCTGTTTCGAAAGCCTCGTTAAACGACGAGACAATCAACTTCTTGGCTGAGACGTATGTCTTTTTGAAACCAGGATCATTTTCATATTTTTCGTAGAGATCGATGAAATTATCAATATCTCCACTATAGAAGGCACGATCAAGATCTGGAGCGTTAAAGCAATTGAATACAAAGATATCTTCGTTTCTAGCTGCCTTGTAAGCAAGCCATGCATTACCCATCATGGTGTAATGTAGATCTCGATTCTTTTTATCTTCTGTCGAGCGCGGATTACTTAGCTTTGAGATAACCAATGCTTCAGGATCAAATGCACTGAAGAAAATATTACCAGCACCGCCTCGACCATTTTGCAAATTGGCTCTAGTTGCCTTACCAACCGAGTTCAGATAAGGAAGACGTCCTTGGTGCTGAATCAAACCACCTCTGACAGGATCACCAATTGAGCGAGTACGAATATTACCACCAATACCAGCAGACGCAACTGTCTGCATGTAGGCAATGTGGTCACCGGCAGCTAAAGAGCCAGCGCTATCAGAAGAAGTGAACAGACAGCAAGATGCATAGCTATTCAGATAAGTGCCTAGATTCACGTAATTGGGAGTAGGCGCAGATAGAATCTTTCTAGAAAACAAATCGTAAAGATCTTTAACCTTTACCATTCGCACTTCTTTGTCTGTTTCTGCTTCAGCCAAAGCCATGGCCATTCGCATGTAAACAAATTGTTGAGATTCGTATTCTTTCTTCGTCACTCGATTGCGAAGAGAATACTTGTATCGAATATGATGAAGTGCGAAATGAGGACACTCAAGATCACGATTGTGATTAATTACTTTTTCTAGCTCTGCATATTCTTCATCAGAATACTTAAGAGTCCGCATGAGTCCAGCGTCTGCTAGTGCTCTTTGAACAGACTTAATCGAGGGAGGTACATCACTTCCAAAGATATCCTTGTAGATCATTGAAGTGTAGAGACGCCCAGCCATCAAATAGTGGGACCAGGATCGACCTTCTAGTGTCGATTCAATCAAGTTATTCTGGAAGTCTCTAGATGTAATTTCCTTTGGACTTTTGTAAATTGCCTTTAGCAAAACTGAAGGCCAATCGATTCTATCACCAACAAGTTCGGCAGCCCATTGTGCCCAGCGATTTGGTTTTTCAGCAATGAATGGCTCACGCTGACCATTTCTCTTGATTATGGTTTCGATCATTTCCTAGTCTTTCGCAACTGCTTTGAAAATGGTTTTTGATTGTTAATTTAGCAGACGACTGAGTTACAATTATACATTCTCACCCTTACGTCAACATATTAAAACAGGCAAAAAAATAAACTTTTATTCACGCAATATCATATTACAATTTATGCTTTTTTAGATAAATTAGGGGCAAATAAAAGGAGGGAATTCCCTCCTTTTATTATCCTAGTAAACTCTCCATTAATCTTGGAGAACCGTCTTCCATGAGACGAACTGAACCATCTTCCATCAAACGCACATTCTGATGTTGTGCTTGGAAATAGAATTCACTTTCAAGCCAAGCAAATGATGCAGAGTTATCTCTTATCTTTATTCGATAAGAGTCAACCATCGATGTATGTAGCTCATTGAGTATTTCTGAAGGATCAAGATTTAAACCCAAAGCTTCATTGATTTCAGGAAGAACTTCATGGGTAAAAAATGGAACTCTTTGAATTACTACTTTCTGAATTTCTTCAGCAGGTAATGTGTTCAAAACAGCGAGGCTTAATCGCTTGTATTGGATGTTTTGATTATTGTAGAATTGAAATTGTCTGGGTGTGAATGTTAGTTGTGTATTTCTACCATTCGTTCCTACGACAGGGGTTAAATTTGTTAATGTGAAATCTGTGTTGTAATTTAAATTAAGCCCGTTATTCAGGTTAATAAGGCTAACTAATCTATCCAGACTTCTTCCGGAATAAGGTTTGGTTCTGGCCATTTCTTTATCCTATCTTACCAATCGAGCCAACCGGGTCGATTTTCGTTTTTAATGTTGGGAATGAGTTCGCTAGTATCACAAACATCAGAGATGCTCTCCAAAGCAGCAACATCAGATACTTCCATATTCATAATTGCTGCAACTTGTTCTCTACTCCACTTAATAATGTCGTTAGAACGAGTAGAGATATTAGATTCTTTACCTGTGTCGAGAAAGACATTGACAACCCTAACTATCTCTGTTTGTCCCAATCGATCTACTCTTGATACTGTTTGATCATATTCGTGCGCTCTAAATGGCGAATTCATGAGTATAACAGTATTAGCCATTATTAATGGTACTGCTGTTGATAATGAGTCAAACGTAGCAATTAAGGGATTTATATCCTCGTCTTTTTCAAACGATTTAATTATTTCTGATAAGTTCTTATTTGTATCGGCATAAACTTTCATTGGTTTATATCCGTTTTCTTCTAGGAAAGAGAACATCTCATCAACCACAGCGACATAGCTTGTAAATATGATTGTTTTCTTCTCGGAAGAGTCAATTAAATCAAATATACTAACTTCGTCTTCAGTTTCTTTATTAGATCCTGATCCCCAAGACAATTTCATCTTCGTGGTATTTCTAACGATATCTACATTACACTGTTCTCTTTGTTTTCCTAATATTCTACCCAATGCTTCGCCTTGTACTTTTAAATAATAATACTTATAAACAGACTTACTGTTTCTAAAATCTTTAACCATGTTAGATGGTAGATTTGGTATTATTACTTTATTTTCGTAATTATTACAAAAGGCTACTTCTTCTTTATTATTCATCGGGTCTAAACCGCCGTGTAGAGCGTTTGCGTATTTTTCATAGCGCAGATATTCATCATGCTCTTCTCGCGTCTTTATCGTCTTTTTAAAAGCTTCTAGGCATGTTTTATAAATGGAAACATAATGACCCATGTTGTTTTTATAGTATCGAAGTCTCTCATCTATAAACTTCGACATTTTAACTCTTATCTCGGCCAAAGTATATTCTTGCCCATTAGACATCCTTACGTCAGCTCTTTTTACTTCAACAACATTACCGACAACTTTGGCTTTTTCAATTTTGAAACTCATAAAGCCAATTCGGTTTGCTAGTATATCGAGACCTCTTGCAACACTTACACCAAAGATCTTTTTGAATCTATCGGCAACATCTTTATTAAAGAATGAGTCTATGGTTGTCATTAAAGATATTACTTCGGAACCCATTGCTTTAACGGGAGTTCCAGACATCCAAAGTACGTGATTGCAATTAAGTATAGAACAAAGTTGTATAAAGTATTGTGTTCTGGCTGAACTCATGTCGTTGAAATTATGACATTCATCCAATACCACAAATGGTTTCTTATAAAGCTGTTTTACTTTGTCAAAGAAAATAACAGCTTTTTCCAAAGATTCGTAGTGGAAAACATAATGAGTGTAACCATACTCAAGAGGATCATTCGATCTAGAATCCCAAACTTTAAATCCCGGTCTTAAACAATCGTTAAGAGTAGTTCTCCAAACTCTATCAATTGAATTAGGCGGAACAACAGCCACAAATACATCAGCTTCTAAGGAATGTGATAGGAATATGGATGTTAGAGTCTTACCGCTTCCAGGAGCTGCGGCTAAAAGATAACCTTTTAGCTTAAATTTCTGGACCATTTGATCGTAAGTCTTTATAAATTCTTCCTGATGATCCAACGGACTGAAAAGGATATCTGATAACTTACCCTTATTCATCATTGAATTATACTCAGTCTGAGTCGACTTAAGCCAAGTGTCAGTATATATTCTGTCTATTATTTTAGTTATTATTCTCGGACCGACTCTGTATGCTTTTTTATGACTTAATAAAGTTCTAAGAACATAAACAAAATCAGGTAAAAAGAAGGAATGCATAATAAGATGATTTCTACCAACTTCGTTGAAGAAATTCAATCCTATCCTACTGGTTCCCCAGACTTTTTCCATGTCCCTTAATAATTTCTCTCCAGGTATACCTTTTATCTTAACAATGTTATTAGATTCCTCCACACTGATGGAGCTTAGTAGTCTCATTATCTTTTCTAACATAACTATCTCGTAAGTTATTTTAATCAAATGATTTCGATAAATAACAGCATAAAAGAGAAGGATTTCATACCTTCTCTTTTATGCCTTATTCATTTAACCTATAAACATAAGTTCTAACTTTATTACCTTCCGGTAATTGTCCCAGTTCATGGATTTGTTCTACTCGGTACTTATGCAGATGCGAGAAGTTAAAGAAAGCATCTCCTTCGTATGCTTTTTCCACAATGGTGATGTGGATCTCTTCAACTCTGTGATTCTTAAGAACTTCTTCATAAATAGAAGCTCCTCCAATTACCCAAACAACTCCAGGATTGGAAAAGTTAATTGCTTGTTCAATTGATTGACAAACAAGAGCGCCTTTTGCATCGTAATTGTGATGTCGACTGATAACAGTATTTACTCTATTTGGAAGTGGTTTAAATTTCTCAGGAATGGATTCCCAAGTCTTTCTTCCCATTATAACTGAGTGACCTTCTGTTACCTGTTTAAAGTAACGCATGTCTTCAGGAATTCTCCATGGTAAAGTATTGTCTTTACCTATCACTCCGTTTATGGAGCACGCTAAAATTAGCTTTAGTTTTTTATCGTACATAATTTAAAAAAAAAGATGTGGATAAATAGATAGGGGGTGATCCCCCTATCTATGTTTAGTTATCAAACCGCCGCAGCCGGAAACTTAATCGCTGGATGAGATTCGTAATTTTCAATCTTGATATCTTCGATTTTAAAATCTTCGATATTTTTGATATCCGGGTTAAGAACCAATGTTGGCAGAGGCTTAGGCTCTCTCTCAACTTGTTCGACAATAAGATCAATTTGATTTTTGTAGATGTGGGTATTTCCACCCGTCCAAATAAAATCACCAACTTTCGTATTAGTGACCTGAGCAACCATATGCGTGAGAATAGCATAACTTGCAATGTTAAAAGGAACGCCCAAAGGAACGTCGGCTGATGTTGAGTTCAATATGGTTCGTTAATCCATACCCGCACCATGACGTGCAGCTGCATGTTTCCATGCATGACCAGACTATATCATCTTTCCTATTTGGAAAGCTTTCTGTTTCGAACCACTTGGTTCTACTCTACTTACTTCCAGCGTTTGCTGTGTTTTCGATAGTCGTTGAACGTGCCTCCAATCATTGGAGGATTCGCTGCTGGTTGTCCAATCCATCTCGTTTTCAAACCATGGCTTTGCTTTGCAGCTCGCAGTGGTGAAATGGCTCTAAGGAGTTTCTAGCAATTAAGAAAGTTTTCTAATGAGATTACTCTCAAAAGGCGCTCAGTAATTAACGCTGATACAGAAGGCATGAAAGTCTACCACTAGGAATTCCAATTTCCTTAGCAATCTTAGCAGCGATTTTGAAACCACTCTCTCCAGATTCTACAGCTTGAGTAATTTCGATTATTCGAGACTCATGACCAGCAGTAATGATATCTGCGGTGATTTCTTCCAAAGGAATTGGTTCCACGTCAAACTGGAACAAGCAATGACATGCTGCCAAAGCCATTTTACCTTGAATAACATTATCTTGAGGACTAATGGTTTCGTCAGGCAGATCGGCAGGATTCCAGGCAGTAACAATGATGCGTCTAGAATAAGGACGATTCTTAATCGTATCAATTGCTTCTTGAAGCTGATCGATAACTAGACCTGATGGAGTTTTCCAATTGCGCCATTGTGCACCATATACTGGACCGAGATCACCGGATTTAGCAATCGTATATTCAACAAATGGATTAACACCACCGTCAAGTAGAAACTTCATGGTTCCTTTAGTAAAACCATTCTTAAGTCCATCTTGCATGTATTCGTTTACTTTGGTACGAATAACATCTAGTGGTTCTCCGATATTGTAAATACCAGATTCGATATCTGCTTTTTTCAGATAACCAATTACCTGTTCCTCATGCAGATTATGAGCTTTAGAATATTCTGAGATCAATTCATTAAAAGGACGAATTCTTTTAATGACAGCGTCTTCTTTAAGAGCCCAGCTGTCCCAGATGTGTACGTCTTTTTCAAGAAGATAATTGATGTTGGTATCACCTTTGATGAACCAAATCAGCTCTTCAATGATTCCTCTGGTAAATACCTTCTTAGTCGTCAAAAGAGGAAAACCTTCTCGGAGATTAAAACGCATCATTGCACCAAAAATAGCAATCGTTCCAGTGTTGGTTCGATCGTCTCTCTCAGTGCCGTTTTCCAAAATATTCTTAACAAGATCTGTGTATTGTTTCATTTTAGTTTCCTTTAAAAATTGTTGATTTTCTGAAGAGCTTGAATAATCTTTAGACTTGTTTCTAAAGCCAGCAAATCTGATTCCTCAAATGTCACCTCATTGTTAATTTCTTCAATAACCAAATCAAATTCAGTCATATTCTCAAGATGATGGTTTCTACATTCTTGAAATTGATTAGCTACTAGGTGATGGTGTGCCTCAGGTTTATGATCAAAAAAATCAAACTTACCACGAGATTCCAGTCTCTGTAGGGAAACCCCTACAGAGACTGTGATGTAATAACGCATTTTGTAGAATTGCTCACCATTCAAGATGTAGTCTTGAATGTGATTTACCAATTTCTTATCGAAGTCAGTTTTACCCTGAATAGCGTATGCTGAATCCATATATCGATCCAACAAAATTACTTTTCCAGTTTTTAACTGAGGTACTAGAATTTTCTTGGTAAATTCAGCGTGGGATGATAACATACCCAATAGCATTGCCTCATTGCTTGGTTCCTCACCGCTTTGAAACAACGCTGTTCTTGCCATTTCGCCGTAAGGAGTACCTCCAGGCGCCCGATATGACTCACAATCCACGCCCGCCTTTATCAGACACTCTTTAACTTTTTTGACAAATGTGGTTTTGCCACTTCCGTCAATACCTTCAAAAATGACAGCAATTCCTTTACTCATTGCGCTTCCATATTCTCAAGAGTAGATCGATAAGTATCGGGTTGGAATACCCGATACCCGTTCTTGGTTTTGATCTTCAGAGAAACAGGAACCATACCTTCACCGATCTTTGCGATTTGTCGAAATACGCGACGGTGGGTAAACCAGTTCATACCTTTTTCGATAAGGAAGGGTTTGTTGATCCAAACATTTCGATTGACAGTGGCTGTCAACTTTCCTTCTGAATCCAAGACTTGAAAACTAACGACTCCGTCGGGAGGTTTGTTACTGTTTCGGACATCAGGTCGATCACTGATATTTACTGGACGTTCTTGAATATGCATGGTTATATATCCTTGCTTTTCTTGAAGACGCTCCAATAAGTTGGGTATCTGAATAAAAATAAACAGATACCCAACTTATCACAGGTCTTCCAAACAAATGTTCTGTCATTTGCTTGTTGAAATTAAAATGGTTTAAAAAAGATAGAGCATAAATGGAGAGATTTCTCTCTCCATTTAAAACTCAGTTAGTGAGTAGAATTCCTGTTGATCCTCCGTAAGGAATGATTTTAAATCCGGTAATGTTTGTCGATGAAACCCAAATCGACGTTGCCGACCAGCATCCAGTTGATCCAAATCTTCTTATCAGCATCAATAACGCGCCAATGCCCTCGCCTCCAATGCAGTCTGGGTGACTTGCGTTCACCAGAAGCAATGGCTTCGGAATTACTCTTCTTATCCTTGAACTGTTGGGCCAAGTCAACGATGTGGTAATTCTTCAAGGGAGTTTTACCTGCCTTGATTCGCTTCTTGTTGATCTGAGAACCAGCGGTGATCTTGACGGATTCGGCAATCTTTGCATCCAGAGCAATACAGATAGCCAAAGCCTGACGTTCGGCCAATGCGATCGCCTTTTGCATCATCTCGTCTCGATTGTTCAGTCTGAACCATTTGTCTTTCTCAAACTCAACAAAATGCGTGAATTCGATTTCATGACAAACACCTTCTTCCTGTTCTTGGCTGGCGAGTGTTGTAACGCTTTTGCCATGCATGCGGAATTCAAAAACAGTGATCGGGTACGGAAGACGAACATCGCTTGTGAGATACTGGAGCATGTTACCCAAGGCATTGTACCAATCGTGTTTGACGACAATGGTATTGCTGTGCCTGATCATCCTTTCCAAAAGATCCAGATTGGAGTATCGATCAGCGTCGCTAACTTTGGAGAAATCCGGAGCAAGGGGATAAAGCCCCTTGTGAATGATTCGAGATTCCTTTTGATTGATCACGACTTCAGAAAGCTTGTGACTGCGAGTGTGCTCGTTCGATTCGATTTGCTCAAACGCATTTGCTTTCATCCAATTGTCCAGAATTTGCACAGATCGTGCATCTTCCATACGACACTCCAGAATCATCTTGTGGTACTGAAGCAAAACAAAGAACTGACGAGAATATTCATCCCCCAATTGCGTCTTGACTTCATTGACGACCTTAGACTGATACTTCTTAAAGTCTTGACCTTTCTCGTAGTACTTACCAAACAGCTGAGCGAGCTTTGCAGTCAGAATGGGGTTCGTGCCGACATTGATGCATTCGTCAACAGTTGTTTTAATTTCTAGAATTTCTTGTTGAGTAAACATGATTGCGAGCTTGAAAGAAAAAAATGAGTAGTGAACATAAATGAGAGGGTTTAAACCCTCTCATTTATAATCGAATTGATCACGATTGAAGGCGCTTGAGTCCGAATTGGACAGGCTTGTACAGAAGGACAAGCGATGTTGCAAAAGACAGAACCCCGGCGATGCCGCCGAGCTTGTCCATGGTGAAAACGCTCACGTTGGCCGCCACGATGAATGCAGCAATGATGACTGTCCAACCGGAAAAGAACTTGAAGAGTTCCATGTTAGTGTTGTCATTCATGATTTTCTTGCATTGGAGGTTGGAGTTTACTGCATTCGGGTTGTAATGCGAACGGCCAATTTGATTAGACACAGACTTCTTCATTTTAAAAGCTCCTAAGGTCGAGTTCTTCGGAAAAGCACTGAATCAACTTATAGAGACAGTACATGAAAAGGACAACCGCGAAACCAAGCAATGCCAACGTGGCCAGCGCACCAATGGCAAGCATGATTTCATAAATTATCAACAGGATGAAACCGACAATCATCTTGACAACTGGCCAGATGATGATTGCAAGGATACCCAGGGCAATGAGTGTTGTGATTTCTTCCATATTAAAAAATGGAGATGAGGTCAGAGATCAAATTCTTGATCTTCTTTTGAACAGGAACAATCCAATTCCTGTTCATGTGGTCGTAACCATTGTAAACGCAGATGCCGTAAATGGAGGCGACTACGGTGGTGACTTCAGAGCCGAGATTGGTCTGACTCACTCCCTCGATCACAACAGGGACTGAAGTCAGGTAGAGGCTGTAAAAGAAACCATAGGCGAGGACCTTCGAAACGATTTCCGAGGTCGATTGATTCTGAATGCTGAAAGCGGTGTTCATGATTGTTTATCCTCTGTGATTTGTTAGATGGTGAACCTTCTTCATACTGAAAGGTCCGTTATAAATTATTATTTTAACGATTAGAAAAAAGGGGGAGTGGCGACCACTCCCCCTCGACGCCTAATTTATTGCTTAGGCGGCAGCACCTGCAGCGTCACCCAGGTCAGGACCAGTAGTGGGTTGTTGCTGTTCAGCAGATTGTTGTTCTGCTGCGGTTTGAGTCTCACCGGCCTTTTCTTCGAACTTGTTCTTGCGATTCATCAGAACGTAGAAGAAGTTGTTCACACCAGCCATGCCCTTGAGGACCTTGTTGGTCAGCCAGCCCGTGAAGCGCATCAGTTGGGGGACGATCCACTTCATGAAAGCAAACATGAAGCCTGCAAGCATGAGAATCATAGCGATGGCTGCCAGGATCGGGTAGCCGGCGGCGACGATCAAATTGGCGATCAGACCAATCAGATAACCGACGGCGAAACCGGTCGAGAAAGCCAGCAGGAAAAGCAGTGCGTAGAAAACTCCTTCTGCCAAGTTGGCGACAGTCTTCTCGCCACGACCGTAGAAAATGGCTGCCTTAGTTTCAGCACCCATCTCATTCATGGCAATCAGATGCTCGCGATCAGTGATGATTTCTTCACCAGTGACAAAACGCAAATTTTCGTTGATGTGATCAACGTCAACGCGAACTGCAGCGGCGACGGTGACCTTGGGGAAAGCTTCGTGAGTGGGGAAAAAGGAATCAAACATGATGGTTTCTTTCAAGTGGAAAGTTGTTAAGCGAATTGAACGGTTTCAACAAAATCACCGAGGTGATTGGCGATAGCCATCCAAAAATTGAAAGCCTTCATGAAAAGGCCGGAATGCAGGAGGTAGATGAATGCGATGCCCGCAGCGATCCAGCCCATTGCGATCACACCGGTTGCCGAGACTACCAAGGCAATGATGTAACCTGCAAAGATGCTGCATCCAATCGAGAACAGCACGAAGAAGAGCGCTTGGATCAACTTACGTGTTGTCGATGCATTACCGCCTTCGACGTTGGTAGTCATTGTTTTTTCCTTACTCTTCCTTCTTTTGGAAGATGTTGCGGATGCCATTGTTGACGTAAGAGCACAAGGTCAACGAGAGGTTCGTCAGACCGTTGCGCAGCGGATTGAGGAAGTTCTGAGGCCACAGCAGGAAGTAAGCCCAGAAGATGAACTCGACCAAGACAGCGATGAAGCCGCCAGTCAGTCCAAGTGCGGAAAGAATCATGAAGATCACCACGATGCCAACCACTGCAAACGCAATATTGACAAAAACCGCACAGATGAAATACATGAACCTGGCAAAGTTCTGAGTGGAGTTCATCGACCAGCCGTTGAACTTTGCGTAAGTGTGAATGTCGTTCGATTCCGGGTTGGTGACGGTATCTTTGTCGACGACTTGAATCACAGCCGTGTTGTCGATTTCAACAACACGAACATAAGTGCCTGCTTGACGGTCCGGGAAGGCTTCGTGACCGGAAAAGAAGGTGGCGAAGGAGGACATTCTTTTTTCCTTTAGTACAAAAAGAAACTGCTTTAGAAGCAGATTGGAATAAGTATAGCACCTATTCCAAGATTGTTATATGTATCTGAAACTTTTTTCATTACAATTTCAGATACTCTACTGCGTATCAACCTCGACGTTCGATTTCTTTTAGATAGTCATTCATTGTTTGTTCAACCTTAGAAGACAGAATCTCATCTGCAAATTGGTTGAACACAGTCAATTTTCTTTCACAATCAGGCATTGTGCCGGACTGCGAAAACTCGACAATGTCTTGAATTTGAAAATGCTCAGAGCACTTTTGAAAAATCTCCGAAGTTGCCTCTTGAACAAATTCCGTCATAAAAGAGATCCCAACATCTTTCGGGATCTTTTGGACGACCATGTCGTAGGACATTTTATCCAACAACACCTGGCTGTGTTGTTTGATCTTGGCATCCAGTCCGGAACGAAACGAAAACTGGACAATTGCGTGAACGATGGTGGGATCAATCATGATTTAGATGAATTTGTTTTCTTCGGAACACCAGATCAAGGTGCTTTTGATTTGTTCTTCGGTGAGGTTCGAGTAAAAGTCCTTGTAGTCAAAAACTCGCACGCGCTCACCATTGGAGTAGATGGCCTTGATTCGACACATCGTTCCGACACGAATCATTTTGCCAGGCATCATCTTACTCAACTCACGAGCCTCGATGTCCGCCCTTTTGTTGCTGACATAAACCAGAACATTGTTGAGAGGATTCACAGATGGGATTTCCATTTCCATCATGTGTTCGGCATAATCCTGGTTTTCAGAATCAATCATCAACTTGGTCATTTTGTTTCCTTGTTTATTAATGTAATGAACTCAACAGATGGAAGTACAAAAAGAGGGTGGAATTAACCACCCTCTTTTTGTTTACAGGTCGTACTTCGAAGTCATCTCATCGATGAAATCGGTGCTGAGTTTTTCCAGTTTTTCTCGGGTGGTTTGTGAGATCATTCCACCGTAACCCTTGAGCTTCTGACCCAACTGGCTGTTGTGAAAATCAATCAACTCAATGATGGTTTCGGATTCGAGGTGATCAGACAAATCAACAGCGAGGGTGTGTGTCATCTTGCGAAGATGATCGCTGGTGTGCTGGTCCAGAGCTTTCGAATTATCTTCACCATTAGCACTACTCCAGAGTATGTTCTCATACTTCAGGCGAAACGAGTCGATGTAATGCAGCATGCCACTGACATGAATCAGAAGCAAAGCCTTGTTGTAGTCATCCATCATTTCGATCGCCATCGATTTGTGGATGTCAGCCTCATCGTCCAGACCAAGATTTGCGTAGATGTTGGTCTTGATCTTTTTGTAATGCTGTTTCATGTTGTCTTCCTTATTTAGAAGTTATCATCTTGAGAGTCATAGTAGTCCATTTCAGACTCGTAGTCTTCTCGGTCTTTCCTGACTCGCTCCCGATGCTTCTCTTTACCCCAGCATTCTTTGCAGATTATCAGAGGCTCATCGCCTTGGGGTGCGTAGAAATCATACCACTTCCAAGAGATCGCATCTTTCATCAAAACTGTTTTCGAACAGTCGTGGCAGACTTCAGATTGCTGGCCTTCGTGTTCTTCGCATTTTTCATCACATTCCCTGCAACAAACAAAAGACGAAACAATGCCGAAGCTGTCCATTTCACGACGAAGAACCTGAGCCAGATTCAGATCAGACCGAGCATGTTCACAAGCACCATCATCTTCAATGAGTGCCTTCTTCTGTTCTTCAGTCTTACCTTCAATCCCGACGTTGGTAAACCAATTCATGTTGATTCTCCGAGTTACTTATTTCGATTCAAAACGAATTTCTTGACAAAACGCTCCATGTCCGTGAGTTCTGAGTCCGGAAGATTCATCAGCGGGTACAAAACTTCAGAAATGGAAATACCAGGCATACCAGCTTCGTTGAGAAGCTGGTCAACGTATTGACTGACATCCGGGTTTGGATGGGTCTTGAGTTGGAAAAGACCGTTCAGCCAGAAAACACAAAGTTCGGTGTTCTTCATTTGGTATTTAAAAGAATTGTCTTTGGTCTATGTTTATAATTTTAACCAAAAGAAAATCAATTAAGTTAAGAATTGGAATAAGTATAGCACTTATTCCAATTTAGTTATATGTATCTGAAAATTATTTCATTGTATTTAATAGTTTGGTTTAAAAGTATCTTTCTTAATGTAAGCGCGATCTTTGTGACTGTACTTTACATTATCTGGAAACATTTCGGAATACATTTTCAAGTCAATGCTGGCTTGAGGTTGAGATATTCCAAAATAATACATCAATGCATTTCGGTCAGCTTTACCGTTAAACATGATGAAACATTCAATGAAACGCAAGCGTTGAGTTACTGCGTATGTGACTGTGTTTTTAGACATGTTGATTTATATTGGTGTTTATTCGAGTTAGTCATATGTATCTAAAAATATTTAGAACATAAAAGAGAGGTTTACCCTCTCTTTTATGTCTTAGAATAGAAATGATTGTTTCGGGTCTGGATATTTCTTAAACTTACTAAGTATAAAGTAAAAGTATCGTCTATGCATCGGTACTTTTAATTCTTTCATTATTTTTAAGAATACATCATCAGCCACGGATCTATTTATTTTTTCTACTTCACCATTGACTCTAAGTTTTAGCTTATAGCAAAGATAGTCGTGAAATATTCCAGCTTTAAAAACCGGATCATTCATAGCCATGTTTCTTGATAAGTTAAAAGGAATGATTGGACCAATCGTAACAAAGTAGTTTGGTATATTTACGTCTATTCGATTTCCATTTTGTTTAAATGAAAAACTTATACCGCCTACCACTCTCCAAGATTCGTATCCATCTTTCATTCTGGAATTATCAACGTATGGCTCTAGTCTCTTTACTGAATCAAATCTTGAGACATGAGTCATGTTGTGATATTGTCTATTATTTTTCATGATTCTCTCATTAAGAATAATCCGCTATTCCTAATCCAATGTAAGTTGGATTTTCATTAGAATTTAGCTTCTTCTTTTCTTCCTCGGTCAGTTCTTTAACCAATCCATTTTCAGATATTTCTTTTAAAATATCATCTTCAGTCAACTCGATAGGATCGCTCATTCATAATCCTTTAAAAACTTGACGTTTCACAAATATAGCAAAATTAGTAGTCGATATATATCTGTTATTTAAAAGACCATCTCCGACCATTTGAACATAGTGGTGTGCTTTCAAAATAACGCCTTCTACTTCTTTTAGTACGTCGTCTTTAAGAAATCTAAACTTAACGGGCATTCCTGGATAGATTAAACTCATATCTGAATTTTCCCAAGACAGACTGATCATTACTCCGTCTCTGGCTGCTAGTTTTGACAACTCAAATTTAGCATTGGAAGATATTCTCTCGGAACTCAATGCTGCATTATTAAGACCATTTGGTCTATTAAGAGTAACAAACTCACTGTTGTTTTTACCACGACTAACAACTGCTTTGTTATCGGAAATATCTACAAAACTTTCCATGTACTTATTTGCATCTGAAAAGCGCAATCCATTACCCATGTTTAGCAATTGAGGTTCACTGACATCGGTGAACTTTGTATCCCCAGTTGCCAAAATGATTGTGTGTGAACCTTCGGTTATAAACGATTTCTCATTACCAGGCAATCTTCTAGATGGCACATTAATGATTGTCATTATTTTATCTGTGGTATTGAAACGCTCAGTATTGTACGTCGGATAAACGAACCAATAGTCATCTTGAAAGTAATAACTAAATCCAGTAGAATATACACCGCCACATTTCTTGTGAATGTATCCTGGTACATCCACCACCCTCGTTCCTTGCGGAATGACAAAATGCTCTCTTTTCTCAAGATTATCAACCGGAATCATATTGACTCCAAGCGGCATCATTTCTGAAGAAATTTCAACCTTACCAGAATGAAGAGTCAGCATCGATTTAATAAGATCGTCACAGCTGGTATTTCTGAAAACACCACCAACAGTCATCATTCTCAATTGATCTATTGTTGTAGGAATAAGTTGAACGTCAATAGTCAATAATTGAGTTATATTCAGATTCTTTTCAGTTGACTCGTTCTTTGTATTTTGCTCTACCGCCATTGCTGGCGGTTTTATGACGCTTGCTACATATCTGTGACTCCAGCTGGCTTTGCTTGGAATCAATCTTTCAGCGCTATTTTTAGTAGAGGAGAATTTATACAAAGTCGCTTCTAAGTTATCGAGGTGTGGGTAGAGTTTAAACATCCAATCGCCACCAGGAATCACCACACTTACCAATAACTCATCACCAAAGTTATCTTCATAATCTCTGGTTACATCTATCGATACTAATTTGAAAATATCGACATCTTCTGCTGGTGTGTGAAATTGAAGCAACCATGCTTCGTATTTTGGATTGGCATTATTGAGTATGTTCTTAATGTCCAGTCCAAGAACAGAATCCAATATATCCATTACTGACCTCTCTTGACAAGACTACTGTACGACAGTTTTTGACCACCGAGAAATTTTCCTCTTGACGTTTTGTCTTGGACATTAGAGGATGCGTCATCGTGAAAACCGTATGGTCTCTGCCCTTGTGACTTTTCCTCAGTAACAAAACTCGTAAAATTATTTCTTTTAGGAAATACTCTTTCTGGTTCAGGTTCTGGTTGTGTGGGTGCAGAACTTTTATCAGATACGAATCTTATACTTCCTTTGTACTCTTGTGGTTTTGTGGAAACTGGAGTGCTGAAAATTTTGGATATTCCATTTAGCTTCTTCATGGAATCTGGCATTACTGCTTGTAATTCACTGAAGAATTCTTCAGTGATGTGATATTTTGCATGTTCGTAAATTGAATTGGCAAAGTCATCTAGTTTCTTTAGGTCTTCTATCGGGGCTATAGAAAGATTACGAGTATGTCTAATTTCTGACATCCAGACATTAAGATGGTTTGTGATTCTATTATAGATTTCAAGAACTGTTTCTTCTGAAGGAATGTAAATTTGTCCACCAGAATGATAACACTCAACCATCTTATCGATTGTCCACATGACCGTTATCTTTTCATACGGGTCATCATATTCACGCATACCTGAAGTCGGTACTCCAAAATATTGAATATCCTCAGTTGTGCGAGTGTGAATCAAAGGCACTCTTATTAAAAATATTTCTTTGAATATTCCGTATCTTGAATCACTAATAGGGATGTTGAGATCTTGGGAATTGCTCATGGTTACTCTTTCTTTAAGACAGAGTGTGGGAGCAATTCCCACACTCTGTTATATGCTTCTTATCAATGACTTTATTAAAAACAGAACAATTGGAACGTAATAGAACTGATCAAGAGGATTCCATTCTGGGATAGAGTCTGCAATTTTCTTAACAGACTTTAAGTCCAGTGATTCGTCTTTTATGTATCTTCTAATCATTACTTCCAGTAGGCTTTGTTTGCCAGGTTCTGAATCGTTTTCATAAAAGGCTTGAGATAAAACGTAATAACCATCTTTAAAAGACGGATGTATAACTGGCGGTTCATTATCGATAGATGGCTTACCTGGTAAAGTAAACCCAGACAACACATCATCTACGACATCGGAGAGAGTTTTTGGACGAAGTTGTGATAAGTAACCACCTATTGATCTCAATGAAGTCTCTGGAGAAGTGACATCACCAGTTATTGTCTTTGGCACTCTTGTATATGTATAGTCTACATTAACAGAGGGATCGGCCGGATAAATTACTTCTTTTATGCCGCTGAATCTAATACTCTCGTGCAGCGGTTCGTAAGAAAACATATTGCTGTAGACTTTACCAGCTTTTGTAAAGCTGTGTTTTAACAATACTTCATTCTTAGTGAACATTGCGTCCCAGAAAGAGGTGGCTCTCAGAGTATTGTCGTCGTCTACATTTAGTTTTCTGATGTATCTTATTTCATCAGAATCCCAGGTGGAGAAATTCTTCAAAATAGCGGTGGTATGATAGTGATCATACGTTGGAGTATTTTGAAGAGGCACCAGCATAACACTGTATTCTCTACTGAAGAAAGATTTGAAATAACTATCAGCAATGTTTCTGTAGCTATTTTGGAGTTGTTTAAGAACAACGTAATCTTCTTCAAAAAGAAGTGGATTCTGTCCATGTATCAGAAAATCTTTTTGATAAAAGAAAGTCTGTATTACCTTAGAGTTAAGATCGTTTCTTCTCTGATTAGACGAGTAGTCAATAAGAGAATAATCTATAACGTGACACGTTTGAGTCATGATGCTCATTCTGGTCACGTTTGTTATTTGGAATACACCCTCTCTTCCAGAACCAATGTCTGCTAAAAATACATCACCTTCGTTAGGGATAACAAAAGGATAGACAGTAGCGCTACCTGTGGTAGTCATTGTTTTGGAATCAGAATCCTGACTGGTTACCAAGGGACTGGTAACCTTTAATTCCATTCCATTTATTAATTTATATTGCTGGTGAACTGGATTCGTACCCAGACCTTGTCCAGCAGAGGCATTATCTTTATTTAGAATTTGACTATAGTAGTTAACACTCCAAGAACTACCTTCAACGTGAGATAACAATGAACTAACCGGAATTAGTTTGGTATCAACAGTGACACCTTTGTATTCTGGTTTTGCTATTGCTACTGTGATTGGTTTTGGAGCATCAACAATGTCATTTTTTGGATTAACTAATGGCATTTTAATTCCTATTACCGGCACCAATCAATAATGACATCACTGTATTAAACTGATATACTGAATTAGTTTTATTTCTGGTGATTTCATCATCGATTAATTCCAGAGCATTGTTGAAATCTTTTCTAGTCATGACATTACCTGGTAGAGGAGGTCCAATAACTAGTCTAGTATGTATGTCTGGTTTAAGAGCTTCAATAACTTGTTTTGCAACAGTGTAGTTATTTCTAAGCCTATCTTTGGCTTCTTGATTTAACATCACTGGGTTCTTGTGCACAGATAGTCTGACATGATACACGTCTCTAAGACTAGGTGTGTACTTTAATCTAACCATTAGACTAGAATCTACTTCGACTCTATCGAAATCTAGTAAATTCTCAAATCTATAAACACAAACGTTGAATATAGATCTATCTAATTTACAGAGATATGGATACTCTGTATTTAAAAAAGAAAGTACTTCAGGAGTTAACTTGTAATCGTCAAAATCCGTCAGAGTCATTAACGCTAATGGATTATCTTGATCGATTGAAGTTAAGGCAGTGACAAGTCTTAAAGTGTTTGGTGGTATTTCAGCCGGGATGAACTCGTCAAAACTAGGTATTGAGATTCCAGGTAAGCCGTGTTTGCTGGGAGATCTTGTCGATCTCATGGATGCTAGTGCTCTGGAAGATATGGAGTAATTAGACTGATAGTTGTTGACTTGAGCTGGTGCTTCAGTCGGCCTGTACTTCGATGATAGCAGTTGATTGTGTATCATCAACGGATATTCTATCTCACAACTCTCAGGTCTATCATACTTGAATAAGAAACTAAAATTCACATTCCATCCACTGTGATCGGAATCTTTGGTTCCTTTTTCCGGTTCACCTTCTATCTCAAAATAACCAACTACTTCACCTTGAGTTTCAGCTATAGCCCACTCTGGATTATTACCTATGGCATTGGTAACTATTGTGGCTTTCTTTGTAAACTTTTCTTTTATATAAGTATCAAGATCTTGACCATACCCCGCCACATTCTCACGAAGTCTGTGCAATTCTTTCACAAGAGCCATGCATTCTTTTGGAATCAAATAACTATAAGTTACCGTAAACAGTCTTGATTCTCTGTTTGCTGAGATCATAGTTCTCATTCCATCTATCCAGCGCTGTGCTGAATCGTGGTCTGTGAATCTATGTGTTATACTTAATCGAGCATCTACCGGAACATAAACTGGTTTAATGTATGCTCTGATTTTATCATCGTAGTAAACATGCGGATTGTCGTCGTAGTAAACAGCTGTAGACAATATTCTAGTGGCTTGTGCCGTTTCATCTAATTCGACATACCACTTTGGATCTGTTCCGAAAGCATTGAAATCTTCATCGACGCCAACACTTGAGCCCGGTTGTTTGTTTCTGTCGGTCTCACCGTCGTATTGTATTTTTGTTGTATTTGGTATACCTGACCATTCCATCACTTGCCTGACAATGTCAAACACGACGGGTCTGGTAACACTTTCTCGCAAACTTGCGATTGGAAATATAACCTTAGGCACTTTTGCCTCCTAATTGTTCATCACACGATAAGAACAAGACATACCAAAAGGCATAAAGAGGGGAGATCCCCTCTTTATGTTTATTGCTCTGATTCAGCTTTCTTTTTAGAATCAAATTCCTTAAAAGCTCTAATAGAACGCTTACAATAATCCAAGATATCCTTAGTTGTGTCTATTGTGGTGTCCATTGCAGAATACTGAATACCCTTGACAGCGATCGGATATATGGCGGTTGCAGTTATTGCCTTGATTGATTTGGCATCCTTACCTATGTCTCTAGCTGACTCTGCAATTTTCTTCAATTCGGAATGCAATCTTCCAAACTCAATGATTTCGTGTGCAAAGCTTTCAGCTATCTTACTTATTTCCCAAATCTCACTTGCAGATAGGGCGGGCAATCTTTCCCTATCCGGTATGACTTCCATATTTCTAGCAACACCGATTTTATAGCCAGAAATATTTTTATCACTATTTGGAATTATTGCATAGATATATCTTTCTCCAGGATGTGGTCCTGTTTGATAAATCTTGTAATCTGAATCCGAATACATGTCCTTTAGGAATACGGGTACTCCATTAGGTGTCATGATTTTTTCAATTGGAGTAAGTAGTTCTTTTTTAATTTCGGAAACAACAGAATCCACCTGAGAATCTTCGGCTGTCTTTAGTTTATCGAGTAACGTTGCCAAGGCAGCGTAATTCATACCGTGATATGCGGCACCAGACAAATTGACCAATCTTCTATATGCTTCTTGAAGATTTCCGCCACCTTTACTCATGTATAAAGATGAAGCCAGTCTTTGACTGATTATTGTAACGTCTCTTCTTCTTATTGAGGTTATACCGGCTAGTCTTCCTTGAATAACTTGTAATTCAGAGAGAATAGACTCTGCTGCAAAACGATAGTAATTAAAGTTAGCCAGTATCTTATCTATGGTGTTTAGAATAGCTTGAATTATTGCTTTGGCTATTCTTTTTATTTTATCTGTGAAAGTTTCGTTAGATTCCAAACCTAAACTATCGACAGAATTGTATTTGGAATACATGGATTCAAAAGCAACAAATACAATATTCATTGCTTCAGTCGATAAATTATTTTGTTCACAAAGTTCCATTAACTCAGATAAGTTACATGCATCTTCCAAACACATTTGTAACTTATCATTAATTTGTTTGTTTGTTAAATTCATAAAGGATTCCTCTTTAAACAGAGAGGAAAATCCTCTCTGTTTAAATTACGCAGTTTTAGTGTCTAGACAAACGTTAATATAATCTAGTCCTGCATTGATAACTTTGTAAGATTCTGCTAATGGAATAGATAGCATCACACTAGTTGTTGTAATGATATTTTTAACTAGGTGATAAATATCATTATTTATTCTTTTTCTTTCCGCAAGTGATCCCCAAAAATTAACACTATTATTATCATTATCAATAAAGTTAATCAGATACTGTTCAGCATTTTCTAATTTTTTAATTAAATCTATCGAGTCTTCTTTAGCTTTATTGTATTTGGTAATAAAGCTATTAGCAACATCTAAGATTTCTAATAATGAATTAAAAGGTAATTTTGACCATTCTAAATTTGATAGGTCTGTATCTTCTATATTCTTTTTGATTATAAATTTTGCATATCTTAATCCCTCGGTTGTTTCCGGAACAAGACAGCTCATATTTATTCCACCAGGTAATGATTCTGGATAGCTATAAGGGGTAACATGCTCTTTGGGTAACTCATTGATTTCATTAGAATGAGTTAATTTTTTGCTGCATGTTTTAATAAGGGATTGTTTAAAAGATTCTAACAATTCGCTAGTTGTGGGTTTTCCTTCAAAGTTTTTATCAGTTAATAGTTTATTAAAACTATTATTTAATTTGATACCAAAATCTACCCGCATGAAATATGCGGCAGACTCAAATGTTAGCATATATGCCTTCCAGGCTTTAGTAATTTGCTGTGGAATATCGGTGTATGTTTTACGACCATCGATGTACAGTGCATTACTTATGCGTTCGTTTTTAAAGACACCATTAGGATTGTAGTCTTTTTTAGATTTATTTAAGAGTTCTGTCAAATTCTTCACTCTAGATTCAACAGTATTTAATTTATTAAAAATACTTTTTATTAAATTCTTTATAAAAAGTATTGCATTCTTTATAAACGATTTAATCATTTCTGGAATCTTGGATAAAGTATCCGATATAGATTCCATTGCTTGTGCTGCCGTCTTATTCTTAAAATCAGTATTCGTTATAAGTTTAAATTCTAGCGATTCGTTAATTGATTCTAAAGAAGCCCTAAGCAACTTAGCTTCAAGTTGAGTTATATTATCGGTTCTTGTACCGATGGAATCTCTAATTGATTCCAATGAATGACCGATGTCCCCAATGACATCAGATGTCATTTCCAAATCAATGATGAGTTCTGTAATTTCTTCTAAACTGATACTTTCAGCTTGAGCTATATCGGCTTCGAGCTTTTTTATTTCGTTCTCTTTGTTTTGCATTTGTACAACAGTCATTAATGGAAGTGATTTATTTTTCATGGTTAACTCACAATTTGTTTAAGCTATCATAAAATAGGAAAGGAGGTAACCCTCCTTTCCTATTATGTTCTGTTACTTCCAGGCAGCCATCGAATAATCGATGTGCTTGAGTATCGTTCTGCTATTGTTGAGCGAGAAAGCAAAAGCTCTATGATGGATACCTTGAATGATTTTCGGCAGAGTTGAAGCTATTACTCTGAGCAGTTTTGTTTGTTCTGCTTGAGTTATCTTTTCTGCTCTTTCATTCAAAGCGTTAGCGATTTTCTTAGAATCTAGATAACGATTCTTTATATCATTGAAAATGCTAATGTCTTTTTGGAACTTACGAATTTGACCGCAGTTCTGAATCACCATCTTTAACAACTGGTCTTGCTCTCTCAGATCCGAAATAGGAATGTCCTTATTGATTTCAGACTCTTCTGAATCAGAATCGACAGGGATAATCTTAAATCCGAAACTAGATATTGAATCAATGCCTTTAGGAACCATTAAAACGGCCGCCATTGAACCCATTAACTCTGGAGACATCAAGACATCAACTCCATCCGGAACGCCGTACGAGCTTAAATTGGTATCTCCGTTCGTAACCTTTAAAAAGTTAGCAGAATAAGACTTCTGGACAACAGCCATTAATTCTTCAGAGAATTTATCCGCTGAAATTTCAGACTCTGACCCATCTAAGAGCTGAGATACCAATTTCTCAATCTTCTTAGCAGGCTCCATGTATGCTGCGCGAGTTGCAATTTCTGTTAGATCTAATGTTCTATCAAACAGATATATCAGACCAACTGAGGGATCTCCAGACAAAGCACGAGCCATGTCTTTGTTTCTGTAAGTTGTCTTCTTTGGAGCGCCGGTGAGTTTACGACTCTCTCTAAGCTTATCAACTGCTGCTTTTTCAATTCTAGCGGCTGCATTGAACGACATTGCCAAATAATCACTTATGAAATCATAGGCACGATTAAATGCATCTATGATCATTTCCCACAAGCGCTTGACAAACTTCTTTGCTTTTTCTAGAGTTGTATCTCCGTCTTCTTCCATCGAGATAGATTGACTTGAGATACCCAATTTGATACAAGCTTGTTCAACAGCAACAGCCAACACTCTTTGAGTGGTTTCAGGAACTTTATCTTCAGGATTGGTAGGAGTTGCCGCAACCAAAATATCTTCAAGTGAACTAGCTGTCTCAATTGCTTGATCTATTTGACCAACACAATCTTGTTGGTAGCCTTGTTCAAAATTAAGATCGGAAACTATATCGATAGCTTCTTCGGTATTTTGTTGAGTTTGCTCTACTATGGCGTTTTCTAAAGCTGCTTTTAATTTACGCATTTTACTTCTCCTAGTAAAAAGAATAAAAGAGGAGCCGAAGCTCCTCTTTTATAATTGCTTAAGCAGCAGCTAATTGCTTAGGAGCTTCCTTACTCTTAGTGCCTGAGGCCAGAGCAAGTTGAGCGTAATCCAGAGCAGCGTTATGTACTCTGGTGGCTTCAGAAATCGAGATGAATGAGAAACCTTTAGCGACGTTAGTTATGAATCGATTAGTGGACTTGATTACGCTAAATAACTTACCAAGAGTAGCATCACCATCCTCGTAAGATTTGTCAATTCCTTTATCAGAAGCGACCAGAGAAATTTCCAAAATTGCTTTCTCAATTTTCTTATAGTTTTCTTCAAAACCTCTACGAATCTCGACAAATCTGATAGCTTCTTGAGCTATCTTTTCGATTTGTGAAGAATTCAGATTAGGAAGTTTACCAGATCCTTCGTGATTATAACTACCGACACCAATATTAAAATTAAAAGGGTTAGATCCTTCAACAGGAATGTGTGCCCAAATCATTCTGTTACCAGGTAAAATTGGAGAGCTTACTAAGGTAGTTCCTTCCGGACCTTCCTCTATACCGAATTCAGCAGCCTTACCTGTATTGCCGGCTTTTAAGATTGAAAGGTTCAGCAGCTCAGCAACTTTGTTGAATTCTCTAAATTCACTCCTGTCATTGACGAGTTGATTGATGTTCTTACGCAGATCAGATAACTTATCTGCCAGATCAACCAATTTTTGCGATTTAGCAGGAGATGTAGCCTCAGCAACGAAATCGTTAATCAGCTTCATTCCACCAGCTAGATCGGCAGGAACAGAAGTACCGACAACCAGCTTCTTGAACAGACCAGGAGAAGTCAGTTCCGAAGAAGAATTACCCTTGAAAGTCTTAACAGCTTCCAGAATCTTCTTAGCACGAGCTTCAATGCGTCCGGTGGCAGTAAAGATACTCTTGAAGAAGTTAGACAGGAATTCCAAGAACTTCTTAGCACCTTCAACAATGGCAGCGCCAAAGCTCTTGAGCTTACCAGCAATATCTTCCATGGCAATGGTGGTTGCACCAACGCGCGAATGCTTACCTTGGAAGGATTCCATCGAAGGAATACCACAATAGCCAGCAAGACCAACGCGCTCGTAAGCAGCCTCAACAGCAACAGTCAGAATACGAGCAGCGTCATCGCTCAGACCACCATTTTGAGCAGCGTCAGAAGCGATTTGACCGTATTGAGCGATTTCAGCACCAGTATCCAGCAGAGTAGACATTTCACCGCAAACTTCTTCAGCTTCGGTAGCAGCTTGAGTAGCTTGTTCCAGATCGCTTTCGATCTCTTCACCTTGATCGGCCAGCTCATTCTGTTCGTCTTCCGACAGAGCAGGCTCAACAACAGTGACGACCACGCGGGTTTCTTCAGGAACACCAGCTTCAGCCAGGGCAGCGGCGGCAGCTTGAGCGGCAACTTCAGCAGCAGGAGCTTGGGGTGTGGGTTCCGAAGCAGGGACTTCGGCGGCAGGAGCTTCGGCGGCAGGAGCTTCGGCGGCAGGAGTTTCTTCCGAAGGAACTTCAGCTCCAACTTCAGGAGATGCGTCAGAAACTACTGTTTCATCAGCAGCGGGAGCAGATGTAGTTTCCATCTCAGAAACTTCTCTTTGTAGTTGTTCGATGAGGGCCTTCTTCTGTTCGACAGTTTGGACTTCACCGGCTTCGGTTGCAGGAGCAACAGGTTCACCTTCAGGAGTAGCCACCGGGGTTTCAGCAGTAACAGGTACTTCGGCCGAAGCGGTGGTAACCACGACTTCAGCAGCGGTCTGAACTTCAGGAGGAGTTTCAGAGGTAGCAGGAGGCGTGGTCGAAGCAGGAGTTTCAACAACTGCATCTGCAGGCAGTTGTTCAGAAGGATCACGCACTTCTTCGTTTTCCATCGAGGCTGCCAGGTTAGAGATAAGAGTTCTAGAAATACGACGCATTTTTAATGCTCCATTGCAATGGTTTTTGATTGTTAAATATCGCGCGACACGATACAGTAGGACTAGAGTCGCGTCCAGTCCAACCTATAGGATGTGTTATCAGTTCTCACTTATGCCAAACAGGATGTGTACTGTCATGGCAAAATCATTGAATCCGCCTTCTTGGGATAACCATTTCTGAGTTATCTCAACAATGCTTGGTCTATAGTCTGGGTTTTTATTTCCAGAATATTGGAACAACTTAGAAGCGTTAGGTCCATGTGTTATTTTAGAAGAATTATCTTCCTCTGGACCAACTAAAACATTCCAAGTCGAAAGAGGAATATCTCTCTTACCGGTGAGTATGAACTTGAATGTATCTTCTAAGAATCTTTGATGAATGTCACCAAAAGAAGGGGATTGAAATTGTGCAAGGTACCATGTATGAAAATTGATAGATCCAAAAGCAAACAATGCTGCTTTTAGAAATCTTTCTCTTCTTTCGAAAGAACCAGATCCATGCATTTGGATTTCTTTAAAGATACCATCAACCATCAGGTTGGCTGTTATCTTTTCAGATCTGCCTTGACTGAATAAAGATAAATCTACAGTTAATCGAGTATTAGGTCTAGCGTTATCGGTTTTCACAATTGTGGTGCTTTGTAGACCACCTAGAAAACCTCTTGGATGAACCTTAAAGCCTCGATCAAGACTGGTCGAGAGCTTACCCATAGTTCTTCTCCATTTCGTTTATATCGTACTGCTTCTTTTGAACAAGCTTTTCATAGTACTGAATTTCCTGTTCGAGCTTAGGATTTTCCTTACCAGCTTTTTCTTGCTGAAGCTTTAGAATACGAAGGCGAAGAACTTGGACTTCATCCTTTGCTGCCTGATATCGCGCAACCTGCCATTCAGCGATTGACATGCGAATGAAATAGATAGGATTCATCCAATGGCCAGAAAAACCCAGCTTAAAAGGATCAATCTTATTAATGCCAACGGTGGCGGTTAAAGTCTTATTTGAAGATTCTGTTACTTGCGCTTCAGGTATATCGTTTATCTTTTTAGTCAGCTCATCCTTTTTCATGATGGCTGTCTTGAACGCATAACAGAAGTTTTGAAAGTCCTTCTCTAAAGATTCACGGTCAGGCTTAGATATAGCCAACAGCGCTTCTTCAGGATCTGCTTGATATTGACTCGATTCAGTTACAAACACAAAGTGTAGGAACTTACGAGCCATACGGTTAACATAGTGAATGTTGTCCGTAAATTGAATGATGTTAGCTTGTTTGTAATTGATTCCGGATGCGGCGACAGAAGTGCCGATGTAATCAGTTACTAGCTTCTCACAGAAATCAAGATTATCAATGATCGTCTTGATATTCTTACTGATGTAGACGATGGCGTTGTCTGAACCCGTACCGACGGTACTGCGGAACATTTCCATCTTCTTAGTTACTTCTTTATGCTTGAAGTTGGTTCTTCCAAGCAGTTTAGCGGCTTCGTCATAAATGTCTTGAAGCTCACTGATTTCACCACGAGTAATCCGGATATCTTCCAGAATACGATCTCTGCCAAAAGAAGGCAGCATCTTTGATACAAATTTGATGATGTCCATTTTATTAACAGGCCCAGCGCTCACGCCAGGCCAGTCCTTTTAGTTGTTAGAGAGCCAGGGACTTGCCTTCACGGAAGGCATTGAGAATCGCCATGATGTCGGTGCCGCCATCTTTACCAGAAGATTTAAGTTCACGAGCACCAACTGTTGTTGCTTCAGGAATACCACGGAAGTAGAACGTTACTCTATCCCATTCTTGGTCAACAACAGCCAATATCATCAGATACGTTTCTTCAAACAGTTTCTGACGTATTTGATACTTATTGAGCGAACCCATTAAAGCATCTTCCATCTTTCTGGCTGTAGCTGTAGAAACAACGCACAGATTAGACGCACTACCAACAGAAGGTTGACCGCTCAAAATAGAAGCAACGGCATTCTTTGTTCTGCGAGCAAGTATGTGCTGATAAACACCAGACTTGTCTTGTACCAAGTTCTTCTTATGTGCGTCAATCAAATCCTGACAGAGGATAAGGTCTCGAACAAATTCAAGACGACCGGATCTCCATCCGTGCCATCTCTCCATGAAAGAAGTATCTTTTCTACTGGCGGAGGTAAGAATATGAGCCAGGTTCTCTGAAGGAATCGTGTTAGCCATCAATCTGATTGAGATTGGAATGCTGGCTTTTCTCTCACCCTCTTGGAACTCAACATTTACAATTTTACCAACAGCCAGATTGGCTGCTTCCGTAATTGTTTTAGCCGGATCCTTAATGGACGAATAAGTTGATTTCTTATCGGGATCAATTATATACTTGGCGTCTTCAATTGCTTCCATTGCAAAGCTAGGAAGTTTGAAACTATATGAGGCGCTTTCAGCACCAATTCCAAATCTTGTCAGGTCACCGACTGGTAGTTCATCCACACCGATGCGGTTTGGATTGAGTTTATCCAAATGACCGACAACATTGATTGATCCTATGTTGATAGATAAGCTAAAAGCTTGCAAATAGTAAGCTGTGAACATCGATAGCAGTGTCTGCATCGTGTCCGGCAAAATAGGAGAATATAAAACCTCCGAGTCAATCAGAGTAATTGGCTCAACTCTAGCAGGCTTAGTGTATGAAATATACGAATCAGCTGCGCGTTCTGACTGGAGTCTATTAATAACTTTGGACAAACTAGTTAGTCCAGCTTCAACGGTCGTGTCTAGCATTTTCTATTCCTTTTCCAGGATTCTTAATTATGTCATTATTACAATATTCAGATCTACTGTCAGGTGATCCGTCCAACGAAAAAATAAAAGATGTGGTTGATCGAGTTTTCTCGAATACATCTACAGGTTCAATTTCATCCGCAATTACAGATACCATCATTGGTCTAAACCACAGACAGCAGCCTAACTCTGTTCAAATTAATAGAGATTATTACGGTCTTACTTTTTTCACAAGACCCAGAATGAACATGAGTAGTGATAACTTGAGACAAGTAAGAGAGTTTTCTCCATTACTTACCACTGTGGATAAATCACTACCCAGAGCAATTAGAGCCATTCTTGACACTGAATGTCGCAACACCGAATTACATAAATTTGATCACGGTTGTTCGCTTGTGGACGATAACCAATCATTCATACCGATATTGACAAATCAATTGATTAGTATGTCTGGTTGGCCCGATATCGATGTTCCGACATACACGTCAAAACCAGGAGCATACAAAGAGGAATACGGTCACGTAGACGGTATTACCCGGATATACTCTTCATACGATATCACTGCTAATTTCAGAAATCTAAGCGGAGATCCAATAATACCATTGTTTTTGACATGGGTGCATTATGCATCTTTAGCATTTACTGGAATATTGGTTCCATACTACGATTCCTTAATTGAAAATGAAATAGATTCAGTTACCAGAATTTATAGACTGGTATTGGACCCCAGTAAGAAGTATGTTCAAAAGATAGCGGCTTGCGGCTATGGTTTCCCTGTGAACTGTCCTATAGGAAACGTATTCAATTTCGAAAGTGGTGAGCCTTTAAACAGAGCCAATGATCAAATTACAATTAGATTCAGATGTTTTGGAGCCATCTATAATGATCCGATTCTAATTGACGAATTCAATAAAACAGTACAAATAACTAATTCAGACATGTCTGATGGTTTTCGAGAGAAGACTCATGTTAAACTAAATGCTGATACTGCTGTTCTGTTTAATCATCAAGGCTACCCTCGAATTCACCCTGATACCTGGGAATTAGAATGGTGGGTTAGAAAAGAAAAATATCAACAACTATTAGGAAGTTCTACTTCCGCAGAATCTGATGATTCAGATTACTTTGTTATCAAGGATTAAAAATGACAACCAGTGTTCAGAAGTTATCTTCGGAAGTAATAAAGTACAAGAACGATCCAGCGGCAATACAAAGAGCAGTTTCTAACATGCTTGTTGAATTGACAAACGGAACGATAGATATTGTTGATCCTAGTAATCCTTTTGTTTTCTGTCTTGAATCTTCAGCTATTTTAACAGCAAGTTTCATGTCTGAAAACGAAATTCAGAATAGAAAACAGTATCCTCTTTCAGCACAAACATCCGAAGATCTTTATCCACACATGAGTGATAAAGATTTTGCAGATATATTTGCGCTGCCTACCTCCGGTAAGTTTGTTTTCTTAATTGAAAAAAATGAACTAATTAATAAACTGGTGACTGATCCCGATACTGGAGTTAGGAAGATTGTTATTCCTAGAAATACAACAATCACTGTATCTGGTACAAAATTCTCGCTGCAGTATCCTGTTGAAATTCGGCAGATGACTCACGGCGGTATTCAAATCGTCTACGATGGATCACAAGCATCACCACTGCATGTTCTTACCAGTAATTTGATTGACTGGATACCCATTGCATCGGACGACGGTACTGAATACATTGGTTTTCAGTTAGAGATGCATCAATTTGACATCATAACCAGAACAGCACCAATTACTCAGGCTTCGGCTTTTGTTCTCAACGTAGACATTACCGATTACTATTACTACACGCGGGTGTGGATTAATAATGGTGATGGGACGTATACTGAGATCAAGACGACTCACACTGACGACATCTATGATCCAAGAACTGTTACTGCTGTCTTAAAAGTAACTGATAAAAGAGTAACCATTAAGATTCCTCAAGTCTACATTAACACCGGGCTTGTTAGTAAGACTATTCGAGTTGATGTTTACCAAACTAAAGGCGCCATCAACATGAATCTTGGTAATTACTTGAATACTCAATATCAAGTTGACTTTATTGCACTGAATAAATCTGAAGAGAATGCCTTTGTAGCGCCTCTTAAGAGTTTAAGAAACATTCAAGCAACTTCTAACTCGATAGTTCAAGGCGGTAAAGCCGAGATGTCTTTTGAAGAGTTAAGACAGAGAGTTGTCAAAAATGCGATTGGTTCTCCAGACTTACCGATTACTCCTGTTCAAATTGAATCGGCACTGCAAAGACGAGGCTATAAAGTTGTCAAAAACATAGACAACATAACGAACAGAATTTTCCTAGCGACAAGAGGAATGCCTGCACCTGCTGAATCCGATTTATTAACAGCAGCGAACTCAGGAATAGCTACTCTTTCCATAACAGCTAAAAAAGCAATAACGTACGATACGATTGTTGATAACATAACAACAATCACCATAACTCCGGATACAATATTCAAATTAAAATCCGGAATATTGGATATCGTTCCTCAGTCTGAAATAGACGTTATTAAGAGCCTTCCAGTTGATCAACAAGCTACAGTTATCACGAGTGGAAACTATCTATACACGCCCTTTCACTATGTAATGGATTTCTCAAATAACGAATTTGATCTTCGCGCCTATTATCTTGATAATCCGGAGATTGTTAATAGATCATTCGTTTCTGAGAACGACACAACTTTATTGCAAGTGGGAACTGGCTCTAGCACAATAAGCAGGAATCCG